GATTATTTAGATTATTTAGATTATTTAGATTATTTAGATTATTTAGATTATTTAGATTATTTAGATTATTTAGATTATTTAGATTATTTAGATTATTTAAGTTGTATAATATTAATTAATATATTTGTAAATATTTTAATATTATTAAATATTATAGACATGGTTAATTATCAGTTAACAGGTACTGACTCCTTTTCTGCTACGTTCGCAAATTTAGCAAAACTAGCTGTTGCCCCGGTAATAGAGGATGGAGGTAATGTTATTAATGTCGAGATGAAGATTGCTAAATTTTGGATAGATCGTACATTTGCAATTTTATTTGCCGACGGTACTAATAGTATCGACTCAAAGTGTACTCGCACTAATATATTAGACCAATTAACAATTACCGACCCAAAGTACAAAGACGCCAAACATACATTAATTGGTAATTCAGTGGGTCATTTGTTAGGGTTAACGGTGCCAGTTGATAACGCGTTAAGATTAAAAGAGTTAGTTGATATTATGACTCCCGCGTCGCAGACAGCAAATGAAGCCTCTGTTGCCAAAGTAGCAACTCTTGCAATTGATACGTTCGTCCGTAAAGTTATTGGCGACGATGATCCGACTCTGCAGGTTCCGACCAATACAGAGAAAGCACATCAAGTAGAAGCCGCCAATGATTTAGTAACCGAATGCTTAACCAGCGCAGCAAAAAGAACTACTTTTGATACAGCATTGTTTAAACACGTAGTGCATTATTTAGATAGTACTTTTACCGGCGCACAGGATGCCAACGGCAGTGTTTTTACAAAACCAACCACTGCTGCTGCTGGTACTAGTTATGATGCTAGCGGGACCAATAATGTTGATTCAATTATTGGTGCACTAATACAGCAAGCGGCATCCTTTAATCCCAGCAGATTAAATAAACTTCTCGGTGCTAGTGCAGAGGGTGGTGCTGACGGCACAGCCGATGACCCTGTCCCCGATTTACACGATGGTGTAAAGGCTTTCCACTTTTTACGTTTTGAAGTCGATGATGTTCTTACATTTAAAAATACTGTAACCGTGGGCTCGCCAATTAGTACTGCTAACGGTGGCGGTCAAGGCGCCAGTGGAACTGATCCCGTTGGAACATTAATTGTAAATTTTAATTTAACTGTTGCTGAGAATACAGACACTGATTTAGCTAACCACTTAGTTCTGGGCAGCACTTTAGGAACAACTTTCACCGCATAAATTAAATAAATAAATTAATTATTATTTATATTAAAGATAAATAATAATCATTTTGATCGTCAATTTAAATATTGCAAAATTTAACACAAACCGAATATTTGGTATTATTATGTTTATTACATTAAATCCGTGATAATATATTATATATTATATAAAATGAGTAATTTTGATACGGACATAAATTCTTATTCATTCAATGAATTAAAAAATTTATTAAATATAAATACTGATACTAAATTTACGACAGAATTATTAGAAAAAAATTATAATAATAAAATAAATCAATTGCAAAAATTAGACGATACATCTTTATTGGACAATTTAAATATATTTTTTACAAAAATATATAATTTATTATATTTAAATTTAAAGAATGAAAATTATAATGGTAAAATATCTGATAATTTTAATAATGAAGCATTAATTAGTAAGATAGATAGCCTAGAAAATAATGTTACTAATATTATAGAAAACAAAATACATAACGTTAATACTGTAAATGAATCTAATATACCTATTAATCCAAAAACATACAACACTATAAAAAAACAAGTAGCTATCAATTCCGAATTCAGATCTCCCGCATCACAGCTTAGTCTACCATCTAACTGTGGAATTAATGGCAATCCAAATAAAATATGTGATAAAATATCTCAATCAACTAATTTTATAGTTGACTTGCCCGAATCAATTAATAATGTTATTTCACTAGAATTAGTTAATAGTGATATACCTAATATTATTTATACTTTTTCAGAAAAAAAAGGTAATAATAAATTTATTATTTGTGTAAATAGTAATGTATTGAACGAAGAACAAAATGAATATATTATTACAATACCAGATGGAGTATGGTTTGTTACTGATATTGAAAAATTATTGAGTAATTATTATTTAGATATTGCATATAATGCATCTGTAAAAAATAAATATTTACGATATTTAAAATTTGAAGTATCTGAGTCATCCGCTAAACCAGTGTTTAGATTCAAAACATTAGAAGAAATAGATACATTTTTAAATATTTATCCATGGTCTGTTATATCCTATAATGACATGGAAGCCAAGGAGTTAGCTTTTTCAATCCGCAATATATATAGTCCATCGCTATGTAATAATAATAATAAACCAGATTATCAACGTAATATGGATGAACTTAATTTTTCATTAAGTTGTCTAGGAACATTCGGGTATGGTCTCTCTGATATATACGATCGTGAAAATAATATATATAAAATGATTGCATTTAATAATACAAATTATCTTACCACTATAGGGGTTAATACTTATAATGGGTTTTTAGAGTCTACAAATGTATACGGTCGTACCAACGATTCTGGATTATATATATCAGTCAATGATTTTGTCGGTAATCAATCTCAACAATTAATTTTATTGGGATTTGGTGAAACTATAACTAGTGATAATATATTAGCTAGAGTCCCAACTAGCGGAAGTCCTTTTGCTAATAGTCATACTAATTCTAAAACAATTTATACCATAAAAAGGTGTTATCATGGCGGAGTAAGAATTAGAAAATTACATATACAGATACTAGATACTTATGGTAGGGTTGTGGATTTACAGAATTATCCCACCAATTTTGTTTTTGAATTTACATGTGAATATTCGAATGATAAACTTACCGCATATAGAAATAAATTATTTACTAAATAATATAATAACAAGATTACAAATACAAAAACTATTTAGAAGAATAGAAAATGGTGAAAATGGTGAAAATAAAGAACTAGCGGAGAGAATGTATTTGTAGTTTAATATTTAATTAAATAGTATTAAAATTAAAATTGATTTATTTTTTACATTTATAAACACGATACATATAATCATAACTTAATATAAATATGCCTCCTAAAACGAAGAAACCCACTAAGAAGGTTGAGGATGTTAAAGTTGAACCTGAACCCGAAGCAACCGTTCAATCTGAAGCAGATAATGTAGTTGTGAAAAAGAAGCTTACCCAAGTAATTAAAAATGAAGATTGTATTGAAGGAATGCGACTTATGGAAGATGATAGTGTGGATATTGTTATCTGTGACCCGCCCTATAATATTGGTAAGGATTTTGGTAATGATAGTGATAAACAAAAAATGGACGAATATTTAGTATGGTGCGACGAATGGATTAAGGAATGTATTAGAATTTTGAAACCGAATGGAACATTATATATTTACGGTTTTAGTGAGATCTTAGCATTTATTAGAGTAAGGATTAACGTCAACGTGAGATGGATTATTTGGCACTATACAAATAAGGTTACTCCATCATTAAATATGTGGCAAAGGACACACGAAAGCATTCTATGCTGTTATAAAAAGAAACCTGTATTTAATAGGGATGATGTTCGTGAGCCATATACTGCCACATTCTTAAAGAATTCCGTTGGTAAAGTTCGCACAGCGACAAAGGGTAGATTTAGCACAGGCGAAAAAGAAACTACATATACCGCACACGCAAATGGAGCACTACCAAGAGATGTAATTAAGATTTCGGCGCTGGCTGGTGGTGCTGGTAAAAAAGAGCGTGTTAATCACCCTACACAAAAACCACTTGAATTATGTGAAAAGTTAATCAAAGCAACTATGAATAAGGGCGGTGAAACATTAGTAGTTGTTCCTTTTGCTGGTTCAGGAAGTGAATGTGTTGCGGCAAAAAAATTAGATGTTAATTTTATTGGCTTTGAAATAAATAATGAATATGTTGATTTATGTAATGAACGTTTAAACAATCTAACAGCCTGATTGTTCAATATAATTTACCAGTTCCTCTTCGCTGGAAACAACCGTGAAATAATCGGTGATTAACTTTGATTTTTTTTTGAAATCCGATCGCTGAAACCAATATGCCTGCTGGGGATTGGCTACACCGTAGGCGTCCTTTTTTCCTTGTCCTGTAATAATTCCTTCGTCAATCAGCTGCTCTACAATTTTCCTCGTTGCGATGTAAAACACAATTGAGTTGAATTCCAGTCCAGTCAATAGCAACAGGTCCCACTCGTGCTTCATCTCAATGTGCTGCCACTTGAAATCGGTGCCGTTTGCGTGATAGCGGGCTGATTTTTGTTCAATTGACTTATTGTTTTTTGTATGGTCATGTGATGAGTCAAACCGTTTCTCCATGTTAAAGAACTCCTTCGCAATTGGTTCCATGTATTTTTCGCCGAATGTTTTTCCCTGAAGACCGACATATTTCAGGATTTCGGGGGAAGCGTCGTTTTGAATATAATAATCCAGTTGTGTTTTCGGTTCGGTGTAATTTTGATGGGACACCAATTTTACCAGCGCGGCAATATTCAATCCACTCTTCATGTTGTTGATCATTTTCTTTGTTATATAGTTTATATTTTTGATGTTATATATTATACTTATTTGTACCGTATTCTATTTTTTTCGCATCTAACATAAATCTATCATAATTGATTTGGATTTTCAAAATTAAAGTATATAAATTTTAATTTTGAAATGATTTTATTTAATATTTGATTATTAGGTCATTACTGGTAAGGTATCAATATTGAAAATCGCCGCTTGATTATTAATTTTCTTTTTAGCAAACAGATACTTTTCAAACACAGGCTTTTTAATCACGTTTTGTGGTGTATGTTTATTTACTGTTCGTGCTATCATCTTGTAAAGTTTGAAATCTGGATATCTTTCAGCACCGTTGTTTTTATATAGGATATTTTTATTAGCATCATCAAATACCCATTCAACCATCGCTTTCTTAATAGGTGACTTTAATTCTTTAATCTCGTCTATGTCTTCTATAAAATAGTCAAATAGCGAACAACCCAATCTACATAGGTCAAAACTATAATTTGGATCAATACGGGCTTTATTTTCATTCATGTAAGGAGCCATATTGTATTGGGTGTATGCATCACCATCCGCCGCATAACTATCACTACAAATTAAATTACCCTTGAATGTATAGATCGCTCTACCAAAATCAATAATTTTATATATTTTACCGAATGTCGGCACCTTATAGTGCTTATTATCGTATTTGTAATATAAATACTTCTTTTCTGTCTTGTTATAAACTACATTATTTGTATGTAAATCGTTATGTGTAAAATCAAATACCTTTTGATATGTGATTAGAGATAGAACAATCTGTAAGATTATAGATTCCCATTCATTATCCTTTATTTTGTTATTGATAATATGCGAATCCAGAGTATCATCACAGCATTCTAACGCAATCGCCTGAACTGGAAATTTAAATATTGTCGCTAATAATTCTTCATCTGAACCATCGTCGGACGATGAATCGCTTTCATCGTCGCTCTCATCATCATCATCGCAATCGGAATCCTCATTTTTGCTTGAGTCGGTATTTGAATACCTTGAAGAGCAAGAAGATGAACTTTCATTCTGTTCGTTCGTTTTAACCTTCTTTTTATTTGTAGTGGTTTCACTATCGGTTTTAGTATATTCTACCTCTAAATTAGTTTGGTATAAATTACATTCAGGTGTATCGTCTGTTGTTTCCGTGTCACCATCAATAATCGTATCAACATCGCCAATATCTAAATTACTAATACCAAAATCATCATCGCTTATAATTGTATCGTCTATTACAAGAGCCATCTTACATTTTTTAGTATTACTAAATAGATTCTTGTAATTTTTATTTTCTTCAATTCTAAATAACAGATTGTTTTGCGCATGAAAGTATTCAGCATCATCTAAATACTCCAAATCGTCCTCTACATCAACTGTGAAATTGTTTTTAACACCTAAAAATGAACCATAATAGTCAATACCGTTGATAAAACTGTATTTATTCAGTAGTATGCTTGATAAAAATGAGAAAAATCCATCGCTGTATGCTGAATTGTTAGTATCCAATACTTTATGAATGATTTTATCATTTCCAAATGCGGGCAGGTCTAATATATTGTAGCAATTATCATATTTACCAATCATATATTTGACTGGGTCAATCAGAGGGCTATATTTAATGAAAATCTTCTTATCTGTAATATTATCACTACTATCTACTACAGTTCCATTAAAAATATTATATCCTACCTTTTCCTTTATAGACTCCAGTTTGTTGTCGTTGTTTAAATTAATAGAATTGTAATTTGTTTCATTTAAATTGAAAAATCTCTGGTAAATTGGCAAATAATTTTGAGTATTATCCATATTTACTAATTTTTCATTTGCGAATTCCTGGAAAAGGTCGTCGTTCTTATTTTTTTTATAGTGAATCTCCATTTATTTAAATAATAAGAAATATATTTCTAAATTCTAACGATTATATCATATATTTGTAATTATTTAAATAAATCTTTCGTAATATTTATAAAGATATGACTTTGAAATTGAAAAATTTTGATATGAAATCTATTAGTTTTAAAACTAATGAAAATAAAGCACCCACCATTCTTTTAATTGGTCACCGTGATACTTCTAAATCCTATTTAGTAAGAGATTTATTATATTATTATCAAGATATTCCAGTTAGAACAGTTATTAGTGGAACAGTCTCCGTTAATGGATTTTTTGGAGAACATGTGCCTACATTTTCTATCCATAATCAATATAAGGCATCCATAATTGAAAGTATATTAGAAAGACAAAAAACTGTATTAAAACAGAAAAAAGAAGAAGATTTATACAAAAAATCTACAATTGATCCACGTGCTCTTATTGTATTAGATGATTGTCCATATCCAAGTTGGAGTTGTGATAACGTTATGCGTCTATTGTTTATGTATGGGCGTAATTGGAAAATGATGTTAATAATTACTATGCAATATCCTTTAAACATATCTCCTATATTTAGAGCTAATATTGATTATGTATTTATTTTGAGAGAACCTAATATTTCAAACAGAAAAAAAATATATGAAAATTATGCTGGTATGTTCCCTACGTTTGAATCATTTTGTGAAATTATGGATCAATGTAAAGAAAATAATGAATGCATCGTAATAAATAATACTTCCAGTTCAATACAATTGAGCGATCTAATATTTTCATTTAAATTGAAATAATTATTAATTTTATTGATTAAATGATATATATTTATGCGTATTCAATCTAAATATATATTTCGTTATATTTATTAAGGTATGACTTTAGAATTGAAAAAATTTGAGATGAACCATATTAGTTTCAAACCAGACGAAAATAAAGGACCCGTCATTGTTCTTATTGGTCGTCGCGATACTGGTAAATCTTATTTAGTAAGAGATTTACTATTTTACCACCAAGATATTCCAATTGGTACAGTCATCAGTGGTACAGAGGCAGGTAATGGATTTTTCGGCGAACACGTCCCTAAATTATTTATCCATAATGAATATAATGCATCTATCATTGAAAATATATTGAAAAGACAAAAAACTGTATTAAAACAGATTAAAAAAGAGCAAGAATTATACAAAAAATCCACTATTGACCCCCGAGCATTTGTAATATTAGACGATTGTTTATATGATGCTACTTGGACCCGTGATAAAGTTATGCGTCTATTGTTTATGAATGGACGTCACTGGAAAATGATGTTAATTATTACTATGCAGTATCCTCTCGGTATTCCTCCCAATTTAAGAACTAATATTGATTATGTCTTTCTTTTAAGGGAGCCATATATTTCTAATAGAAAAAAGATTTATGAAAATTATGCTGGTATGTTCCCCACATTTGAATCCTTCTGCCAGGTTATGGACCAGTGCACAGAAAATTATGAATGTTTAGTGATAAATAATAATTCCAAATCCAATAAACTTACAGAACAGATTTTTTGGTATAAAGCCGCTCACCATAAACCATTTAAGCTTGGTGCTAAAGAATTCTGGGAAATTTCGGCTACAATGAATTCCGACGATGAAGAAGATGTTTATGACCCGAATACAACAAGAAAGCAGAAGGGTCCTAAAATTAATGTTAAAAAAAACAAGTGGTAATTTATAATTTATAATTTATAATTTATCTATTTTTACCGATACACATCTCATTTCATCTATCTTTTTATCTTTATGAATTTCCTCTGTGTAATCATAATCGCAATCATGTTCTTCTTTATACCGATGCGAACTACAAAAAGTTTTTCCACATTTACACTGAAAATCAGTTAATTTTAATTTATGATTACAATTAACAAGCCCACAACGTCTAATTTTATTCTTCTCAATCATATCTGTATATATATATATAAATAATTATTACATTTTGTATAATAATTATTTTCAATTTTTATTCTTTTACATTAATTTTTTATTTACTGCTCCTCTGTAGCAACCTCCGCAACCTCCACCACATCCACCTCCACCACCGGCACCCCCACCACCACCTCCACCGCAGAAACATCGGTAACATCAGTGACTGCCGAAGCCCTCTGCCTCTCTAAAATCTCACCGATACCGTGGTCATTATCCTTATCAAGGACAACATTATCACCGTCGAACAGCTCATTACGCAGTTCAGCAGTGGTTGTATCGTCACCATCACCGTCACCGAACAGCAGGTTCTTACCAGGCACGTCCATCCTATCGGCATTAACAAGATTGCCCTCCTCGTCAATAGACTGCATCAGCTTGTTGCCCTCCTGCTTTGCTTTAGCGATGTTCTCCTCAATCGCCTTACGCTTGGACTCCTTTACACGCTTGTTGAACTCATCCTTATTTACATCGTCGTTGTCCTTCTTCTTGGTCATCAGCTCGTTTAGCTCCTTCTCAAGGTAATCAACACGACCAGTTTTGTAAGCCTCGGGGTGGAAAGGCATCCACAGACCCATCTGACCCACATATACGTCGTGGTTGGGGTCGTGCTCACGAAGCATCTTGCACCTGTTCTCCGCCTCCTCCTGCGAACCAAACGCACCACGAACCTTTACACCACGGGTGCTTGTCTGGAATTCGTGCTCCTGGTTGAACTGCTCCAGCAGCTTCTTCTCGCTGTTATCAACGAAACTCTTGTACTCATCCTCAATTGTAGTATCAATAAGGTTCTCTTTCTCCTCAATCACGAATTCCTCAAGGTCCTTGGATAGATCCTGGAAATCAAGCCCGTGCTTGTGGCTTAGGAAATTTAGGAATTGTGTGTATTTGTCGATAGACTTCTTGAAATCAAAGTGCTTTAGAAACTTCTCAAAGTAAAACAGCTCCTTACTCTTGATAATATCCTCTGGCGAAATGAAACTCAGACAAACATACGATTGTCCCGCAATCGCCTTGTCCTCATCCAGTAGGTCAACATATTTAGAATCGTCGGCAACACGAGTATCCGCAACTTTAGCTTTAGCGTTTTTCTTGGTAGACATTATTATATGGAAATATTAGATATTTGAGTTTAAGTTATTTTTTTAATAACTTAATTTAATTAAAATTTATTTTTATTTAATTTTAATATATCTTAAAGTTATTATTTTTTTCTTGCTTATTAATATAAACAGATATGAATCCTGCTATGGGAGAATTAGTTAAGAGAGCCGTCAAATATTTAGTTGAGGGTCTTATGGTCGCTATCGTCGCATTCGTCATCCCCCCCGAGAAGCGTGCCCTGAAATACGAGGAGATTGCCACAATTGCCTTAATGGCCGCCGCGACGTTCTCAATTCTTGATACGTTCACACCTTCCATCGGTGCGTCCGCTCGCAGTGGTGCTGGCATGGGTATTGGTGCAAACATGGTCGGTTTCCCCGTCCTCTAAATATACCTTTAGGGAAAACAATTATAATTATATATTTCACTTAAAAATATAATTATTTAAAAATTGATTATTAAATATTAATAAGAACAGGTTATATTCAAAAATGTCGGTTTATAGTATTTATAAATTATGTTGTATTGATGATGCTGTGTGTGATAAAATTTATACTGGTTCAACGGAAAATTTTGAGAAAAGACATATGAAACATAGAACTAATTGTATTAATCCCAAGAACGACCGTTATAATTTGAAGGTTTATCAATGTATTAGGCTATGTGGTGGTTGGGATAATTGGAAAATGTCCCTTATAGAAGAATGCGATGAAACAATTACTACCGACGAACTGGCGAGAAAAAGAGAACAACACTGGATTGATAAATTAAATTCCAGTTTAAATTCACAGAGGGCATACAATAGTGATGAATATAATATAGAATATAAAAAAACATACCATAAAAAATGGGATGAAGAATCTGAAGACCATAGGCAAGAACAACGCAAAGGTTATAGAGAATTTAACCAAGAAAAAATTAAAGAACAAAAGGCGGCTGATTATGAAAAACATAAACCAGACCGACAAGCAACCCAGAAAATATATAGAGAAGAAAACCACGAAACAATTAAACAACAAAAACGAGACGCATATGCGAAAAACAAAGTCGCTGAAGCAGCCAAAAATAAAAAAATACGAGAAGCTAATCCCGAAGCAATTAAAGAAAGAAAAGCAGAAAAAATGGAATGTGGGTGTGGAGTAATCTTTCGCCGAGATGATAATGCAAGACATTGTCGCTCAAATAAACATACCGACTGGTTGAGTAAAAATACAATGTAGATAAAATATTAGATTTACTTTTTTTTATAGATTATATATAATGTCCATACTATTAGGCAATCCATTTATAGATAATGAATGTCGTGAAAAAATAATAACATCTACATTCGTGAAAAAAAGAATTTTAAATGATTTGAAAACCACATTACAGCATTTAGGCATTAAAGTAATTCAACTTGCTAAAAATGACCTATGTAATGTTATATGGATGAGAGATTTGTTCTTCAAAATTGACGGTAAAACCTTTCTGTGTAATAATACCACGACAGACACACTTAAAATAGATAGAAGAGGCGAAAAATATCTCGTCACTAAATATCTTAAGAACTATATTGAGTTCCCGCAAAACATTAAAATTGAAGGCGGTGATATAATTCAACACAAAAATAATATATTCGTGGGGGTTAATGAGAGAACCAATATTGCTGCTTATAATTTATTGAAAAAAATGTTCCCAAGAAAAAATGTTATTAGAATTAATCACACCCTAATACATCTTGATTGTTGTTTCACGGTTTTAGATAATAATATATTCTACTCCAGACAATATGTTAAATCTCTCCCCAAGAATTTGAAAAAGGATTATTCTATCACGGTGATTGAAGATATATTGGGTGATATTGACCCGCATCTTGCGTTGAATTTATTAATCATCGGTAAAAATATAATTACAACTGATACACCTGACTTTAAACCCTTTAGAACTCTACTTAAACATATGGGATATACCGTTTATCCCATCAAATATAATAATTTATTAGAAGAGGGTGGTGGGATTCGTTGCCTTACGCAGTGGCTATAATTTAATAATATATTTTAGATAATATATATTATTTCGCATTATATAATAGGTATGACGGGGCGACCTACCGTAGGAATTCTGGCGACACCTTATATAAATAATAATTCAACAAGTAAAAATGTTTTTTTATCCCACACATTTATTAAATTCTTTGAGAGAAACAATATTGATGTCCATGTGATACCGTATAATCTCTCAAAATCCAAACTCAAATCTATTTTGAAAAATATAGATGGGTTGCTATTCCCAGGCAGTCAAATTGGAAACTATTACGAGACCGCCGAGTTTAAGGAACACTTAAAAATACACAAATTATTATTAAAATTAGTGAAATCTATAAATAGAAAGGAGAGATTACTACCAATTCTATCTGTTTGCCACGGCTTTCAAAATTTAATGTTATTAGAAACCAACGAAGACCCAGATAAATTATTTATAGACGTGAAAGCATACTATAATTATAGAAAAGACCCAATATTTACTAAAAATGGAAACCATATGAAGAAATTTTATAATAAATCTACTACGCTTATTCATAACAATAAGATGGGAATCTCTCCAACCACCATGAATAAAACTAAAAAAATATCATTATACGCAAAAACAAAAGATAAAACTGGTAAATCGTTCGTAGAAATCATTAAGCATAAAAATTTCCCCTTTTATGGATTTCAAGCACACCCAGAGAGAAGTAATCCAGAACTTTTAATACCATATGTGCTTGATATTAAAAAATCATTTTATAATAGATGTGTTCTTACCAACAAAACCTGTAAAATTAAACAAATTGTAAGTGGTAAAACCATTAGATGTAAAAAAACAAATAACCTTAAGTGTAATGTTTATAATATTGACCGCTCTAAAAATAAACTATAATTACCGTTTATATCTTTTAGATTTGGATCTGGATCTAGATCTAGAGAGACTTTTTGATTTTTTCATCGTCTGTTTAGTTTTTTTAGTTACAGGTGGTTTCATTTCAATTACCTGTCCAGGTATATAACGAAGGAACGCCACGTCAAATTCCTTGCATCCCCTATTACATTTTTTATCTTTGAGAGATTTGTAAGATTTGGACTTCTCCGCACGATTATCCTCTAATGTATGGTGCGTGCCATAGCATTCAATACTAAATCTTTTTAGTAGCCCTTTTTGCTCCAGTCTATTTTTCAATTGAACCCTGAATAAATATTCAGACATACATAATAATCTATTTACATCGTAATAAGGTCTGTCAATATATATAAAAACCAAGTAAAAACTCAACATAGTATCTATGCTCGCTATTTTTAATGTTTCACCGTCCATGGTAATATTATTGTAACTATGGCACGAACTGGTATTATATACGTAACATATTACATCAGTTAAATTATTGTGTGTAATCATAATTTCATAATGTGCGGTGATTAATTCACCTACTCCTGGCTTCTTATTAATGGTTACAGTATCATAACCAGCGTGTATCAGTTGCTCTTTTATAATTACTGCACTGCTTTCAGCATCAGTCGATAATATATCAAAATCGGGTATTCCAGTAATTTGCTTTCTCTCTTTGGCGGACATATATTTACCATATAACCCAGAGGCATAGCCACCGAAAAACACTAATCCTTGACTTATTACGGAAGACCTTACTATGTTGTAAATATCACTCGCGGTCGCTTTAGAACCATCGTATTTACGAGCAAATTTTTCTTTAGAGCAACTATTGCCCGATAGTGGATGATGCTTATTTAATAGCACTAATCGCTTCAATACTTTCTCCCATCTACCTACATCACCCATGGGTCTGGATAATTCAAGATACATAGACATTCTCAAAAAATCAGGAGGACAATAAGAAATACCATTTACCTTAATGGCGTTTTTCAGTAATTTAGAAAATATCGCCTTATCGATGTATGTAATATCAGCAATTGGTATAAAATTTACATATACCTTATATGTGCCGCTATGAATACCAGCCTTCGCTTCTACCTCTGTATAACCAGCCGCATAATATAAATCGGCTAATTTTTTAGCATATGTAAGAGCATTAGGCGAGAAAAAATCATAATCGGGAATCTCAATATCCTTATTATAAAACCTATCTTTTTCGGGCAAAATATTGTTAATTGCCGTGCCGCCATAACATAGACTTGCATTACTCCTTAAGAATTTCTCTAAAATATTTATGATGGGAGTAATATTTTCAGATTGGATCATTTTTTTACCTAAAGCGTCAGACGCATTATCTATTGCGTGTCGCAATATTTTCAGTTCCCTGTCGTTATATTTCTTGTCAGTCATTATATATATATTAATAATTTATAATTTATCAATTATTAATAATCATTATTGCCTACATTTCTGTCATCGTTTCTATATCTATTGATATCCTAATGAAAATGATGTCTGTGCGTCTAATGGGCTATCAGTCGCAGCAGGCTCACTCTTTATAATATCTTTGCGTAAATCACGAGGCTTTAAAACGAACGAAAAATTACCACTTTCCTTAAACATTTTGTAATATCCAAGCAGATTATTATCTATATTTTGGAATTTCATACCCACAAATTGACAACCATTACTAAATGGTAATAATGGGTCAAAATTATCTAAAGTATTGTCTATATTTGGTAAAACAATAGCCAAACTTCTATGCGACTCATCAACCATCAGTGGATTATTTTTTCCAGACGCCACAAGGTTTTCATACCTCAAAAAACGCATCGTAGATGAACCAGACCGAATATGGACGTATTCCGCTAATTTACTCGTATCTAATATAGGAACATGCATTGTATTCACCATTACCACGAATTTCTTATCAAATTCTCCCGACGCAATATGTGATTGTAATAATTCATCCTGGTTTGAGTTTTTGTAATTGAACTTTTTGATATCCACTATATTATCTTTACCAGCAACCAGATTATCCTTAATATACTCTCCGAATTTGTCGTATATCACAGCATTTTCGCTCATAATTCTAAAATGTAAAAACATAGGGTCATTAGAACACTGATTGAATTCTTCATCAAAACACCTGGCGCTTAATAAATTTAATACATCATACAGTTTAATAAAATTGTATGTTTCTTTGATAGAATTATTATTAGCAGTTGAAGCCGCTACAATTGGTTCTCCGTTGTAAGAATATATTTCAAAATCCAGACAGCGAGCACCCAACATTATGCATTTTTCTAAAGCACATATATTTACAAAATTGTTTTTATAACCATCACCACAACAAGCATTATAAGCCGTTTTAATATAATAATTTTTCAGCAAACTTGAATTGGGATTATCAAAAAAGTTTTTGGGGCGACCATCTTGCATCGCATCACCCTTCACAGTACCCTGCGGCGTTAGAAACGAATATGTTTTATGCTTACTATTATCTAAATACAGAGCGTCTAATTTCTTACACGCCGCACCTTTTTTATTTAATGTATATAATATCCAACTTATTACCATAAAAATTATACTTCCAACTATTATTAAAGCAAGGAGTATGTAAATAGTAGTAGAACTTTTTGGGATATTAACACCCAGACTATCCACACCACTTTTTACACCATTTTTTACACTACTCGTTAGTGCATTTCCTAATTTGTTTAAAGAATCACTCATGTTAAATTATATCAATATAATTTTTTTTATTATATAACACTTATTAAATTTTATAATAAATAAAAGTATAATTATTTATATATAATGGCGGGAGGACTATTAAATTTAATCGCAGTAGGAAATCAAAATATAATATTAAACGGCAACCCAACTAAAAGTTTCTGGAAGGCGAAATATAGCAAATACACTAATTTCGGTCTTCAAAAGTATAGAGTAGACCAGCAAGGTCAAACTAATATACATCTAACACAAAATACTAATGTTAGTTTCAAAATGCCGAGATACGGCGATTTATTGATAGATACATATTTAGTAATTAAACTACCCAATATATGGAGTCCCGTATATAAACACATTGAAAATTCAATCCCTGAATACAGACCATATGAATTTCAATGGATTAAAAACATCGGTTCGCAATTAATCGAAGAAGTCACCTTCACTATCGGCGGACGAACTATTCAAAAATTCTCTGGTAATTATTTGCGTAATGCCGTAGAGCGTGATTTTGATAATGCAAAGAAAGAACTATTCAATATAATGACTGGTAATGTATCCGAACTAAATGATCCTGCTAATTATTCTAATCGTGATAATAATTACCCAAATGCGTTTAGAATGGATGATGATAATCTTGACCCCATAGAACCATCTATCTCAAGCCACACTTTATTTATCCCATTAAATACATGGTTCTCTCTATTAACAAGTATGGCTTTACCATTAGTCTGCTTACAATATGCCGAGTTAGAAATTCATTTTACATTAAAACCACTACAATCATTATTTACAGTCAAAGATGTATTATATGACCTATCATACAATAATTATAATGAAATACCGAGAGTACAGGCAGAGCAAAATAAGGATAGACGCTATGGTTTCTATAGATTTATCCAGCAACCACCAATTAGAGATATAGTAGCAGAAACCGTTTATGAAGACCAGCGGACAAATATTAACACTGATATACATTTAATGACTACCCAGTGCTTCTTAGATACTATTGAGCGAACATTGTTTGCTAATAATACACAGGAATACTTAATTAAAGAGGTATATGAATATAAATTTGAGAGAGTTAATAAATCCAACAAGATAAATCTGGAAAGTAACGGCTTAATTTCTAATTGGATGTGGTATAATCAGCGTGATGATGTATATAAAAGAAATGAATGGTCTAATTATACTAATTGGCCTTATGAAAATATATTACCTAACAGCCTTCAAAAATTAACCAGCACAGTCTCTGGCGATACTCCCGTATTCTATACGACGAATAACATATATCAAACCAACGATACATCTAAAAACATATTTATTACCGGATATCAACCATCTATATACGCACAGACCAACAAAAAGGAAATTATGAAGGAGTTCGCAATCATAATGGACGGTAAATACAGAGAGAATTCATTACCTACGGGCGTTTATGATAAAATTGAAAAATATAATAAGACACAGGGTAATTCTTGTGATGGGTTATATCATTACAATTTTTCGTTAAGTACCGACCAACGCAAATATCAGCCCAGCGGAGCATTTAATACTAATAAATTTAAAAATATTGAATTTGAATTTAATAATCATAGTAATCCCCCACTTGACCTTTCTAATGTTACTTTCACAACTATTTGCGACCCACAGACAGGTGATGTAATCGCCACTAGCAAAGAACCAACAAGTATTTACACATATAATTACAATCTTACTGTGATGGAAGAGAGATTTAATATATTAAGGTTCCAATCTGGAACAGCCGATTTAATATACAGTCGCTAAAGTTTTACTTTATGGATTCTTCTTGTTCTGTCCCGAAGTTTCCTTGTTTTTTTCGCTAATCTTAAAGCGGTTGAATTTGCGGCACAACCATTTTCTAATAGTTTGTAATCTACGCCCGACGCTTTACCGCCAGTTATAGCACTCGCCAAACGAGCATATCCCCACGAATGAGGTGTTTGATTGGGTCTGGAACCAGACGAATAATAAGCACCCAGTCCTTTTTTTAGAATAGTATCAAGTGTTTTTTTAGAGCACTTGGTTTTTTTAACTAACTCTGCATTAACAGATAGGTTATTTATTTTGTATATTCTCTCTGCGTTTGATATGTGTCCCGATTTTTTAGATTTGAAAGATTTAACTTTCTTCCTCGTTATGTATTTCCCCTTTTTATAATTCCTAATAGATTTTTTCAATTCCTTCTTAATAGTCTTCTTATCCTTTTTAGTTAATCTCGTGGGTATATATGTTTTTGGAACCTCCATATTTTATATATTATAAAAATAAAATAATATATAATATCAATGAAAGAAACGATTATAAAATTTGAACGGGGTCCAGCCAAAAAAAAATACACGGCATCGATTAAAAATAAAAAAACTAAAAAAGTAAGAACAATCCATTTTGGCGCATCCGATTACGCACAATATAAAGATAGAACTCCCTTAAAATTATACGCGCACAAAAACCATAACACCAGAAAACGAATGCAAAATTATTTCTCAAGACATTCGGGCACAAAAAAAAGAGGTGAAGCAATCGCAAAAGAAAAAAAGAAATCCAAAGGCTATTATAACGCCAAAATATTAAGCCATAAATATTTGTGGTAAATATGAAAATTCTAACTAAAAATTAAATACATTATGTTCTATTAATAATGTATTTAATAACCTTATATGGTGTGTATTTATTCTTTTGCCTGATTGTCTTTACATATACTCTTAATTATCTTATCTTCAACACCTGTAATAGGTTTTCCCATAGCAGACATAGACTTCGCATAAAACATCTGTTTATCATCTTGTTTCATGAATGTAGGGTTCTCTTTAGTCCATTCTGATAATGCTGTATAATTTTTGTTTGATGTTTTGTTAATCGCTTTCTTTAGTTTCTCTTTATTTGTATCTTTCTCCCATTTATCGTTGTCTTTTATATAGATGGTTTCCCGTTTTAAGTCGCTACAGTGTAAAGGTCGCTCGTATTTGCTTAATTTATTCATATTATCCATAATTACTTTTGTAATTCCTTTACCTAATCCATTATTGGTTGTGTATTGAAGTTGGTCTAACGATACTTGTATAGATTTTATAAAATCACTCATATTAATAGCGTCTTTACACTCTTCATTTAAAAACATATTAATATTGAATTGATTATTGGTATTATTTGTAGTATTATGACTACCCATATTGCCCGCCATATCTTTAAAAGTAGTGGTTAATACTTCCATTTGTTTCTCATTTTGTTCTAACATTTCCTTACTTTGTTTCTCATTTTGTTCTAACATTTCCTTACTGTGTTTCTCCTGTTGTTCTATCATCTGTTTGTCCTTTTTATCTAATCGGTCCATCAAAACGGCAACCATATCAGCAGAGACATCTGTGGGTTTTTGAATTTCTACACATAATGGTTCTCCATAATTACACTTTTGTTGATGATTCCATAAACCTCGTTTATATTTATAAGTCTTACCACAATCACAAGCGAATTTTACATTTACGACATTTACGACATTTACGACATTTTTATCCTCATTCGTCCCCAAATTATCCTCGTTCGTCCTATTACACGCTTGTTTGTGTTTTTGCGTTGATAAATGTTTATCATAATCATATTTTCTACTACATTTATAATCACAACATATACAATTAAATTTATTAACGACATTTACGACTTTTTTATCCTCGTCCATCCTTATATTTAAGGATATAAAAAAATCTCTAAATTGTTTTTTTAGAAAATAATATTTATGGTCTCATCAAATTTATCGTTTATATATCTTATATCACTACATAAAGGTTTAATCTCTCAAAAATAGGCATATTTCACTCATTTTACAAACTTTATATGAGATATGAAATTAGGACATTTTTAAAATGTCTAATTCCTAAAAAAATTTAACTTTATGAAATTCAAAAAAAACACACTTTTAAACAATATTATTTTTATTATGTAATATGGTGTAATATGTATATTCGCTACTTTTCGCTACTTTTATATTATTTAATATAATATTTATAAGTTGTCCCTTACTTTCATTAGATATTTACCCATCGTATTTTCCCCATATAAAACATTATCAACACTATTACCGCCCCAAAATGAACCCCGTTTTACAGCATTCCTATCAAATTCTAATAGATATAGTCCTTCTGTTTTTTTTAGAATTTCTTCAAATTCCTTCACTTCGTATTTTTTAGTTAAAATTGTATTCCATAATTCGTGTGTTGATTGAAAACCTTCTATTTTAATCAAACCTAATTCAAGTATCATTTTTTTACTGGTCGCCATTTTTGCTATGATTCCAATATTATCCTTTTTTTTCCAATAATCCATAGTTTTATCGCTTACTAAACCAAAACCAGACCAAATACCCAAATCACCTTCTAGACTAAATCGCTTTTTATCTACAAATTTTTGTGATTGATACATATGTTCGCTTGAAGGATATATTAAACCACCCAATTCAATACCACCTTCTATATTCGCAAAATTAGAAAGTTTATTGAATGGTTTAATACCATTAGAATGAAATTTGATATGTAATTCCATATTATATATACGAATAACCTATAAAAATGGCTGTTGTATTCAATTTTTATTTATTATGTAAAATAAAATTGTTTGAAATTGTTATAAAATTATAATCTGTTAATTATATAAATAATGGCTACTACAATTGACGGACATATGATTAACATAAAACTTAACAATTTTACATATCGCAGTAAAATGGCTGGGTTTGATTACGACCATACATTAGTAAAACCAAAAACTAAAACAACATTTAGCAAGGACGAAGACGATTGGATGTGGTTAAGACCAAACGTGCCTGAAATATTAACAGAAATTTATAAGAAAGGCTATGCGATTGTAATCTTCACAAATCAATCAAAATCTACCAGTTTCAAAATAAAGCAGATTATTAAGGTTTTCACGAGTTTAAAATTACCAGTAAATATATTTATTGAGACTGATAAGGCATTTAAGAAACCAGAACCTTATATGTATAATGTATATATTGATAAACGGTCATTAGTGAATAAAAAGGAGTCGTTTTATGTTGGAGACGCACTTGGTCGAACTGGCGATTGGGCGGATAGTGATAAACAATTTGCTATTAATTCTGGTATTAAATATGTATCACCAGAACAAATGTTTCCTTTTTCCGAAACAGCAGCATCTCCATCAGTCGTGTCTATTCCCGACCATAGAGAGATTGTGTTAATGATGGGTTATCCAGGTAGTGGAAAATCCAGTTTTGCCGAAAAAACCTTTAAAGACCAACCTTATATACTTATACATGGCGACGATTATAAGTCCGAAAGTCAATTAAAAAAAGCATACAAATCTGCTATTGAAATGTATCCAGATAAATCTTTAATATTGGATCAGACACATTCAAGTATTAAAAAGAGGCAAATATTTATAGAAATCGCTCAAAAAGCAGCCATTCCAGTTCGCCTGATACATTTAAATACTACTTTAGAGGAATCTATGTATAGAAATATACAAAGAGAGAAGCCTGTTCCAAAAATTGCTCTTTATATGTATAGAAAAAACTATGAGAAACCAGAACAGGCTGAAGGTTTATATGAAATAATTGATATTTAATATAATAAAAAATAAAATTGAAAACAATTCAAAAATTTCATAAAATGATAATATAAATATGCCGATAGATATTATCAACGAGTACGAAGAAACAGAACATTACATATATAATGATGTGAAAAATAGCGAACTTAAACGGATTTTCGGGACAACATTAACTTATTCGGTCTTAAGTAAGTTAGAAGATGAGTATTATACCGATTTACAGGTATGGATCAGATTTATTGGTGATTCTACCCACCGTATTTGTATTTTATTTAATAACGGAATTGTAAAAACTTTAGAGTATCAACATATTCACGGCGTAAATGAGCCGCGGTGGAATTTATGGGATAGTTTAGAGGGATTAACAGAGAGTACAACTCAACCTCGTCGGGCGAAATGGCCGAGACCCCCGAGACACCTCACGAATTCCAGTTAAATAAAAATATTAATAGGTTGTCCGTCAATTACATAATGTATTCAAATTATTATTTTTTATCAATAATTTCCTGTAATTCCTGAATTTTTCCCTCTAATATACGGAGTTTATCCTGCATCTCTATACTTTCGTGTACTAATTCGTCGGCACATTCAGCGTGCTGTCTTGCTTGATTGGTTAATTTACTGCGTAATCCATCATTAATTTCTTTTGCTTCTCTTAAATTTTCTTCGCTATGCTCTAATTTGAGGGCTGTAGCATTTATCATTCGTATCAAATCCAGCATTATATATATAATATCTCAAGGTTTTATATAATTTTAACTAATAATTTTGAAAATTCGTGGTCGCTTGGATAATGTAATCCACCATAAATTCGGGCTTGACCGCATTTTTCAGCCAATTCATATAACTTCTCTCTCTTTTCTGGGTATTTATCAGTTAATTTTTTGGCTAAATAATAGGCTTGATATGTATGACCCGAAGGATATGCTGGTGTTGATGCGGATATAGATGGATACACATTTAAATCCTTATTAATTTGTTTGGGTCTTGCTCTATTGAATAATGATTTGAAAAATAAAATGACTGGAACTGCTTCCGATTCAATTGCTTGTAATTCATAAATTGTTTCGGGCACAATTTCTTCAAACGCATAAGATACGCTCCTATCGGTCTTCATAATAAAATTATCCATTTCCATTGATTTTTCACTAACAAATTTTTCAACTAATTCAACCTCTGTATAGTTATTAGGATATACATTAATAGTTGGGTAAAATTTGTGATATCTCTCACGACTGAAACCATTAACACAATAAATTACTATTATAATTATGAGAAATATTTGCATATTGTTATATTTTGTTTGTTTTTTCATTTGTATTTATATATAAATGAAAATATTTATATTTTGGTGATAATTATAAAAAAATTGATTACATATTTATATAGTTAATAAAGAGTATAATGGACGACGATAATACAGCAGAACGATGGAAGAATATCGATGGTTACGATCACTTTGTTTCCACCAGTGGTAGAGTAAAAAATAAGAAAGACCGTATTATGAAACAGCAACTCAATGAAGAGGGTCGTTATCGTATTAATTTATGCAACAAAAAACCTAAAAAATTTTATGTTAGTGTATTAGTTGCTACAGCATTTATTCCCAATCCTCATAATTTACCACAAGTAGACCATATAAATAAAAATCCCTCCGATAATAGGGCAAGCAATTTAAGGTGGGTTACTGCTATGGAAAACTCACAATCGGTTAATAAAACTATTAATATCGGTTGTGTTTCTAAAAACGGTACCAAATATCAATTCTGTAATGTAAATGAAGATAAATGTTGGGACTGGTTAAACGCTCGCAGATTTGAACTTGAAAATGGTCTTGAATTAACAGATTTAGATGATAAACAATATAGAAAACGAGGGACAGGCACTATAGCAACAACACCGAGCGGAACATTTCGTGCAACAATAAAAAAAAATAAAATTGCTTACAGTGAAACTTTTGATACTAATGAAGATGCCGAAAAATGGCTTGAAAGTTTAATGTAGTTTTAAAATATTCAAAAATATTTATATAATGAAAATATAAATATTTTGCTGATAATATGGGGTTTTTTAAATAAAATTGCCAGCGGGCGTTCCGCAATACTTAAACTTATCATTACCAGTAATACTGGGCTCACAATCGTACGTATTATTCTTGGTTCCATCATATACAAAAAAGGTATTGGTTTTGCTCGATAATCCATCATTATCAAATTGTAATGTTTGAGGAACGGCGTGTGATTGTGCTCCAATCATATTCGCAAACTGCTTTTCATAAAATCCATTAATGGCTGTCAAATATGTATTAATAACACTTGTGGGAACATTACCAGATTTATTGAGAGGTGGTAGATTTTTTAATTCCATTTCAAAATCTTGCATGGAGGGATACAGACGCTGTTTATTATCCTGCATAGTGGTATATGAAGCACTAGCATCAACATCCATAAAGTTATGTGTTTCAAATTCTTGTATATTAGCAGGCGAGAAACTTAAATCTGCTACTGTACTAGATTGTTTTTTATTACCGAAACAATTAAACAATTCATTTGGCTGTAAAACATAATCATTACCGAGTGGAACAGTCCTCTCGTCTAATAATTTGTATTGGTACGAACCCTTTACTGCGGTAGGGCTTGTGTTAGACACTTTATTAAAATATAAACCTTTCATATCGGGTTGAGCACATAGAGCAGCGAGTTGTGTATAATCATCGCCAAGTTTAGTTTTAATATCTGCTAAATTGGGACTACTATTAATTTTAGCACATATATTTTTCATATTTAAAAATTGTGGTAGCATATTAATATTGAGGGTATTACTTTTGTAAAAAGTATCTTCAGGACAACATTTAATCGGGTCGTTAATAGTATCTTGTATATTTTCATCTAATAATTCGGGATTTTTGGTTTGAGTAACAATATTTTTTACGTCATTACATTTCGGCGTCCAAGGACAAAATACATAACTGGTATCAATAACATCAAAATCAATATTTTGTATATTATCACCGAATCCATTAACACTTAAATCTTTAATGGGTATGCACTTACCTAAACTGGGTTTGACTTCGCAACTGGTACATTCATTATTTTCTAATCCTTCACGGGTTGATATTGACGAAAAATATAAAATATATAAACATACAACTATTATCAGTCCTATGATAAATATCTTTATAGCGTTGTTAAATTTCATAATATTATATTATATTTACAAAATAATATAATTTTATACAGGATTATCTAAATTAGTGGTGTTTAAATTTATTTAACCAATCAGATTACTGTTGAACTGGTTATTAACTAACATAAATTGACAATTATCAGATAGTTCCTTGATACAGTGAGAGTTAGTATAAGTGCAAGTGCTTCTAACTCCACCTAAATAATTTTGAACGGTGTCATCGAGGCAGCCCTTATATTTGATTTTAATCTCCCTTCCCTCGGATGAACGGTAAGTAGTATTGTTATTAGCTGCATAATTATTTTTCATAGCAAAAGACGAACTCATACCATAGAAAAACTTGAACTTTTTACCATCATCTTCCTCAATTAACTTACCTGGGTTTTCATCATGTCCCGCAAAGACACCACCAACCATTACAAAATCAGCCCCGCCACCGAAGGCTTTAGCCATATCTCCCGGACATGTAATTCCACCATCACTAATAATATATGTTTTATCGGTGCGGGATTCGCACGCCTCTAATACACAAGAGAGTTGGGGCATACCAATACCAGTTTGAATTCTTGTAGTGCAAGCACTTCCACCACCGATACCAACTTTAACAATATCCATACCACAATCAATTAAATCTTGAACTCCCTCTTTAGTAGCGACATTACCAGCAATAATAATTTGGTCAGGGTATCGCTCCCTTACTTTTTTACAATATGTCTTGAAATTCTCAATATATCCATTAGCAATATCAATAATAATCCACTTACAGGTAAAATTATCCATAATATTGGTAAAATTCTCATAATCATTATCACTAATTCCCGTGCTGATTGCGAAGTAGTCGGGGTCAAGTGGTTCTTCTGGGTGTTCTTCGTTGTATTGGTTAAGGTCGTCAAGTGTAACGAATTTGTGTAGTCCAGTTAGAATTTTGTGCTTACATAGTGTATTATATACTCCCAGTGTGCCGACGGAAGTCATATTGGCGGCGATAACAGGGACACCAGTCCAAGACACGTCATTTTTGAATTTAAATGTGCGGGTAAGGTCGACCAGACTCCTACTATTAATAGTAGATGGTCGTGGGCGAATTAGCACGTCCTTGAAATCAAGATATTTTTCGTTAGAAATAATTTTGCTCATCATCTATTTAAATTTAGCATAAATTATTTAAATCGTTTTAATTTATTATAATAGCATATATTAATATAACGACAATGTCGAGCGTTACAAAATTATACAAGGAAGACATAGATAAACATAAACATTCAAACGGTTGTATGCCGAAAAGTGCGAATAAATACGCGGACCCTAAAACAGGAGTGATAGATTTAAGTAAATGGATGGAAGATAATCCCGATAGTTTTCAGGAATATTCAGATGCGGTTGAGAAATGTTCGGCTGATTTTTATGCTAATGGTGAAAAAACAGGCTGTTGCTTTAATGATAAGGCGAAGGGCGACGAGTGGTGCAAACCCGATAGTTACACGGGTTTAAATTTTCTGGGTTTTGAAGGTGATGTAGGTAATATATGCCATAAAGAACCAATTCAGGGTATGAATAATACCCTGTTTGACGACAATAATAAGATGATTAAATTCTTTAAACTGGCTTTATTTTCCATGATTAGTTTATTAGGAGCAGCATTAGTTGGAACTATTTATGAATTTTGGCTGCGTTACGGTAATTCGGTGGATTGTATATATTATAAAAGTAAATGTGCGAATATAGGGAAAACAGACAAAATCAGTCTAATTGATTATATGTTCCCTGGTAGTTTATGTCATTACCCATATCAATCCTGTGCTAAAGATAGAAATACTCAATCAGGCGGTAAGAAACAGTCGGGAGGAGCGAAAGATGTTTTAACGGGCATCGTTAGTACGTTTGCGGAATATGAACGTACAGGTGCGAAATGTATAACCGTAAATCAGGACAGCGGCACAGTATTCGGTGGGAAACCAGTTCCATACAACATTGCCGATTATGCGATTGAAAATTCTGGCAGTGAATATATGACTGTAATGGGGAAAACACTAAGTTTCTATTTCTTGTTCTCTGTATTATTTACAAGAAAAGTTTTAAATGGAATAATGAGCAAATTTTCAACAGGATTCCAAAATAATATCAAATTTAATCCAATCTTAAGTAATCTAACGTTCTTGCTTTTAACAGGAATAATATTTCCCATACTTGGTTATGTGTTAGAAATGCCTGGACTATATTTTGGTCCAATGATAATATTTACTGGTTTATTAATATTGACTACTATGCTTACAAGTATAGGCTTCTTTGTAGCATTTTTATCTGTAATTTTTCCAGACAAATTATGGGGTTCTTCATTGAGCGAATGTAATTTATCGCCCGAATACTATAGAATATTTAGACCAGAATTATTATATACATTAAAAGGGGCTGATATGAGTGCGAAAGTAATGAGTGTAGTAAAAAATGTAATCCAATTTCTCCCATTAATCTTATTGATACTATTGTCCGTCGTAACAGGTTCCCTAATGTGTATTGTGTCTTCAATATATATGAGTTTCAGCCTTTTTATTAATATGTTTTTAATTCCTTTAAGTAATCCTCTGGAATGCTTCAGTATTTTAAAGAGCCACGCAGATCTGCTTACCGTATTATTTATTATGGGTGTAATAGGTGCTTCAGCGAATTCGCTGGATCAAACTACAACCGGTGTAATGTCTATGATATTGGTGATAATTATAACATTAAAAGCATTCAAAGGCATGAAGAATTCAATATAATAAAATATATATATAGTTATAAAAAACACATAAATATAACGCTCGTTAAAAATATAATATGGGGAAGAAGACGAAGAGTAAGCAGGTAAAGGAGAAACTACCATTTGTTAGTGTATGCACTCCAACATTTAATAGGCGTCCTTTTTGGGAGATGTGTATTAATAATTTCAAAAATCAAGACTACCCCATGGATAGGATGGAATGGATTATTATTGATGATGGAACGGATTTAATTGAGGATTTAGTTAAAGACATTCCCCAGGTTAAGTATTTTAAATACGATACAAAAATGTCTCTGGGTAAAAAGCGTAACTTAATGCACGAAAAATCGTGTGGAGACATTATTGTCTATATGGACGACGATGACTATTATCCCGGGGAGCGTGTATCTCACGCTGTAAATATGTTAGTAACTCACCCAAATGCTCTGTGTGCTGGTGCGAGTGAAATTTACATCTGGTTTAAGCACATTCAGCAGATGTGGCAATTCGGACCATACAACGCAAATCACGCCACTGCAGGAACATTTGCGTTTAAGCGTGCTTTACTTAACGACCATCGCTATGACGACCATGCTGCTCTGGCGGAAGAGAAGGCGTTTCTTAAAAATTATACAGTTCCGTTCGTCCAACTTGAACCAAAAAAAACAATCCTTGTATTTTCGCACACACAGAATACATTTGATAAGAAAAAACTGCTTCTAAACGGAACCAATCAATTTCAAAAACAGTCACCCCGAACGGTGGATGAATTTGTAAAAGAGCCTTTAATGAAGGAATTTTATACAGAAATAATTGATGGACTACTAGAAAATTATGAGGCGGGCGAGGCAAAAAACAAGCCTGACGTTCTAAAACAGATGAAGGAGATTGAAGACGAAAGGCGTAAGATTAATGAGGGACAGAAACAGAAACAGGGTGAGGAAGGTAAAATTATTCTAAACCAAAACGGACAAAATATTGAATTAAACAACCAGCAAATTGTCCAGATTATGCAAAAACAGCAAGAGCAGTTACAGACATTAACCAAAACTCTTGAGGCAAAAGATGAGGAAATTGCTACTCTAAAACTGCGTCCTGTTTGCACTCTGGATATTAAAGATAAAGATGAGAAACAATTAAATATGGGTTTTTTAAATGTAGATCAAAAATTAGATATTCTAACTCGCCTATGTGAAAGTATTCATAGCGGACAGACAAAACAGTAAATATAAACAATTAATTACGATACTAATAATATTATATAGTTAAAATATAATATGATTTTATCATCAAGATGTGCTCCAACCGTTATTTTTATCGGATTTTCATTAATACAAATATTACTTGATATATATGCAGGTGTAATTGATACTGCGTTTATGAAATTTGTTATTATGTTAGTTCTTGCGACGGTTATAAATATTATGTGTGATATTGGTTTAACTGTAATTGCGTGGTTTTTGGTATTTGTTCCAATTATTATGATGACTTTGATTTCTACATTATTATTGAAAGTAGTCCGTTCGTCGCCGGATGAAATAATAGTCGATACAGAACCAACTCCGAGTAATAGCGATATAAATAACGGTGGTGAATTAGATTTAGATAATTCTGGTAATGATACGGGAAGATTAGACAGAGATTTACACAGACATAACTTTTATGATAAGGTGGATAATGTATATGATTTAACAGTCACGCACGAATATGATTTATCAAATAACCCAATCAAATATAATATAGTTGATAATCTGATAAATGCGGCTGGAGATAATTACTTTGCGAAATCGGTGTCGTTATTCAATAAACAAGCGTAGGATTAACAATAATGAGTTAAAAACATATATAAAAAATTATATTAAATGTATTTCAATAAATATAATTAATGCATAAATTAAATAATACTTGGACTCTGTGGTTGCATTTACCTCACGACGTTGATTGGAGCATTAGTAGTTATAAGAAAGTAGTAACATTTGATACATTAGAGGATAGTATCAGGCTAATTGAAAATACAAATAAAGAACTGGTAGAGAAATGCATGTTATTTGTTATGAAGGATAATATAAAACCAATTTGGGAAGACTCGGGCAATAGCAAGGGTGGTTGTTTATGTTACAAAATAGATGAAAATAGTGTATATGAGGTATGGAAAAAGTTGAATTATTATTTAATTGGCGGGACATTAATAGACAATGAAGATATTATGGAGAATATTAATGGAATTTCTATTAGTCCAAAAAAAAACTACTGTATTATTAAGTTTTGGCTGAAGGATAGTGCGATTTTAAAGACACATGATATTTTTGCTTGTTTAGAAAAGAATAATACGAATGATAATAGTAAAGTGAATTACAACAACAAAACAGATGTAAGTAATAATGTGGTTGAAAGCGAAGAAAGCGTAAATGTAGATCCACTCAATATTGATAAATTATGCGATATTGAACCCCAACACTGTTTATACAAGAGACACGATATTCTCTATTAAATTATAATCTATCATTATATATAATATGATAAATTATGATACCTTAACAAATTATTCTCAAATTGTTAGTAAATTATCGATATTTATATTTATAATTGCTGCTAATTATGTAGGTGATATTTTTTCGTGCGGTGTTAGAAGTTTTATGAAGGAATATATGTTATTCAAGCACGCAGTAGGACTTTTCATTATGTTATTTTTTGTAGGATTAATACAGGAGAACTTATCAATTAAAGATAGGATTTCTCAAAGTTTTGTATTGTATTTCTGGTTTATTTTTATTAATAGAGCACCTACAATTATTACATTAACAAGTATAATAATACTTGCGGTAATCTATATAATAGGATTATTCATCAACGATTTACAAAGAAAACCGGTTGGGAATATAGACAAAAACAATGAAAAAATTGAATTATATACAAAAGTAAACAATTTTCTATTTGTGACCTGTTTTATAATTAGTATTCTCGGCACGTCAGGATACATATATATATTAAAGCGTAATATGGGGAAGGATTTCAACGCTGTTAGGTTTTTACTGGGAACAAGAGACCAAGAATGTTTTAAAAATGGTGCGTTTAAAAAATTTAAGGAGAATCCGTTGTTCTGGGACATTCAAATAGCACGAAAAGGAATAAAAAAGAACTAAAATATTTTTTTTGATTTAATAAAATATTTTATTAATTAACTACCACACCAAAGTTCATACATTACTGGGGTAATTTCCCTTAAAATTTCAATAAAATTGCTGTCGCCTCGGGGTCTAAATTCTTTATCATCACTGTCATAATGAAAATAGAACCTCTTATAATCATTCTGTAGATATTGTGTTTCCATCTGGCTATATAAATTTCTATAGGTTAATCCTAATCCTCCCATCGGGACACTTATATAATAATATATCTTCTTATAATAGATTTGATATTCCCCATCGTCATCGTAGTAATAATACTGTACCCTACTGTACCCTACTGTACCCTACTGTCTTTAATAACTATAATATTATTGCCAACAGTATCTATGTTTGGAATAACACTATCGCAACGCAACTCATCTAGGTCAAGGCGTTCGTAATTAATACAATCGCTATAAGGTAGATGCTTAAAATTAAATTTACCCCTCTCAAATTCCTCATAATCGAAATCGCTCTCGCTATCGCTACCCATACTACTAATATAGTTGTTAACATGTTTTTAAATCGTTAAAATATATTTTTTTTGATTATAAAAAATATATTAAGTATCCACTACATTAGTCAGTTGCGGGTGGTAGTGGGGCTAAACATAGGCGGATAGAACCAAGTGAAGCAACATCATACTTCACAATAAGAGGACGGTTGTTCTCTAAAAAGATTTCAATTTGATTACATAGGTTAGTGCATTTAATGAAATATACTAAATTCTTAAGCGAGAATTCACCCTGAATTACGGTGTCGCTTGTAAGTTTTTGAAGAAATTGCATTGAACCCTGTGTCTCTGTCCTCCTAATCTCTGCCTTCGCATACTGCCCGGAACACTTGAAAATTAATTCGTTACCGACAGACTTAATTTCTAACTTCTCGGAAATATTAGCCAGATCCCTTACGATTTTTTGAAAGTCGGAAGAGGGCATATTAATGATAGACGAGAACTTAACATCGGGGATTTCAAGTTCGTCTTGGTCTGGCTCAATTAGTCGCAGTTTTTGAATTTTGGACTGTTTAATGTCGCCATTTTCAAACTTAAGACCCAGTTCAGTAACTACACCATCGTTGTAATCGTCGTTCTCAATGTAAATAGTGAGTGTGTCGTCATTATCAATTGAGGTAATAAGTTTGAATAGATGAAACATATTTACACCGACGATAATTTTATCGTGCTTACATTCATAAAACTCAAAATTAGCAGCCTTGAGTATTAAATGAACCAAAATGGTATGTGTTTTGTCCATATTGATGATGCGAATGCCTTCTTTGGTAAATACGATATTAGTGTCTAATAGAATATCCTTTAAGGCGGTCATTAAAATTCTAAAGGGTGCGATTTGAACGGTTTTAATCGTTAAAACATTATTTGCGTTAGTTTCGTTACTGCTATCTACAGATAAACTTGCTAAATTATTTTCCAGAGCCATATTATAATCCTATAATAATTTGTCTTTAATCTTTAAATAGTTATATAAAATTATATCAAATAATTACGCGTAATAATAAATTTATTAAATATTCTAATTTAATAATTTAAAGAATATACAGATATATAATATACATATGGAGCAAGTATCCGAGACCCCCGAGACCCCTGTAGCGCAGAATGAGATTGTACTCCCAGAGACTATGGTAGTACCATCCAAATATTGTGCGCTTATGTTTAACATGATCCACGTAATCGCCAAGCGTGGTGGTATTAGCGCAGACGAGTTCACCACAGTAGGTGAGCTGATGGACTTCCTGAAGAAGGAGCTCCGCGTAGATGAGCATATGGCTGCTCAAAAGGCTGCTGCTGCCGAGGCGTCCGCTCAGTAAATATTAGAACTTCAATATGATACATAGTATCAAAAAAAAATTATATATAGGTATTTCAATCTACTTAAATATTATTTAATTCATACATCAATAGTTAAAACAAGGGGACAATGGTCTGAACCATACACATCGCTTAATATTTCAATATTAATTTGTTCGTCGGCTTCAAATAATTCCCGCGAGATTAGGAAATAATCAATCCCATAGCCATTTTCGGCAGTGCGTTCCGCTTTTAAAAAGTAAGACCAATATGTAGATTTTCGTTCCTTCGGGTTCTTACACCTATAAACATCTACGAAATCCAACGTTTTAATCAGAGAACCAACATCAGCTCTCTCAAAATCAAAGAAAGCACTCACTTTGTTTTTTTTTGTTTTAGGCTTACTAATATCTAAATCCAAATGTGCTACATTTAGGTCTCCGCACAAGATTACATATTTGATAGTTTTAAGTTCAGTTAGATAATTTAGGAACTTTTGGTTCCACTCACTTCTAAAGTTGAAGCGTTTTGAATCCAGTTCTTGTGAATTAGGAACATAGACATTCACCAAAATATATTTCTCAAATTCAATCGACACAATTCTGCCTTCCACATCAAAATCTGGTGTATCCATATGTTTAATGGGTGGACTTTTACACCAAACGGCGGTTCCATTCAATCCTTTACGCTGACTTATTCCATCAGTAGAATTCCAATAACGATACGGATATGTTTCTTTTAGTTCATCGTTCAACTCAACTTGGCTTTCAGTTGCTTTTGTTTCCTGTAGGCAAATAATATCAAAATTCTTTTCGTGAATAATTTGATACATATTGTCCTTCTTCAACATCGCACGAAGCCCAGCGACATTCCAACTAACGATTGTCTGCGTCATATAAAGGATTACTATATGATTAAATCTTAAATTATGAAATTTAAATCAATTTTTTTCCTAAACGCCAATTATTAATATCTAATTTATAATCGTAGATATTAATTTGTATAGAAAACCACTACATATTTATAGCGGATTTATTCAGCGCCTTTTCTTGGTTTTGGATGGGTCGCGTTTGACGAAACCGAATTTACCTTTCTTGGTGAAATATCCGTGCTTCTCTAGACGCTTCTCCTTTTTGGCGAGGGTGTGCTTCTTCTTGGAAACATAGCGACCGCGCTTGTTGAATACCAGGTTTTCTTTCTTAAGACCGTAGTCGGTGGCGAAAGCGGTACCGTGCCATACCTGCGCACGGGAGCCACGGAGCAGTTCGTATTTCTTGCCGTTAATATGGTACAGACCATCGTCAGACTTCATATGTTTTTTCATCTTTATATGAAATAATGAGAGAAAATAAATTTTCCCTAATGTTAATTAAATTAATAGTATTTATAGGATTAAATATATCTAAATATTATCATAAATAATATATAAATGAGTGGTAACAATAAAATTTTAACAACCGTAAATTCAATAACCCCTGATTATCAATTTGTTCCAGACTTAAATAGTGTTATTGTTATAGATACTTCTGATAATAGGATAGGTATAAATACTATCGCTCCAGACGTACAAATTCATGTGAGCGGTGGAACTATTAAAACTGAAAATTTAATAGTTTTAGGGGATATATCAGTAAATAATGTTAATAGCTCTCTTATACCAAAAACAACCAATACGCATAGTTTGGGTGACATAGACCATATGTGGAAAGATATTCATGTTGGTCCTGGAACTATTTATATGGATAAAACCCCGATTATTCGTATGGGTGATTATATACGAGACGGTCAAACTGTTACTTCGGCTCTTATGATAGATAATTCAGGCAGACCTTTAGATATATCGGGTATGAACCACGTAAATATTGATGGAGATATTTCTATCAACGGAGACGTATATATTACGGACAACATATATGTTGCTGGTGATATATCTTTCGCCGGTAAATTGAATATGTCGGTAGATGTTTCATTTCTACAAGATGTTAGTATTAACGGTAATTTAACTGTTCTGGGAGATGTATCTTTCGCTAATAGTAAGTTAGTGGTTCATAATGATTCATCGTTCAATAAAGATGTGGATATTAGCGGCGTTCTTAATATGACCGAACTAACTAATGCTGATGGGTCGGAAACAGCTATTACTAAAATGTATACTACTCGCGGAGCCAATTCACAAGGAGTTACCGCTACGCGGTTTATTATCGACCCGGCAGGAGATAATAATGCGACCACGGGAGAGGTTGTTATTATGGGTAATTTAGACGTACAAGGTACAACTGCTTATTTTGGTTCTACGGAAGTTGATATCTTTGATAATATTATTAGAATGAATGCGAACCATAGCAGTGTTACTGATGGTGGAATTAGCGTAACCAATGATTCTAATGTAGATAAACTATTTTCATACAATAATCCAGGTGAACATTGGAGTACTAATAATACAGATCTTGAACTCGGGACAGGTGGTATGGGAGCTGGTTTTATGAATATTGATAATATTAATATAGACGGGAATACAATTAGCAGAATTGGTGCTGGTGATTTAGTATTAACAGCCGGAACAGGACATCTTCAAGTATCATCATCCGCTAATGTAAATATCACATCTTCCCAACAAACAACAATACAGGCTGGTAGTGGTGGAGGAGTCGGGAAAGTAAACATAGAAGATATTACGTTTAAGGATGGAACTATATCTACCAGGGAGGGGACAGGATTGAATCTAACTTCTGGTTCTGGAAATATATATACCCAGAATTCTAATTTAGATTTAGGAGCGGGAACGCTTACAGTAGATAGTGTAGAGAACGCACACGTCCCAATGGGTGTAATAATGTTGTGGTATGGTGATTCTACTGATGTTCCTAATGGATGGGCTATATGTGACGGAAACAATGGAACGCCTAATTTATCAGGTAGATTTGTAGTTGGTTCTGGTAATAATACTGAAACTACTTACACCGAAGATCAGGTCGGTGGGCAGGATAGTTATACTTTAGCCGTGTCTCACTTACCAAGTCACAATCACGACGCAAGTTCGCAAAATACAGACATCCCACATAATCACGATGCTTCTTGTGGATTTACGGACGTCCCACATAGTCACGGTGCTACTTCTCAAAATACTGATGTGCCCCATAATCACGACGCAAGTTCTCAAGATACCGATATTATTCATAATCACGTTGCTACTTCTCAAAATACTGATGTGCGTCATAGCCACGGTGCGGCGGATTCTTTGCCTACTGATGTTATTCATAGTCACGCGGGTACAACTGATTCAACCACCGACACACATACTCACCCCGATACAACTGTAACGAGTGCTGATTTTGCCCATACACATACGGTTCAAGTAACACCAAACTCGCATACTCATACGGCGAATCCATCGGGTACTGATGCGGAACATCAACATTCTATATCTGTAAGTCAAGCACCACATAGTCACGGTTTAGAATTTGAGTTTGCTCATTCCAGCAGTGCTGGTGGCACCGGAACAGCATCATTAATGACCGACGATCAAGATAGTGGTGATTTTGATATAGCTCAACTCGCTGGTGGTTTTACTGGTGGAGTTCAAACAGCCAACGCTACACATACCCATACAACAGAAACTGTAGGTCCGTCTCACGAATTCTACGGGCAGACGGAACATCTACATACTGTAAACCAAGATACGCACGGACATACTACATCGGTATCTAATAGCACAACTCAACACGCACACTCACTTTCACTTGCCGCAGGTGGAAACGCACACGAGCATTCACTTACCATACAGCAAACAAATATTAATCATACTCATCAACTTCAAATAGAACAGACCAGCATAGACCATAGCCACAATATTATAACCGAACAAACAAGTATAAACCATAACCACGTTGTCGGGACGAAACAAACCAGTATAGTTCATAATCACGAAATAGAAACAACACAAACCAATATAAACCATAATCACATCGTACAAACTACGCAAACAAATATAGACCATAATCACGTGATAGGGACTTCGCCTACTGGTGGAGGACAAGCATTTGATAACAGACCAAAATGGTATAGTTTGTGGTATATAATGAAACTGTAAATAAATTAGTATTTTATGGTAATTAGTAATAAAAATTATTTCAATAAAATTTTAAAATAATTTTTAGCATTAAAAATATCTAAATATTATCATAAATAATATAATATATAAATGTCGGGTTACAGCAAAATAATAGCCACGGTCAATTCAATTTCACCAGGACATACTTTTACAGAAAATTCAAATAATTGCATTATAATTGATACTTCCGAAAATAGAATAGGAATAAATACAATTACTCCAGAGGAGAGTATTCACGTAAGTGGTGGAACTATAAAAACTAAAGATTTAGTTGTTTTAGGAGATTTATCTGCGGACACAGTCGGAAGTGGATTAATACCAAAAACCGACCTATTACATAGTTTGGGGGACATAGACCATATGTGGAAAGACATCCACGTTGGTCCTGGAACTATTTATATGGATAAAACCCCAATTATTTATATGGGTGACTATACACGAAACGGTCATAATGATATTTCAGCGCTTGTTATTGAGAACGCAGAGAGAAGTTTAAAAATATCAAGCGACCTTACTATAACAAGTGATGTATCAATTAATAAATCTATCACTGCTACGGGTGGCTTAATATTGATGGGTGATAATAATGTGCTTGATTATTACGACGCAGAAGCGGGTGGTTCAAAAAGAGCAATGGATGCTTCATCGCTTTACCACGTTGATATAACCGGCGAATTACGAACATCAAACGATTTATTTTTTATGAATAAACTATCGGTTAATAATGACACATCTTTTAATAAAGATGTTGATATTTCAGGAGTTCTTAATATAACCAAATCCACAGGTTCGGCGATAGTATCCAGTAAAATGTATACAAAAAAACAACCAGGTTTAAATGGTGTTATAACTACCCAATTTATAATAGACCCAGAAACCAACGGAGATGGAGATATAGTTATAAAGGGCAGTTTAGACATTAAAGGAACAACAACATTTATTAATTTTAGGAATGTTGATATCACTGATAATATAATAAGGGTGAATGCTAATCATACATCAGCACATGTTGATGATGGTGGAATTAGCGTAACCAATTCATCTACTGTAGATAAACTATTTTCATACAATAATCCAGGCGATCATTGGAAAACACATAATACTGATATTGAGTTGGGTCTGCAGGGAGGAGTAGTTTCGTCTGCTTTTGTAAATGCTGGAAATATTAATATTGACGGTCGTACAATAAATACTGATTCGGGTAATTTAGTGTTAAATACGGCAGCAGGACAAGTTGACCTCTCAGCATCTCTACAGACGAATATCAGTAGTTCTCAAGAAATAGTTATTAATTCCCAGTTAGGAGAGGTAGTCATTGAAAGCATAACTATTTCAGGCAATAATATATCCACTGCTGGTGGTTCAAATTTAAATATAAACGGTGCTGGAAATGGAAATGTATTAACCCAGGATTCCAGTCTTAATTTGGGTTCGGGAACACTATCAGTTGGTGGTGTATCGCTCGCTCATATGCCAAAGGGTGGAATTACATTATGGTATGGAAGCAGTTCAAATACTCCTGTTGGATGGGCTATATGTGACGGAAACAATGGAACGCCTAATTTATTAGGTAGATTTGTAGTTGGTTCTGGTAATAACGGCGAAACAAATTACATTGCTGGTTCTTCTGGTGGAAATGATACATATACATTAGACATATCTCATATACCGTCACACAATCACGCAGCAACTTCTCAAAATACCGATGTTCCACACGAACACCACGCATCATGCGCATTTAAAGATATTCCACATAATCACGGTGCTACTTCTCAAAATGCTGATGTATTACACAATCACGATGCTAGTTTTGAAAATACTGATGTATTACATAATCACGCTGCTACTTCCCAAATTACAGATGTTTCCCATAGTCATACAGGGAGTTTGATATTATCACAAGATACAAATCTCAACCACACTCACGGGGCGGTTACAGAACAAGTGACTGCTACACATACACATACTGCGGATAATCAAACTGATTTAGGTAGTTGGACGGGACATGTAACAGAGATACATGGGCACATAGTTACGTTGGATGAGATCGCACATAATCATATAATGGACATTTCTGGACTGGGTGACGACCACCAACACTCTATAGCATCGAGTGACGCGCCACACGGTCACGGACTGAGCTTTGAGTTTTCTTATTCGAATACCGGTGGGGCAGCTGGAACCCGATCGCTGCTACTTGACGACCAAGACGAGGGAGATATACAAGCATCTCAATTATCAGGTGGTTTCACAGGTGGTGCTCAAACAGCTAATGCTCCCCATGACCATACCACGGAGACAGTTGATTCTACTCACCCTTTTTACGGACAGACAGAACATACACATACTCTTGATTCTACTACTCACACACATACAACAGTAGTTAGTGCTGCTACTGATACATCTCATACACATACTACACAGGTAACACCTGGCGGTGTAGCACACGAACACACTTATATAACAACGACGTCCAGTATATTACATAGTCACGAAGTAGCACCTACATTACAAGCCAGCATAAACCATGACCACTTTATTCAAACCGAACAAACCAGCATAAACCATAATCACGTTGTTGGGACAGAACAAACCAACATAGACCATAATCACATCATCCAAATAGCAAACGAGAATATAAATCATAAACACATAATTGAATTAGAAAATAACAGTATAAACCATAATCACTTGATAGGTACAAAACATACAGGTGGTGGTGTTGGATTTGATAATAGACCAAAATGGTTTGGATTATGGTATATTATGAAATTGTAAAAATTTACTTGGGTTTTGATATTATAGTATCACAGTTTTCAAATAGCCAAGTATTAATTGTATATCTATATGTTCTGTTTCTTAATTCCATCGTTAAATGTGGATGCGTCCAATAAGGTGGAAAGACCAGTATTTGACCTTTTTTTAGTTTGACTTTTATATCTTGGACTGGAAAATAAAATTCGCCACCTTCATAATCATCATTTAAACAAATAATAACGCTTGCTACTCTGGTTACATTTAATTCTATTTTATTGTTTGTATCATAGACGCCGTCTTTATGTATTCTTGTCGCTCCATATATTTTGCGGAATTGATAACCAGAATTGTTTTTGCTAACAATACCGTGTTTATCAAGTAAGTATGTTTGTAATTTTTCAAATATTTTGTTTGTTTTATTTTTTAACTCTTTATATGTGGCTATATTGGCCGATTGGCAGCGAATACCGTCTTTAATTAAAAAAGTATCACAAGATACATTATTGCCCTTTTCCCATTGTTTTGATATCGCCATATTATTCTCTATATTATTATTTATAATAGCCCTGAAATAATCACAATCGGTTTCAGTAATAATATCAGGTTCATCTATTACAAAAATATTATGCGATGGGTCTTGTAATTTGTATTTGTTAATTAATTCGCTGCTATGCTTTGAATTTTTACAATTATCATTAAAAACAATAAATATAATGTCCGTATATATAATTTTAGAATTGATAACAATATCGTTGGTATTATCAATACATAAAACTTCATCGAATGATGTATTATTTATAGATACAGTTTCGTGTATAGAATTATTCAAGCAAATTACGAACTGATTACGTTTATCAATTTTTAATTTTTCGGTTTCAAATTCATCAATTTTAACAATAGTTAGTCTTTCGTTGTGTATATTTAATTTACACGAAACATATTCAATCAATTCTTTGATGTTATTGGATTTAATATTATTATTTAATAGTTCTCGGTCTAATTCTATCATATTTAAAATTTAATAACTTTTTAGTTTTAAGTAATTAATAACAGTATAAATAATTATAGTAATATAATATATACTATTATAATTATGGCGTTCACTCGTTTTCATGATGACCCATGTAGAATACAAAAATATTTAGAAGAATCCACTTATATAGGAAATTATGAAATTAATGCTCCTGGAACAGGTGATAAGCCCGAGTTTATGAATGACCCACATTTACGGGCTCAAAAGTGGGGTGCTAATTTATCGCAGAACAAAACTGAACTTGAAAGTGATTTAATGGGTATAACCAGAAAATTAAATACTGATTCGGTCCAGCAAAATAATTATCAAAACTACAATAATAAGAATAATGTCTATAGCCAAAATGTTTATCCCATCAATAAGACTGAAATTACACACCAACCAAGAGCCACTAATCCTGCCTGGACCCTAAGAGAGACAGATTCTATTAATTCCCCAAATAACTTTAATTATTTATTAATGGATCCACAAGAAAACGTTAGTATCCCTTTCAATAATAATATCCCGTCCAGAATGTTAGAGAAAGATTATTATACACTTAATAAAAACTATAAAAATTGATTATACGATTTGAATTAATAAATATTATTATTTATAGAAATAAATAATAATAAATATATATTTTAGTATTATATAATGGCGGCACTGGCTATACCAATAGTAGTATTAGGAAGTCTATTCATATTATCCGAACAAGAAAAAAATGCGGCAAATAGGCAAGAGGAGGAAGAGGCGGAACAGCAAAAAGACCAGTTTTTAACAGGGAGATCCAGTAATAATAAACAGGAGGGTTTCTCCAACAACCATATGGGACTTAGACAGCCTATGAACCCAGTTGAAACGGCGATGATGGAACCAAATAATCATTACAATAACCCCAATCAGCATACTGATAAATATTTCAAACCACCAGTCAATAAATCAACAAATGATGTATCACTTATGAACGGTCAAGTTGTTGACCCTAAAAATTTCAAACATAATAATATGCAGCCTTTTTTTGGTGCTAAAATTAGGGGTGCTACAGCGGATTTTAACACTTCAGAGGCAATTTTAGACACAAAGCAAGGATACGGGAGCCAGGCATTTAGCAAAAGCGAGCAGGCTCCATTATTCAAACCCGACGAGAATGTAAATTTAACACACGGCACAGCCAATAATACCTCCTTCATTCAATCCAGGATGAATGAATCCAATAAAATGAATAATGTTACTTTATGGGAACCACAGCGCGTTGGTCCTGGTTTAGACCAAGGTTACGGCAAACAAAATAAAAACGGCGTTAATACTGGTGGAACTGACGGCAACGGTGGTTTTAATGCAGGTATGATGTCCCGTGATACTTGGATGCCTAAAACCGTAGACGAGTTAAGGGTAGACACCAACCAAAAGCAAACATTTGATTTAAACGGACGCCAAGGACCAGCGGCTTCTCACATACAGTCTCGTGGTTCTAATGACATCATCGGTAAAACAGAAAAACGTAATCCTGAAAAGTATTTTGAGTCTGGTCCTAACAGGTGGTTCACTACAACCGGTGCCGAACAAGCACCTACCATTAGAAGCACTCAAATTATGCCTGTAGAAAATAGGTCGGAAACAACCCGGGAGTATTATGGTGGAGGCACCAGCGCATTATCGGGCAATGCAACTTATACCGATGTTACATTTGAGGAATCTAAAAAACAAAATTTAGGCGCTCTCCCATTTTCTAACGCTACTGCGGCGGGTCAAAGTTCCGCAAACCCAAATGACTATGGTTCCCAAAATTATAAATTACTGCCTAATAATAGAACTACCGTTCAATCTATGCCTGCTATGGGAGGTGTTTATGGTATGGCTAAAGCGGTTATTGCTCCCCTACTGGATATTTTACAGCCTACAAGGAAAGAAAACGCAATTGGTAATTTAAGAGAATCGGGTAATGTTAATGGTGGTCCAAGGACAGGTCATATGTATAATGATAATGATATTACAAAGACTACCAATCGTGAGATGACTACTGGTAAAATTGACCTGAACTATGTTAACGTTCAGGGACAGAATCAGCGTACTGAATACGAACTCGAGCAACATCAACCCGTTCAAAATCAGCGTGATACTACCAATAAAGACTATATTGGTAATGGTGCCGCTACTAATACTGGTCTGCGTCCCTACAATAACGCATATGCACAGCGTAATAATGTAAATAAAACATACGAATCCAGAACTAACCAGGGCTCCATGAGTTTATTCAATAATGAGAACAACATGTCAATGAATAGAGATGAAAGTGTTATAACTAATAATAGAAAGCAGTTACCTACTGGCGGACCCAATCATATACCATCATCTCAATTTATGGGTGAAATGAATGTGCCTGCTGGGTATGATGCGGAATATAATTCCAACAGAATGGACCCAGGATTACTTTCGGCTTTTAAAAATAATCCATACACAAAGTCCCTGAATTCATCTGTTTAAATCCACTTATAAATAATAATATTTACAATTAAAAATATTATTAATTTTAATCAATTAAAATACATTAAGCAATTGAATAGACTGTATTATTACGGTTATACTATCATAAGTATGGTATGTATTGCATTACATTATTATCATATACGGTTACTTTGAATATATCGTTGTACCCTTCTACAAATACTTTATCGCCGTTATAAACGTTGTCACAACCCTGGTCGTTTGTGCAACTTTTATTTTTGAACGTAATAGGTAATTTAATCATATTATTTTTATCGTTCATAGTGTAAAAATTCCATTTGTCTCTATTACTAAAGAGTGGGCGACCCATTAATGGGAGCATCGTCTCTCCACCTTGAACTCTCGTCAAAATACCAATTTGTCTATATGTAGTATCGTGTGATTGTGTTGGTTGATTAATCGGCATTCTTGGACCATTATAATTATCCGCGTTTATTAATCGGTCATCTCTCAATGGTGCGCTGTAAGGGTTTAATAATATATCATTATTGGAATGTTGGCTTTGGTGATGTTGCTGATGATGTTGCTGATGATGCATAGGCTGGGAATGACTATAATCATCGTATTTATTATGATTGTTATGCGATGTAGTATTGGCGTGGTTTTGCATAAACATCATTTTACCGCTATTGGAACTCAAAAAGAAAATTACTAATACAATTAAAATTGATAAACCTATAAATGCAAAACTTACATTTTCAATACAAATTACGCCTGGCGGACACTTTTTAGGCATCGTTCTATTATATATATAATTTTATTAAATATATAATGTTGGTTTTTAATTACTATTATATTACATCGGTACTTTGCTTGCCTCTTTATCTTTTTGGTTCTTTTCATTTTTTTTATCAAAATCATCTGTGAGTTCATTTGCGCCGTCCTCTTCTACCCCGTCAATCTCAATTGAACCCCCTTCTTTCGTAAAATTATCATTACTTTCAGCATTTGATTTACCAGCATCAAATTTGCTTTCAAAATTACCTTCTCTAAAAGTAGTTTGTGAATATAATATATCAAAAATAATAATTATCAAGTTATATTTATATATATCCATACCGACTATCAAATAGCCTGCTAATAAGATAGCAAAATAAATGAATATTATACCGAAATTGTTATTAACTAATGATGAAAATAAATATAAATAAGATATTATTCCTATTAAAAAAGTGTTAGTTGATTCATCTTTCAAATTATACATAATATATTATATTGAGATATAAAATATTTTAATGAGACATTTATGCTGTCGATGAGGTAATGGAACCAAACATAGATTTTAAGCCACCAAGGTCAATTTTTCCGATAGCCCCCATAGCTTCGTGCAGCGCCGGTGTAACATCCTTTAAACCTTTTAAAAGTTCATTCTGCTGTCTAACTAACTCTTGTGTAGAAGCAGACATAGATTTGATACCGTTCTCACCAATTACCTGCTCCAGACTATCATAAGCCTGTTCCATTTTATCAGCCTCACCAAGCTGTTTCTCTAATTGTTTTTTGTTAGGCATGTTATACAGACCAGGTGTTAATTTCTGCTGATTTTGGTAACCCGATTTAGGTCCGGCTTTCTCTAAAGTTTTCAGTATATCCTCGGCATCCTTACTTACGTCCTTTAGTTTATCCAGATCAGGCATCGCACCAGCTTTTACATCACCACCCTTTTTGAAAGCCTTTTTAATGGCTTCTTCTTTGGAACCCGCTGTTACATCCACTTTATCACCCGATTTGGAAGCCTCATTATCTTGCAGTTTCATTCTCTTGATAACCTTCTGCTTATCGGCGCCTTTCAGTTCGTCCTCATCAACCTCCATATCCTCCTCGTTTTCCATCTCGTTTTCAAGACCTTCTTTGACGCTCGACATATTTTTCACCATACGCGCTAATACGGTCGCCAGTAAAGCACTACCAAGCACTAAAGTCATATTTTTAGTGTAAAAGTAAGCAATCATTCCAGATAAATAGAAAAATAATACGGCACTGAATTCCTGCCTCATTAAACTTCCTAAAATATCAAATAGGGCGACTAATGCGACCAAATAAAGAACATATTTATTTTTTACAATATTATTAATACTAAGCTTCATTTATATATAATAAATATATAATTTTTACAATATTTTGTTATATGGAATTAATTCCTTCTCGATTATATTTATTTGACTTAAGATTTTCTCTACCTCAAATTCTTTATTTTTTAATTCAACTGTAAGCAAGTGTTCTAATAGTTTTAATAATGCGATATGTTGATTTTCTAATGATGTTTTTTTATGATGTAAAAAAACTTTACGCTTATCTAACTCATCGTTAATATATGGTAGAAATTCTTCATGATTATCAGATTTAAAGTTATTCAAATTATTATACTCGTTTATTAATTTTTGTTCGGTTTTCCTAATTTTCTCGATTGTTTGCCTCACTAATTCGTCTTCATATGCGGTATGTTCCCCAATATCACCAACTTGGCTCATTAATATTAAATTATAAATTATTTTAATATTAATACCACGATAAATTCTAATGTGTTAATCATTCATTCTGTATCATTTTATTCTTAATAACGCCCTTTGATTTTTTTTTCTTTTGATTTTCTAAATTCTCTTGGAGGCTAACCATATTCATAGAAATCAATATGTTTGTTAAGATTATACTAATTCCTAAACTGGATAGTAAATTTTTAGATAATGAATACATCACCGCCACAAGCAGATACAACAATACAATCGCATTATAATTTTTATTTACAAAATAGCCCACCGTTAAAGCAAAGGCTATAAATATTACAAAATTTGTTAATTTGTCGTTATTAAAACCAATCATCATTTATAATATTATTGTATATATTAATTCAATTTTTCATCAAATTTATTTTTGATTTCCGTTAATATATTAAAAACAGATTTAAAAATATTTACATATATTACTTTAGTAAGATATAAATATGTCTAAAACATTTGTAGAACCCCTTCTAGCCCCTGACGATAATAGGTTTGTTATGTTCCCAATTAAGGATGACGAGATTTGGCAGATGTATAAAAAACAGCAAGATTTATTTTGGACGTCTACCGAAGTAGATTTGTCCAAAGACCCAGCCCACTGGGAAGCCCTTACAGCAGACGAACAACATTTCCTTTCTATGATTTTAGCGTTTTTTGCTGCGAGTGATGGTATTGTTCTTGAAAATTTAGGAACACGGTTTATGGGAGAAGTTCAACTGGCTGAAGCCCGTGCCTTTTATGGGCTACAGATTGCGATGGAAAATATCCATTCTATCACATATTCTACTCTTATTGATACTTACATCAAAGACACCGTTCAGAAGCACAAACTATTCAACGCCATCAGCGAATTCCCTTGTATTAAAAAGAAGTCCGACTGGGCTATTAAGTGGATTCAGGACAAGCGTGCGAGTTTTGCTACTCGTCTAGTTGCTTTTGCCGTAGTAGAGGGCATCTTTTTCAGTGGTGCGTTCTGCTCTATTTTCTGGCTTAAAAAGCGTGGTATTCTACCTGGACTGTGTTTTTCTAACGAGCTTATTTCAAGGGACGAGGCACTTCACACCGAATTCGCCGTTTTACTTCACTCCAAATTAGAGCGACCACTCAAAAAGAATAAGATTGAAGAAATTATTAAAGAAGCGGTTGAAATTGAGGTTGAATTTATCAATAGTGCTCTGCCGTGCCGTCTAATTGGTATGAATGATGTGCTGATGCAGCGTTATGTTGAATTTGTAGCCGACAGATTAGCCGTTCAGTTAGGCGGAGATAAGATTTACGGTTCCGCCAATCCATTTGACTGGATGGAGAGCATTAGCATTGAATCAAAGACCAATTTCTTTGAGGCTCGGGTGGCTGAATACAGTTTAGCGACGAAAGTAGAAAACCCTGCCGAGGCATTTGATTTTGGCGATGACTTTTAAATAACTAGATACAATAAAAAATTGAACTTTATATATATTATCTTATAGTGAATAATATATATTTTATTTTTATCTTTACTGGTTTTGTATGTGATTATGTATGGTGTGTCTCCCTATGAAATGACTGTATCGTCATAGCTGCGTTGGCTCTGGTGTTGTAAGTTTATTCGCATATGCCACGGCGGCAGAAGTCTTTACTGATGGTTCAAAATGTTCCAAGTCCGCTAGTATCGCAATCCGTGCCTGTCTCGTCTTTTCTTCTGCGATAATTAGGTAGTCCTCTGCCTTCAGTGCATTCATTTTCGCTTCACGTAACTCTATTTGAGCCACTTCTACCTCCATGCGTGCAATCAGTATCTTGATTTCTGCGTTCATTTTATTATAGTATGTGTTTATTATTAGATATATTTGTATAATTCAATTCAATTTTATTATACGTGATATATATCGTGTTAAAAAAATATAATATACTTGTTATTTGCTAATATATTATATTTTTTTAGATATTATTTAATAGATTAGAGAGATTACTCTAATTCTAATAGCGCGAGCCAATGGTAGAACCAGTGAACATTTGGATCAATTTCAATTCCACATCCACAGACATGCGAGCCGTCTTTTTCTTTGTTGATTTTCTCATCGCAACCGCCAATTCATCCACAGACATGCGAGCCGTCTTTTTCTTTGTTGATTTTCTAATCGCCGCCGCCGCCCTCTCCACGTCCATGCGAGCCGTCTTTTTCTTTGTTGATTTTCTCATCGCAATCGCAACCGCCAATTCACCCGCACTAATCATATTGTCGATGTCGGCGATGGAAACCATTATTTGCTTTTAATAACTTGCTTTTACTGTATTTTTGTTTTGATGTTATTAGTATATAATTTGGTTTCAATATTCAATTTTTTTTATATCTAACAAAAAATTGAATTTAATGGTGTCTCTTCGTTTTATTATATTTTCCTTTCCTTGTTCTTACTTTTTTCTTATCTTTTAATACTCTTGTTTTTTTAGGTTTTTTTGGAATACCTTTTCTTTTCTTTGTTTTTGTCTTTTTACCACCCGAAGCCAAATTCATTTTAGCCATCTCCGCTTCAATGTCTATCAAATCTTCTTGTAACATCTCTTCGCTACTTTTAATAAGTCCAATTCCTCTTAATAATTCCCTCTCTTCCGCTTTAGTCATCGGTTTTGTTTTACTCTCCAGTTTTATAGGTGTGAATATATTAGTTGATATTTTAGAGTTATTAGGTATTATTATATCGGGTTCTGCCTCACCATTTTCAATAGATTCTTCCATCGCAAGCGGTGCGGCAAACAAACTCGCGGTAGAAAACTTCAATCTACTATGTAATGGTGATAAGGTATAAGTAGTTGGTGTAATACTTGCGTACTTCCCCAAATTATCATCGGGTAGGGGTCCATATGAACCACTAATTCTTTTTAATGTATTTTTAACAATATCATTATTAGAAAATTCTAATGCTAATTCACACATTATTTTAACGAGTGGTCTGTTGGCGTTTGTAATATGTTCTAATGACTTGAAATTCGTAACCACTTGTTGGGCTGACCTATATGGAGTATCTAAATTTGTGTTTGTTTGAATTTTATCGCCAGCATACGCATATGAAACTACTGGTTCTCCCTTACACAAATTCTCTATCAGTTTATTTTGGTTTGACCCATTAATATGTACGAACTTCATAAAATTCGCCAATTTTTTTGTAGGGTCATTTTCTACATATTTATTCGCATTATGCCGAGACTGCTCTGCTTTTGGAAGATAGTCATATGATATATAATTAACAAGATGATCCAAGTTTAAGTCAGTCATTATTGAAATTAATTGTTTCTGTGCCTGCATCTTTGATAGATAGTCTTTGCATAAATCAGCAACATTTTGCTCTGATAAATAATTCAGTCTAAATAATTGCGGTTGTCTTAATAACTGTATGGTGGTTCTTAATTTTTCTAAATCATTATAGCAACCTTTTTCATCTATTTTATAATGTTTATTTACCATTTTTATTATATCTTGTATCTCTTTAGACATCTCTGTATGTGAAGTCTGTAAATCGCCATATTTATTAGCCGTTTTCATTCTAATTAATAACACCCCCTCTGTGCTTTTACTTTCTGTGGCGTCTTCTGCTTCCTTCATATCAATTTCATTAAAAACAATAGGTACATTTTTAACTTTCCGTGTATTTTTTCCGATTGTCTTCTGGGGTCTGGTTTTAGCAGTCCGGTTTGTTTTTGGTTCGGCTTTTTCTGCTTCGTTCTTTTCGGCTTCTCTCTTTTTGGCTTTCTTTGCATCATTTTTTACCTTGTTTGCTGCCATTTCGGCTGCTTGTAGTTCAGCGTATGTTGGCCCCTTGGTGGATTCTCTATTTCTTTTTCCGCGGCGAAGGGAAACACTTGGACCAGTAGAACCGATAGGACCAATAGGACTACCGCCACCTTTTGTAAATAGATTATCTATTATATCCATTTTATTGGGAACTATGATAAAATCTAAATCACTCAACTTTAATTTTGTATCTGTTAAATCAAGTGTTATAGCATGAATAAGGTCCGCTAATACTGCTGGTGCTAATTTAAATATGAGTTTAATATTACTCAGAATTGTAGATAATTCGTCATATGGGATGCTGTCCTTGGTTATAGACCCGAAATATATAGAGATGAATCCATCTATATCATCTTCCTTGTGCGATATTAAGTTTTTTAATAAATTAATGTATATAGTAGTAACATTTCCACCAGAGAGAATTACAGTAATAGGTTGATTTGTGTATTGATTTATTCCATCACTACCATTTAAATAATTACAGGTAAAACCAAATAAATTTTGTAAATGTGGGGTATTTAATGGCTGTAATTCTTCTAAATCTTCTGTATATTCAGGCATTTTGTCGTCAAATGCTTTACAATTACTTAAAAATGTTAATCTTTCCATTCGTTTATAGAATTTGTCGTCGGCTTGGTCGTCGGTCATATAATCTAATTCTAGTATATATTTTTCAAATGTCTCTGTTATACCATATTTTGTCGCTGCGTCGAATTTATATCCGCCAGTTTCACTAATTGATGAAGACGCAGTTAAGTCATACATCTCTCCTGAAAACTCTTTGGCTTTCATATACCATTTGTCTTGCTGGTTCATTCGTATATTATATATAACACATATAATTAAAATATTAAAACTAATCAATATGATTGTTAAGGATGTGCGAGCCGCATAAACATTGGATGTTGAAAGAAATAATGGAGCAACAAGAAACCGTAATGAAAGCATATGATTATGGTTCAAGAATTGATGGGTATAACGCAAAGTTGGTTGGTTTAACTAAAATTACCAATATCTCTCAAAATATAGAGTATGTTTTATTAATTGGTTGTGGATCAAGTTATAATGCTGGCTTAATGGGTGAAATATATTTCAATTCTAATAATAAATTTGTATGTGTTAAATCTGTTAATGCGTGCGAATTTTCGGGTAAATCTATTCCAAAAATAAGTAGAGACAAGGTATTGTGTATTTTATTAAGTCAGTCAGGTGAAACTGTAGATGTATATAAGTGTCTTGAGGTGTGTAAAGCACAGGGGTGTAATACTTTGGGTATTGTAAATGCGAGAGATTCGTTAATCGCACGGGAAGTAGATTGTGGGGTATATTTAAATGCTGGTCTTGAAGTTAGTGTATCATCAATAAAGTCTTTTACGTCTATGCTTATTGTATTATCTCTCGTGGAGATGTGGTTTAATACAAATGTTTATGAAAATTATAAAAAAATGAATAGTTTAAGGTTTGTAACTAATAAACTAACCCAGTTATTATATGATTACCAAATTTTAAAATCAATTGATAAACTGACAGACGTGATACATAAACATGATATTAACAACATTTTTATTCTGGGTAAAGGCAAATTGTATCCTATTGCGTGCGAAGCATCTCTCAAAATTAACGAAGTATCATATATTCATTCGCAGGGTTTTTCGCCGGGGTCTCTTAAACATGGAACACAGGCTCTATTAGATAAAACTAATCTAACAATATTACTGATAGATTACGATGATTATAAAAATTATGAAAATTTAAAATCAACTTATTATGAAATTGTGGCGATGAAAACTAACATTATAGTTATTACCAATTCAATTGAAGTAATAAAGCAGTTAAATATAGATAATGGTAAATTCTTATTAATTCCAAGGCAAAATTATTATAATGAGATAATTTTTGTAGTAGCATTACAATATATGGCTTATCAATTGGCGGTTGTAAAGGGATTAGACCCTGATAAGCCAAGAAATCTTTCTAAAGTCGTTACTGTTGAATGATTTAAACGCACGAAGCAATATATACCGATAAAGCAACTAATACACCAACTACTAACGAACTTGTAAGTTTTATTTGATTGTGGTGGGAGAGAATATGAATGACCTGGGAGTAAAATGATAACTTGCCCGCACCATCAGGTGGTTTAACTTCTTCGGGTGTTGCGAAAGGAGATACTACGTAAGCGAGTATAATATTTAATAGCACGCCAACAACGACTGATTTCAAAATTATGTTTTTGGAATTCATTTTTTATATATAATATTTAGATTATTATTATGTAACAGAGAGATTATAAAATAATATATGAAAAAACCTATTTTAAAAACTTATTCATAGACCAAGAATTTCTGGTCCTTTGTTTCTCTATCATATTAACGTGTAATTTTTTATCGGTTTTTAAATCTTGAACGTAAAATTCGCTTGCTATTGGTTGTATTAAACTATTGAATCTTACTATATTAATTATAAACTCATTTGTATTTTTTTTATTAGTGTTCTCATCATTAGCAATTATGTTATAGTTCAGGTCTTTTATAGAATTTAAATTATCGTTGAATTTCCTCATCTTGTAATTACCAGGGTCTTTGTTGTTTATAAGACGCCTTGTATCTCCTGTTAAATTTATAATATCTCTCGCCTCACCAATCTTATAGAATATATCCCTATTAATTTTTATACCATTAGTAATTACTCTATCATTCATAGCATTATCTTCCAATCCCCAACCATATAAATTGGGAAAACCATTACATCTCTCAAAATCACCACCAGTAATTGAAAAAATACCACCCAGAGTGAATGTAAAACCGAAAAAATGCTTTACAGTGCCAGTTTCAGTAGTATATTCTAATAAATTTTTACGACAAGGTAATGTATCAACATCATTAAAAACAAAAGTTATATTTTTATAATCCTTGGGGTATTTATTTTTAATTGCTAAAAAACCAATATTTTTAGTTCCTCCCCTACTAAACGGTTTATTGTCTTGCTGGTGACTATAATATATCTCATAATCATTAATATCATAGTCCTCCATGATATATTGCATATAAATAGAAAAATGTAATTTTTCTTGGGGTCTATTTCTATAAGGAACTATAAACACAATTTTGGGGATGCTCATCGTATAATTATATATATATAAAATAAATTATACATATATTGATATATTCGGAATAGTATTTTATATACTAACTAATTCAGGCAGAATATTTTACTAATATTTTTGCTGGAATTAAATCGGTTTTATGCTTCTCCAACTTCTTATAGCATTTATTAATAGTTACTTCACTAATTTTTGAAATATTGTTAATTGTGCTTTTGGGAATATTCAAATTACAAACTTGCGATACAAAATAGATAATACCACCAGCAATAGAATGAGGCGTATTCTCGGGAATTAAATTCAGCCTGTCTATTTTTTTAGCAAGGAACTTACATAGCATAGTCAGTTCATTATTAATATTTAATTTACTACAATATCGCTCAATAAATGATAATGGTGTAGTTTTGCTTAATTTAATAATACCATCGCTTTGTGCGTTTGCGTGTTCAATATCATTAATGATTGATAGAGCGTTTTTACAACCCCTAGTAGCACTTGTATTATCCAGATGAAATATATCAGCAATCTCCTTTGCTGTTCTCGGGAAATCATTTACCCTGCATGAAATATATATCGATGCGGCAATAATACCATCCCTATTTAATCCCCTGAATGTTTGAGATTCGGATATAATCTTATGATAACGTGTTGCCTCATCAATTATCATCTTGGATATTCCTGCATTTTGTGAAATAATTGTAATTAATTGAAACTCATCATATTGGGATTTCTCCTTATAGGGCATAGATTGCCACGCTGTATATCTTTTGAGTTTCCAGTTTTCGTGGCTTAACTTTCCAGGACATAAAACCTTACAACTATAGGAAGACTCTTTTAATAGTGGATTAATAGGCATACCGCACCTTGTTGGGTCGCTTGATTGATTATCATCAGCACCATAAAATCTCCATTCAGCACCTAAATCTAAATTATCCTTATAAATAATACCACATTTTGTATTGGGACAACTCAAAAATCCCTCATCACCGACAAACAACGCTGTCTTACACGCACTACATATATTAATATCCTTACAGTTTTCATCGGTTTCAGCATCTGACCGATATATACATTCTAATTGTGCTTTTTTACTATCACTACTGGTATTATCATCTATCTCCTCTTCAAATAAATTCCACATTTTAGTTATATCTTTTGGAGTTGATAAACGAGCCCGTATTTTTTTAGTATTGTTATGTTCGCTTGTATTTGATTCTTTATTTGATACTGTTTTACCCTCTGATTTAAGTTCCATTGGGACCGTTTTAATACTTAAATATTAATATCTAAATCTTTTTTATCAATTTTATAATAAATAATTTTATTTACTTATTATAATATGTCTAATCTATTTAATTTCGGCTCTTTATTTTCCAATCCGGATAATTCTAATAAATTACCCAAGAGTTTGGTAAATAAAAAATTTGACGAATTTATCAAAGAATCGTTTGGTACTTATTTGTATAAGGCTGCCAGTTTTAACAATTATGCTAAAGTATATGAAGAAAATACTGATTTTAGTGATGAATGTAAGGAGTTATATATTTTATCCGAGGAACTCTATTTAAATGCTGTTCAAAAAATTAAAGTACCATTCGATGTTAAATTTAACACTTCCAAAGAAGTATATATTTTCAATTTGAATGATATACATAATGATGATTTTATGTATAAAAATAATGCCGACCAAAGAGTAATAAGACCCAAAAAACAGAAATATCTATGTAAAATTGTTGCTATTAATTTCGTCAAATTATATATCTTAATCAAGGGAATATATAGCACATTTAATCATAATTTAAACCACCCCGAATTAGCCGCCAAGAAAAAAAGAGTACGATCGGTGGAAGAACCTATTATTGAGGATTTAGATGAACCAATTGAAGTTAAGGAAATTGCTGATTTAGATGAAACTGTTGAATTAGCGGAAACCCCCGACGACGAGGATGAGGAGATTAATCAATCTGGTGGCGGTATGTTTGATGATATACGCAATTTATTTACTGGTAATTCTAATGAGAAAAGCGAAAATGTTGATACTGAAGAGGCATACGACGAGGAATTAAATAGCGCCCCAGCAGATAATGAGGACGTAGATGATAATGATGAGGTAGATGATGAGGAGGACGATGATGAGAATACTGATGATAAACCATCTAAAAAAATCAAATACAATAATGTTTTTTATGCTTTCATTAATGCTATTTTTGAATCGCCCATTGATGAGACCGAAACAAATCTCAACATGGAATTCCCTGCTGATTTAAATAAATTTACCGAAAACTTACATACCTCTGGTGTATTTGATATACTATGTGATACTGATTACATTTACAGCACTTTGAAAAAAAATATCCTTTTCAACCCTAATAATATGAATAAAGTATACAAAACATCACCGAAAATACTCCAAAAAATTAAAAATTTAGAAACTGACTTACTCAAGCAATACAATTCCAAATTAAATTCCAAAGACGATGAACTCAAGCAATTATTTGAAGAATTCAAACAGTATGATAAATTATGTAAAAAATTAACATCTAATTTTGCTACAAATGACGAATCCCGTATATATGAGCAAATTATCAAAATTGTTAAGACTATGTTTACCGATTATACATCCAATCGTAATAAACTATTTAATGAAACTATTCTCAACATTTTTGAATTTGATGAAAAAGTTATAAAAGACAGCGATGGAGCTGTTACTGGTGTTGAAAACAATATTATCAGGATTAAAGATAATATTACATACAAAGAAATTGTTAAACTAACATCTAATTCTAAAATAATTATTTACGATTTACATATTGGTTTTTTCAAAGACCTTCTAAAGATTTTTGAACTATTAAATGAAAAAAACCTAATAGTTTCTGGAGAGATTAAAGCACCTGCACCTGAAATTATTGATAAGCCCGAAAAAGACGACGAAACAGACGACGAAACAGACGACGAAACAGACGACGAAACAGACGATGAAACCGACGATGAAATTGTTGATGAGTCGGACGATGAAGTTATTGATGAACCAGAACCAGAAACTGAAGTTGTAGATGAACCAATTGAAGTTGTGGATGAACCAATTGAAGTTGTAGATGAGCCAAAACCCGAAGTTGTAGATGAGGCAAAACCCGAAGTTGTAGATGAGCCAAAACCCGAAGTTGTGGATGAACCAATTGAGGTTGTGGATGAACCTGAACCTAAAGTTCTTGAGGAGCCAGAAACAGGAAGTATTAAGGAGTCACTGACAAAATCACAAAAAAAAGGAGGCAAACAGAGCAAAAAAAATAAATTGAGTAAAAATGGAGGAAAAAAAAGTAAAAAGTCTAAAAACAAGTAAATAATCAATTTTTTGATAATTATAAAAAAATTGATTACATATTTATATAGTTATTAAAGATTATAATGGAAGACGATAATACAGCAGAACGATGGGAAAAAACCGATGCCCCATATAATTACTTTGTTTCTACCTGTGGTAGAGTTAAAAATAAGAAAGACCGTATTATGAAACAGCAACTGCAACTCAATGAAGATGAACGTTATTGTATTAGTTTAACAAACAAAAAACATAGAAAAAAATTTTTAGTTAGTAGATTAGTTGCTACAGCATTTATTCCCAATCATCATAATTTACCACAAGTAGACCATATAAATAAAAATCCCAAAGATAATAGTGTGGGTAATTTAAGATGGGTTACTGCTATGGAAAATACACAATCGGTTAATAAAACGATTAATATCGGTTGTGTTTCTAAAACAGGAAATACATTTAAAGCACAACTTAAAAGTAACGGTATTAAATATAATTTCTGTAATGTAAATGAAGATAAATGTTGGGACTGGTTAAACGCTCGCAGATATGAAATTGAAAATGGTCTTGAATTAACCGATTTAGATATAAAAAAAAATAGAAAAAAAGGGACTGGCAGTATAGTAACAACATCAGGTGGAAGATTTAATGCGACAATAAGAAAAAATAACAAAAGATACTGTAAAACTTTTGATACTAATGAAGATGCCGAAAAATGGCTTGAAGCTTTTATGTAAGGTTCTTATAAATTAGCCGTCAATATCTAACTTTTGCAGTTGCATATTAGTATATATCAAATTACCAGACGGGTTATAGGACTTAATATCTTTATAATCACCTTTCGTTTCGGGTTTAGACTTAATAGGTTTGCTTTTATTCAGCATTAAATTATCAAAATTATCAGCGTTAGAAAAATCGTCCATATCAGATTCTTGATGAACCAGATTACCTGTTGCATCGATTTGTTTTCCAGTCTGTTTTTTTACTTCAGTTCTTACATAACTAGGAATCCAGTGCTTCCAACTTATAAATAGTAAATTGGGGTGAGTATAACGAACAACAAAACCATTTGTTCGCAACTTTTCTATAGCATATACAGTACAATCTTTATGGTTGTACTTAGGAATTCCGATCATCATTTCCGGCATAATATACCATATGCACTGATTGTTTATCATTTGTTTTGAAGTAAATTTAATCTTATTGTGTATCCGTCCTAATATTTTGTTATAATTACTCACTACGTTCAAGTCTTGTTGTTGTTTTTTGATGTATAAATCGTCCATATTTATTTTGATAGAATTATTATCAGCATCGGATTTATCGCTGAAATTATATAAAGAATCGTTCATAATATAATATTAAATATAATATTATATTAAAATTTTGGCGTATATATTTATTAATAATGACTATCAAACATATTGTATTGTGCGGCGGCGGACCAGTAGGCATAGTTTCATATGGAGCGATTAAAGAATTAGTTTGTAAAAATATTATAGATTATAATGAAATCAAATCGATATATTCTACATCGATAGGTTGTGTCGTAGCATTAATATTTCTATTAAAATTAGATTGGAATTCTATCGATGATTTTATTGTTAAAAGACCATGGACAAATTTAATGAATTTTTCATCGGTAGATTATTTCAATTTAATATTCACAAAGGGGTTATGTGATGAAAATTTCATTATAACCTGTCTTAAACCATTATTTTTAGCTGCTGATGTAGATATTAATATTACTTTGAGAGAATTGTATAATTTAACCAATATACACTGGCATTTATTTACATCTAATTTGAATAAATTCACTAAAGTGGATTTAAATTATTTAACTCACCCCGACTTAACGGTTATACAAGCGATTCATATGAGTGTATCTATACCGGTGATTATCAAGCCTCCGTTTTATAATAATGAGTACTATCTTGACGGCGGAATCTTTTCCAATAGTCCTGTAAATGATTGTTATTTGTATGAAAAATGTACGGCAGACAACATTTTATCATTCGTAAATGATAAAAGATGTCCTGTGGATTGCTCCAACATATATTTTACTAAAATACAAGACGAGTTACTAAATGAAGATATTTCTAATAATAACTTAACTGAAAATACCAATATTTTCTCATTTATATACTTTATAATCAGAACTGTGTTCAACAAGATGATGATTATTGAAAACGAAAATGATAGGGTTAGTTCGTTAAGCCACAATAATATCATAAATGTATGTATTACTCCAAATACACTTGATATAAATTACTGGTCCTATGTTTTTTCAAATAGGGAAGAGCGACAGCATTTAATTGAACTTGGTAAAACTTTGGCGGATAATTATATCATCAAAATTAATAATAATGATATAGATATTTGTAATAATACAATTAATACTGATGCGGATATATCGTTTAATTTGAATGATATTAATGTGGAAAATATAGTATATCAACCTCCTTAATCAATCGTATTTAAAAATTGTACTAAATTATCTTTTGTAACTTTAGCATCAAAATCATAAACCGCATCTTTATAAAATAATTTTATAGTTGGGTAACCCTCTACTTTATGCTTATCGGCAATACTTTTTTTCTCATCGCAATCAATCGCAGATAGAATTATCTTGCGGTCGTTGGAATTATTAATACTATCTACGTGTGCTTCAAACTTTTCCCATTCTGGTTCCGCCTTTTTACAATATGGGCACCATTCGGTGTAAAAATACATAATAGATACAGCGTCATCCTCATCACTACCACCACCACTACGACCTTTCATCTTGAATTCCTTATTCAACTTATGTCCGGATATTAATGGCTTAATAAGATTAGTAAATGAGTAATAAGAAATTAACGCAAATAATAATACAAACAATAAACCGACCATTAAACCGACTTTATTAGATAAAAGTAGGTTTGAGGTAATGCGCGTTTGATTCCGTATATCACTTAAGATTGTCATTATATAATAATCAAATATTTATTTTTTATTATATTTACTTATTATAATGAATAAAACTTTGAAAGTTAAAAAAAAGCGTGGTAAAACATATAGCAAAAAAGATTATTCAAGCGGCGATGGCATGGTTACGAGCACATGGGGACCAGTGATGTGGCATTATCTACATACAGTTAGTTTTAATTATCCAGTCAATCCCACTAAAATACAAAAAAGAAAATATAAAGAACTACTTGTCAATTTACAATATACATTACCCTGTAAATATTGTAGAATTAATTTAACTAACAACTACAAAAAATACCCTTTAACACCAGATGTTTTTAAAAACAGAGATTCATTATCTCGTTATGTTTATAACTTGCACGAAGTGATTAATAAAATGTTAGGAAAAACATCAGGTCTTACTTACTGCGAAGTTCGTGAGAGATACGAAAATTTTAGGTCCAGATGTACTATTGATAAACCAACTCTCTTTAATTTTACTAAAAAAACAAAAGAAAAAGGCTGCACTACAGCCTTATATGGTAATAAAGCAAAATGCGTTCTTAGTTTTGTTCCCGCATCTACTAAATGTAAAACTATCAAAATTGATAAAAAATGTTTGAAAAAAAAAATAATCGCAGACCTATAAACAAATGAAAAACTTAATTATAATAAATAAAATAAAACCATATATTATAATAAATGGTTTTAACACGTCGGTTTAGAAAAAAACCCAGGCGGAAGCAAAGTAAAGTTTCCAAATACCAGCGCAAATCTTCTACTAATCGCCGTAAAACATTTAATTTATTTGGTTTATTCAAAAAAACCAGAACAAGAAAAGTAAGAAAACAAAAAGGTGGGTGAGGTCCACCACCACCCGTAGCTGATCCAAACGTCCAGCTTGGTGGGTGATCTTTCGCTCAATAATTGAGCGAAACATTCTACAATAATACTTATATGACGGTTTAATGACAAATTTTACAACATCTTTAAAACCTGACGCGAAAGTATATAATACTAAATCATATTTAGATAATAATATTATTTAGTCAATAATATTATTTTAATAGTTAGTTTTTACGAACCAAAGCTGGAGAAATTCGCCAATACAGGTCTTGGTTCGGCATTATTATCATTTAGGTTGGGAACATATTCAGGGAAGATATTGTCTGTTCTCGCCATAGATGGATTCATATTGCCCGCACCGTTGAAATCACTGTAACTACTGGTAGCAGCAGCAGCCGCATTACCCGCACCATTACCATCATTACCGTTCTGCGCCATCATTCTATTACTAGCATTATTTATTTGATTAAAAACATTAGGAACATTAGGAGCGTTGGTAGCATCTGGGGTAGTTGGAACAGCAGGCACGGTAGAAGGATTTTCTACCAGGTCATTAACTGTCGCATCATCAACTACAACATCATCAACTACAACATCATCAACTACAGCATCGGTGGTCCTCGCTACATTATTGGAACTACACGAGTTAGTATTTGTAGCAGCAGGGACTTGATTATTATTACAACTGGAACAGGGGGTATTCGCAGCCACACCGGTCGCATGTGGTCCAAATAGGGTCTGCGAATAATCTACAGGACTCATGGAATTCACGGGATTTACAATAGGATTAGATGGATTATTCATAGCGGTTTCAAACATAGATGTATCAGGGTAAAACGGGCACTTATTATTAGTCACCAGCGCTGGGTCGGAACCAGGAATTAAGCACGAATTAGTCGCTTGGGAATTAACTGCTACATAGAGACCATTTTCATCTTTAATGTATGTGGTCTGACCGCCGTTATCTTTTGGAGGGGTTACTGGTGGTGCTACATAATTTTGTGGCTTTACTAATAGCCCGCCATTTTGAATAAGCACGATGTTGGATTTTTTCATTGTAATATCCAGAGTCTCTCCCGATTTTGTTAAAACATTAGAGTAATCACCCTCTCTTAAACGGAGTAATACATTACCTCTGTAAGTTAAGCCAGTCATACCTTCCTTTACCTTTTTACCAAAAAAGTAGGACATCATATTACCAAAAGGCTCAATTACGACTGCGATAGGAACTGGTATCGCTTCGGCGGTAATTCCACTCATCGCTTGACTATTAATCGCAGCATTGAATATGAGAATAGAAGAAAACCAACTATCATTTAACTTTGTTATCATCGCGGCGGACTCATCTATGGGGACAACAATATCAATCTTCAAAAATGTAGGCTCAGTAGCGGTCGCGGGTGTTAATGTTGTAATAACATTAGAAGGCAGCACAGGTCCGTTTGCGGACCCAGCAATAGATGCGTCCCCACTAATTAACACCTTCAGTTTCTCTATCTTCACCGGCTCAATGCTCGTCTCGGCGATACTTAATGTGGTGGAAAGTGTTGTTGTCTCAACTATAACAGTCTGGCTTGTTTCCAGCGCCTTTAGTCTCGCTATTTCGGCAAGCTGTTCTGGTGTCGCCGCAGGGCTTCCAGTGAGACGCGGGCGGACTGTTGTGGTCTCGTCAACTACAGAATCTACTACGGTCTCATCTACAGCCGGATCTACTACGGAGTCAACAATAGCCGCATCGGCATCGAGAAGATTAATTGTGAATGGAATGTCTATTTTATATACTTCATAACTTTCAACCGTTCCTGGTGTAGTAGCGGTAGTCAATCTATACATATCATAACCATTTTTAATCATATACTTGTAGATGCCTCCGTTTTTGTTAACATCTTCTTTGCTTATGACGGTCCCCGATAGACTGGATAATGGTGTGTCGGTAGAGAATTTAATCTCGGTTTCATTAGCAGCATATGGCTTTAAAAAATAATTATCAGTGCCATTTTTATAATCTTTGTTATATATTTTGAAATTCGTCTCAAAATGACTGGACATATTGCCGAGACCCTCTACATCTCTCCTGATCATAGAATAACAAGCTACAGAGGCTAAAACCAATAATACAAGTAAAATGATTTTAATATTTTTATTTTTAAAATTGAATACCATATCTTATTTATATAAGGTAGATAATAAAAATAGATATAAATATTAATTAATAATGCCAAAACACATTCTGGAACAATCATACAATTCCGAATCCGAATTATCTGAAATCGGTATTGATGAAGTCGGTCGTGGTCCTATGTTCGGGAGAGTATATACTGCTGCTGTTATTTTACCTAAAAATACTGATTTCAAATATGAATTAATGAAAGATAGTAAAAAATTTACATCAAAAAAAAAAATTAATGAAGCCGCTGAATATATTAAAGAACACGCTTTAGCATGGACCGTCGCATATGAAGATGAAACTGTAATAGACAATATTAACATCAGAAATGCCACTCATAGTGCGATGCATAAAGCAATCCGTGAAATTATGGATAAATTTAAACAAACCAACCAATATTGTAATGAATTCTATCTACTTGTTGATGGAAATGATTTTAAGCCATATACTTATTTTGATAAAGAAACTTCGCAAATTCAACAAGTCAATCATATTGCGATTGAGGGAGGTGATAATAAATTTTGTTCTATTGCGGCAGCGTCAATATTGGCTAAAGTTGAAAGAGATAAATATATCTGCGAATTATGCGAATGCTATAAGAAGTTAGACGAATATTATAATCTTAGTGGGAATAAAGGATATGGGACAGCAGCACATATAAATGGAATAAAAAATATTGGGATTAGTCCGTGGCATCGTAAATCATATGGTTGTTGTAAAATTGCTGAAGAACACGACAGCGATTTCTTTCTCTAATGGTCCAGTTTCAGCCGTAGTCGGCGCATCCAGACATTTCGGGGCGGCGGCACAGGCTTATTATTCTTAGATGGCGATTTGTTTTTTTTTACTCTAAGGTCATCTAAAGTAACGAATTCAGTAGATAGAATTCTATTATTTTTCTCAATCAGGTTATTATATTGCGTTTCCATATCACCTGGTTTATTATTAATGAATTCTTCATCATTATCGGAGTTGTAATCTTCATATATGGTTTCTGTTCGCACATAATTTATGTCACTACCATCACCACCAGTTGTGTCGTCGGGTGGTAGAATAGAAGCGTTTTGTCGCATAATAGGTAGCATTAATGGTGTCATAGATAATTTTCTTTCTACTGCGTCAATTACCATATCCACCTGTAAGAGTTGGACTTCTTCTTGTGTCCGTGGCTCATAAAACTCCACTTCCCAAAAATAAGGGTCGTTATAAACCATCTTTGCTCTCCCGGATACAATATTATCGTAAAAATTACGACTACCGTTATTGTTATACCACTCTGCGATTTTAATTACCGCATACCCATACCGCGAAGAATCTTCCGCGTAATACTCTGGCTCGGGGTGTTTGTAAACAGTGACATCAGATACATCGGCAATATTATAATATAGGAACCAATTAATAATCCGGGGAATATCAGTTGGGAGAACGGCGTCAGGAATAGTAAGAACCATGCTATCATAGGTATGATTGGGATTATTTTGGCACATAACTCCCGACATAATCTATTATATTATTAATGTATATAAATAAAATATATTTTTATCAATTTTTTATTAATATATTTTAAAATTGATTAATAATTTAAATTTTATATATAATCCAAATATATAAAATATGAAGGTTCTGGTATTTGACACTGAAACTACTGGGCTGCCCCAAAAGACCGATGATGGTAAGGAACCATCTATTTATGATTTTGATAGGTGGCCTAATATTATCCAGATTAGTTGTATTTTATATGATATGGAAACGAACGAAGCATTAATCAAAGATTATTATGTCAAAATTAAGGATGACGTAATTATTTCACCCGGTAGTTTTGAAAAACACAATATTACCCGAGAGTATTTAGATACGCATGGTATTGATATTGTCTCTGCGTTAAATTCATTTAATGAGTTAGTAAATATATCTGATGTAATCGTCGGTCACAATATTTCATTTGATAAGCGAATGGTCTTTGTGGAGTGTTTAAAAAATAAAATCCCACAGCATTTTACAAAATACGTTAATAATGTTCCAATTAGAAAGGCTGAATTCTGCACTATGAGAAAAACAACCCAATTCTGTAATATTGTAAGACATACCAAATCAACCAATAAACCATATTTTAAAACACCATCGCTAAGTGAATTATATTTAGCCCTGTTCCCCGAATCAAAACTACCCACCGAACTACATAATTCGCTGGTAGATATTCTAATTACCCTCAAGTGTTATGTTAAATTTAATTATGATTTAAATGTAACAGATATGAATAGTAGCATTAAACAATTATGCACTCAATATAATTGTCTTTAGTTATAAGAAAAACAATCCTCAATATTATCAATTACATTGTAATGCAGTAACAATACATTGTAATAATCATATTCCAAAATATCCCGATAATGTATGTTAGTAATACCATTTATAACCATCAAGCCATTCTCTTCACAATCTAATGCGTGACATTTATCTTTTGGTGGTGTATAATTATGCTTGAACTCATTTAGTTTTGTTGTTTTTTTTTGTACGTATATATTCCAATTGCTCCCCGCTGGTTTATCAATTATAAACGAACAAGTATAACCACATTCGAGGCGGTCCATATGAGCCTTAAGTTCCGCTCCACGGGTATAAAAGGATAGATATGTATATGTTGGTCGTAATTTTTTACCTGTTATTTTTTCAATCAAGTTTAACATCTCAAAATGAATTATTCTTGATATAAATTCATTATGACAATAATATCTCTTACTTTGTCCGTCCCCCAGAGCGAATATATTATTCTTCAAATTTTCCTTATAATAATTTTTTATTGTTTCAAATATTTCACCATTTAAAACATTTTCCGCAATTACAGGATTAGATTCATCCATCGTATAGTCACGGTTTAAATTAGATTCTTCTACAAAATTGTAATAAGAATTCTCTTTGATTAATTTTAATTTTTCCAAAGTATTATCTGCGTTTTGATAATACTTTTCATTATTATACATAGTCGTCGTTATTCGTGTTATTTTTTTTGCTTCTTTTATAGGTTTTAAGTATTCGTGTAACTTTTTATTCAATATTACATCCATTATATTTTATAGTTTGTTAGTTTTATATCTTTACACATTACACATTTTAAACTTAACCACTACACATTAGGCAGCCATTATCGGGTGCCTCTTCAATCTTTTCAGCTGTCTCCTTCTTTTCAGGCTCAATTGTAAATTGCTGTGCGTGGTGCTTTGGTTTCCTGCGCAGATAATAAATACCTGTCTTTAGTCCTGCCCGCCAACCATAGAAATGCATATTCGTTAATGATTTAGGATCAGGGTCTTCCATCCATAAATTCATACTCTGCGATTGGCAAATATATAATCCACGGTCACGAGCCATATCAATTAGTGTCTTCATTTTAATTTCCCATACAATCTTGTATTTCTCTTTAATATGTTCTGGTAGTCCATCAATATATTGAACGCTTCCCTTATTAGCAATAATATTGTTCTTGATGTTTTCGTCCCATAGTTTTAGAGCAAGTAGTTCATCTACCAGATATTTATTTACCATTGTAAATTCGCCCGCCAGAGTTTTCCTGCTGTAAATATTACTTGTAATTGGCTCAAAGCACTCGTTATTACCTAAAATCTGGCTTGTGCTTGCTGTAGGCATGGGAGCACATAGCAGACTGTTCCTAATTCCGTGCTTAACAATTTTCGCCCGCAGAGTATCCCAATCATACCTATCACTACAAGGCTTTTCATTCCATAGGTCAAACTGGAACTGTCCGTTGCTAATTGGCGAACCGATAAATGAACTGTAAGCACCCATTAGACCAGCATTTAGGTCATCGATCTCACCTTTGATTGGCTTACATTCCTTTAAGTGTGTGGCGAGTTTAACATCTGTCTCGTCGCTAATCACATATGTTCGGCAATCGGGCTCTTGGTCGGTAAAACTCCACTTTTTAGCAACATATTCGGTTTTAAGATATTCCATACCCTCGCCACGCTCACGGCTAATATCATTACTCTTTTCCAGAGCCGCAAAATAAATTGTCTCAAAGATATATTTATTGACTGTTTTAGCCTCATCAGATGTAAATGCGATATCCATCTTGAAAAATGTGTCGGCTAAACCCTGAACTCCAATACCGACTGGGCGATGCCTGTAATTGCTCCTGCTTGTCTTCTTGTTTGGGTAAAAATTCACATCAATAATGTTATTTAAATTTGTAACTAATACCTTGGTTACATCTGCTAATTTCACATAGTCAAATGTTTTATCCTCCTTTACAAACATACCAAGACCAATAGACGCCAGATTACATACCGCAGTCTCCTTGTCGTCGCTGTATTCTACAATCTCACAGCACAGGTTAGAACTCTTGATGGTGCCTAAATTCTTCTGGTTAGATTTACTGTTACAAGCATCCTTGTATAGAATGTATGGGGTTCCTGTCTCCATCTGTGCGTCCAGAATCTTTAGCCAGAGGTCACGGGCATTAATTTGCTTGTTGTATCTGCCTTCTGACTCGTATTTCATATACAGAGTTCTGTAATCCTCACCGTAACAATCACTCAGACCAGGGCACTTATCGGGGCAAAACAGCGACCAAATCTTATTACCGATTACACGCTCCATAAATACATCACTCGCCCAAATAGCATAGAAAAGGTCCCTTGCCTTTGACTCCTCGTCGCCGTGGTTCTTCCGTAGCTCTAAAAATTCCTCAATATCAGGATGGTGTGGCTCCAGATACATCGCAAAACTACCGTTCCTCTTGCCGCCCTGATCTACATACCGAGCAGTCTTATTGAAGACACCGAGCATGGGAATAATACCGTTGGAAGTGCCGTTGGTTCCGCGAATATGCGAACCAGATGAGCGAACATTATGAATATGTAGTCCAATACCACCCGACCATTTAGAAATTTGGGCGCATTCCTTTACGGTATTGAAGATACCCTCAATAGAATCATCTTCCATCGATAGTAGATAGCATGAACTTAATTGAGGTCGTGGTGTTCCGGCGTTGAATAGTGTAGGTGTTGCGTGAATAAAATACTTATTAGACATATAATCGTATGTCTCCTTAATCTTCTCAAGATTAGACCCGTGAATACAGATAGAGACCCTCATCCACATATGCTGAGGACGCTCTACAATCACGCCATCAATTCGCAGAAGGTATGCGCGTTCCAGAGTTTTAAACCCAAAATAATCAAACAGAAAATCACGCTTGTAATCAATCATTTCATCTAACTCAACCTGATATTTTTCTACAGTCGCCATCACATCATCGTGAATTAGTTTGTATTTATTGTCATTAATATCGCTGAAATCATACAGTTTTTTTACGGTCTTATAAAATGACGCATCGGTATTTTTATGTAGATTTGAAACGGTAATTGCGCTTGCTAATTTTGTATAATCTGGGTGCTTCGACGCCATAGAAGCACATTGTTGGGCTGTGAGTTCATCAATATCAGTTGTGCTGATATCATCTTTCAGTTGGTCGATGACCTTCATTGATAGTTGTGCGTAAATTACATTTTTTAGGTCCAGACCCTTACCAGTCGTTTTGATACGCTTTAGAATTTTATCAAATGAAATTACCTCTTTCTTACCCGAACGCTTAATTACGTGCATATCAATTACGTTAGACTTATTAGCCATGACTCTATCTTAATAATATATGGCTATTTAATTTTAAATCGTTTTAAAATATATTTAAAAAAAATATAGTTTTACTCTTATTTTTTATCTACAATTGGATTAAACATTTTCCTTTCGGTAATGCTCGTTTGGTAATTACAGGTTCAATATTTACTCGCTTAACATTTACAGGTTCAACATCTGGCAGTGCTACATTTACTAATGTCTTGTTTTCAGGTTTAAACAAATTCATATTTACATGACAGCCTGGTGCTGGGAAATCGCTCCTGCTTTTTTCGTCTTCAATTTCATACTTACGCTTATTTTTGATACGCAGTTTATATTTACCCGTTGTCCTTTCATCTACTAATTTGTTCCAAAACACTTCCACCATCGGTTGAATCTTCTTGAACCAAATCTTATTTCTCAACACCAATACGCAACTGATTTTTACCAGTTTCCAGTATATAGTCTTGATTAACTCCAAATCCTTATTTGTAATTTGTTGCTCCTCGTCCCACTTTTTATACTCCGCAGAATTTAAATCCGCAAGCATAAACGGAGCATATACATAATATGGAGCCTCGTCTTTTAAATACTGAAGCATCACACCCTTATATTCAATCTCGTTGTCGTTTTCATAATCTTCCTGTGTATCATATTCTAAAAACTTGGTTTCCAGAAAATCGCATTCGTTAAGATCGCAAACCTCCATCTGCAATTGCATTTGAACCCAGTATTCTTTTTTGGGAATACCTGTAATCACTCTTGATACTACATTCTTGATTTCTATCATCCGTCCGTATAAGGGTGAATTACGGTCGCATACAATTCCGTCTGGTGAAGCAGCGATATAACTAAATTCAGGGTGAGGAATACAACCAAATTCCGTAACTGTAGTATTATTGATATACTCATAATACATATTTGAAACGGGTTCAAACTTTTGACCCCAGTGCATAGGCGAATTTGTATTCGTTACCTTGAATTTGTTAATATTCATCGGTTCGCACTTCTCCAAAATTAGTTGCGATTGACTGGCTTCTGTTCCAAATACTTTCCAGATATTGGATGCCGTTAAGGTGGAATTCCTAAAAATATACCATTCATCGGTTCTTTGCTCTGGCTGAATAACATCAGTTAGTTTCTTGATTTTAGCATCCACCTTTGTGATATCAATCCCGACATTTCTAATATATGTGCGGGTGTATGACCTATGGGGCATTACATATTTGGATACTAATGTTGAACCCATATTAACGTAATCGTTAAGCAACTTGATACTGTCTTCTTTAGACAACTTATACATAGTCTCAAATATGTTTGTATCAATATACTCACTTGATAGCATTTCAAATGTATAATCATACATACTATCATACAAATCAGTATGAATTATTTGTAATATATTGTCGTCAATATATTCCAACATCATCTTCGTAACATACAGCAATAAATCAACGTCAAGGCTCGACACATCATATTTATTTAAAACATACTTCATATAGTTTCCGTATTTTTGAATGGCCGCCATTATATATATATGTGTGTATGATTTATATTATTTATACATAGGTTAAAATATAAATTCCTCATCAATTTTAAATTAAAAACAATAAATATATAATATTAATGGCTTTATCCAATCTAGACTAGGGAAATCTTACTCGTCTCTTTCAAATGATTAATATTGATGATTATTCTGATAATCAAAATGCTCTTGCTAATATCAAAAAAGATTACAGCAACTTCGGTAAATTAGAATTAATCGCTAAACAAATATCTTATCTACAAAATCAAGCAGTTGAAATTTATAATAACCACCAACTAAGCACCGAAATAAATGAAATTTCTTGTAATTTTAAGAAAACACCAGGAACAACCTATTATTTATATGAAAAGAAGGACATCAAATTTCTATCTTTAATTTCTAATGAAGAATGGAATTCATATGATAAATTTATATGTAAAGTCTTATATGACTATGATCATAATTTTAAACGATTATGATTAGTTAATTATACTCACTCTGTATCAATCGCTTGATTGGCTAATTTATCAGCGTTATAATTACCAATAGAATGAATATCAGTTTTTTTAGTATGTGCTTTGACGTGTTGAAAATTAACATTCGGGGTGCTTTTATATAGTTCGTAAATTGTCTTAACCAGTTCATTATTCACATAATTAACTGTATCGCATTTCTTACCATATATTAGAGCACAATCAATAGCATATTGCGAATCAGTCACGATAATTATTTTTTTTCCAGTTAATACATCATTCTTAATAATATCATATGTGTTTATTATTGCGGTCAATTCAGCAGCATTATTGGTTTGCTTTCCCTCTAATCTGCGTGATACATTTCGCTTGTCATTTATACCGAAATATATACCAATACCTGCTTTCGCATTTGGATACCCGTTACTATGACAAGAACCGTCAGTATATACATAATAATCAACTTCTAAAATATTTCGCTCTACGGGAATTGGAAGATTTACAGGAGTTAGAGCATTTACTGGCTTTACGATAAATGCTTCAATATAATTCTCTGCTTCTGCTTTGGTTTCAAACTTTTTGTATGCCGCATTTTTGTAGCCCAATACTTGTTCTTTACAATCGTTCCATGTAATAAATACACCTATTTCGTGACCACGGGCTACAGCATAATATTTTGACATTATTAATATTATTATTATTAATATAATAATATTATTTTCAAATCAATTTTATCGTTATATATAAAATATTTTTTGAATATTTTAAAACTACATACAATACATTTATGAATATGAATATTGGTTAATATTTATTTAATTATTTTAAGGGGCTTAACCTTGCCCTTTTTATCAGGAGGTAGCGATTTAACAGTAGATACATGTTTGTCATCTTTTCTGAGTATATATGTTTGCTTTTCTTCAACAAAAAATAAAAACGGAATGTTAAGAATCTTATTGTTCTCCTTGTCATAAATAACTTCTTTCGTTTTAATAAGACATTTACGGTCTAAACTACGAACAAGATATTTTTTTAAAATTTCACTATGCTCTTCTGTTAGTTCGTCTTGCTCTGTTAGAAAATCCGCATAATTATTTAAGTGCTTAATCTTCTGTGTCTTATCTAACTTAGACCAAGTCTCTTTTTTATTTGCTTTTGACTCATTAGTCAAAAAATTTGAAATCTTTAAATTATTACTATCGGGCATATCGTGCTTTGGATTAATATCGGTTCCGTTCAATAACATAGTCTTGTATGCTATGTTTTTTAGCTCTTGGCAACTATCGGTTCTCTCATCTTTTTTTGATTTTGCGTCAGCCATTACATTATGACTTACATCTTTTGATTTAATATTTATATTCATCTTATAGTATATTCTTGTTTTAAGTTTATATACTTTTTATAAGTATTCTTATAACATAAACTTATATTTCTAATCATCTTTTTAACTTAAAATCATAATATATATATATATATTGAATATGAAGTCTATCAATTTTGATATCAATCAAACTACTACCAAACAAGCCACAGTTAAACCTCCACCCAAAACACGAGAGAAATTCATTATTTTATCAAAAGATATGTCGGATAATATTATTCAAAATATTAATAACCACAAGTATCAACTGGATTTAATCAATAAACTATATTTGAATCTTCCTTTTCCAGAACAAAAATTTGTGATTAACGAACTCAAAACTAAAATATCATCATATAAACAGCAAGATATAAAAAAAACGTTACACGAACAAGATAATCTCATTACCCTTAATGAAGTTATTGAAAAAATCTTCAATTCTAAATTGAAATGCTATTATTGTAATCAAAATATGTTTATATTATTTGATAAAGTTAGGGATTCCAATCAATGGACTCTCGACAGACTGAATAATTACGATGAACATTCATCTAGCAATACAATTATTTCGTGTCTTAAATGTAATTTGGAGAGACGACGCAAGAATAGTGAAAAATTTAAATTTACCAAACAATTACAAACCAATCAATTTAAAATTACTAAAGCCCCTTAATTAATTTTTTTGCGTGTTCCTTTTTTGCGATTATTTTTTTTACGTGTGCTTTTCTTTGCTTTTGGTTTAAATCCACTTTTCTTTTTTTTATGCTTTTTTGTTTTTTTACCACCAACTCGTCTATTGTTTTCTAATATATCCGTCGCCCAATTACCCGTTTCTGTGGGTGAGTTACTGATGGTCTCCTTGGTGGTAATTGATAGGTCAATTATATCACCTGTCTGTGCTTGCCATAAAAATCCCGATATGAATTTTGTTAAACTATCCACTTTTATATTTGTTCTAAAACCAATATCATATTGTAAAGTAGTAAGTTCTTCAAATAACTTAGCCAACTTTTCATATTCCGTTTCGTTATGGAATAGTTCTTTCGCCATTCTATTAATATTCAATGTTCTCGCTTTTATGTCTGGTAGTTCAGGCGATGATTCCACAATTGCCTTATTTAATTTATGAACCATATCTATAGTATTTCTGTATGTATTAACTATGCGGCTATATTCCGTCGCTCCCACGTAATAATTTTTTTTGTTGTATCTATAAGTTTTATTATGTCCCCGTTTACTTATTGGTGTTAATGTAGTCATATAACTGTATTATATATTATATTATATTTTTAATATAAACTGAACGGCGTAGTATATATCAGTTAAATAGATGAATCTTAATACGCAAAACGATTTATTATTGAATAAACTACTACAGTTTTATAACGTTAATGATAATCTTGATAAAGCCCTTAATATTATTAATGGAAAATCAACAATATCTCTCAGGATAGTTGATTGGTTTGCTACTAATTTTTCCAAAGAAAACTATACGCAGTATCCCGTATATAAAAACGGAACAATGGAGCGGTTTAAGGTTTATAATGATTACAAATTAAATCTAAAAGCCTATTCTAAAAAAAGGTTTGACCCTTTCTGTCGTTGGGATAGAATTACTATTCCGTATAAAAATGATACACATATCCAGACCACTATCGGTCAGCTCAACTTCTTCAAATGGGCACTTGAAAATTCAGTCGTCCAATACATAGAGGATAACTATAAAATTATTGACGACGATATGAATACACGCAATAGCAATACCAAATCAAAGAAATTCTCCATTAACTCTACCAGTTCAGATGAAACAGTATCATCAAGTGATACTACAATCACAAATAATTTCAATAAAACACGGAAAAAGCGAGAGGAACTATCATTTAATGCCTCTAAAGGCGTAAAAAAAGAAACGATGGAAATCGTTATGTCATTTTAAGAAGTAACTTTTTATATTTATAATATATAAATAATGGATAATATCATTTATATATTTTTATTCGGGTGTATAGGCACTCGTATTGCTATTTCTATGCTCGCCAAATACATAGACATCAACTATCTTCCATATATGGCTATTTTAACAACTATATTTTCACTTGGGTTTCTTCGTGGATTTATAACGAATTCTCCGAAAGTTGGTTTTTTCGGCAACCCTGCTTGGTGGGAAAATTACAGAATTATACATTCCATAAATTTTGGTATCTTCTCGGTTTTGGCGATTAATAAAAACCCCGATGCATGGATAATATTATTTGTTGATGCTATGCTTGGTCTAATTTTTTTTATCAAAAAATATTTCTTTTAAAAATAAATTGAATTCATTCTTAAATTTAATTTATATGCTAACTACAATGACCGATACGATGAATGTCGCCGTTGTTTTAGACAAACCACGACCGACAGATGATATAAAGCCAGAAGTTTGGTACATTAAAAACTCTTCTGACCACCATCTGGTTTATCGCTCATGTATTATATCGAGCAAACTAATTTCATATAGGCTTACGGAGATGGGTTTTGAATATACTACTAAAAATAATGTATATATATGTGATTGGGCTCCCACTATCAAAGTAGTATCTCGGGACTGTCTTAAAGCAGTCAGGGAATCATCTTTAAGGTTCAATCTCCTTTAAATTATCTTTTACATTTGTACAATTTATTCTTTTACTTGATAGTCTTTACATATACTCTTAATTATCTTATCTTCCACGCCCGTAATAGGTTTTCCCATAGCCGACATAGACTTCGCATAAAACATTTGTTTATCGTCTTGCTTCATAAAAGCCGGGTTCTCTTTCGTCCATTCTGTTAATGCTGTATAATTTTTGTTTGATGTTTTGTTTATTGCTTTCTTCAATTTCTCTTTATTTGTATCTTTCTCCCATATGTCGTTCTCCTTTATATAAATTGTTTCCCGTTTCAAATCACTACAATGTAAAGGTCGCTCGTATTTGCTTAATTTATTCATATTATCCATAATAACTTTCGTTATTCCTTTTTCTAACCCATTATTAGTAGTATATTGAAGTTGGTCTAATGATACTTGTATAGATTTTATAAAATCACTCATATTAATAGCGTCCTTACACTCTTCATTTAAAAACATATTGATATTGAAGTGATTTGTATTATTACTATTGTTATTAGTACCCATATTGCCCGCCATATCTTTAATTGTAGTTGTTAATAGTTCTATTTGTTTTTCATTCTCTTTCATCATCTCCATCTTCTGTTCCATCATTTCCATCTTGTGATTGTTATTTTGCTGTTCCAGTTGCCCCATCAAAACAGCAACCATATCGGCAGATACATCTGTTGTTTTTTGAATTTCTACACATACAGGCTCTTTATATTCGCACGTTTTTCGGTGCTTGTAAAGTCCTTGTATATACTTGTAATTCTTACCACAATTACAGTTAAATATTTGGGGTTGAATTTTTGGAGTTTTTGGAGTTTTATCATTATCCATAATTATCTTTTTATTATCATTTATTCTCATTTCGGCTTTTATATGTTTAGCGGTCCTTAAATGTTTTTCAAAATCACCTTTACAACCCGTAATGTATTTACAACATTCACAATTAAAATTTTTAATAATTTTTGGAGTTTTTGGAGTTTTTGGATTATCCATTTTATCCTTATATTATCCATATAATATAATCTCTAAACTCTTTTTTTGACTAATAATATTTATGGTCTGGTAAATATTTGGATATATACACATTAATTCACTCCTTAATGGTTTAATTTCATAAAAATAGACATATTTCACCCTGATTTACAAACTTTATATGAGATATGAAAATAGGACATTTTTAAAATGTCTAATTCTTAAAAAAATTACAAAGTACAAAAATCAAAAAAAACACACTTTTAAGGAATATTATTTTTATTATGGTTTATGGTTTCATAACAAAAATATGTAATTTTTAGAGTTTTTTGTAGTTTTTGTAGTTTTATCATTATCCAAAATTATCTTTTCATTATCATTTCGGTTTTTTATGTTTAGCGGTATGTAAATATTTTTCAAAATTACCTTTACACTCCGTATTGTATTTACAATATTCACAATTAAAATTTGTAATAATTTTTGTAGTTTTTTGTAGTTTTTGTAGTTTTTGGATTATCCATCATTATCCGTTTGTAATCCATATATTATATACTAAAATGATAAGAATATCTATATAAAAAAAATTGAAATAAAAATAAAAATAATCATATATGCGTAAAAACAAATATAATGATGCTTGAATTTATGTTTGTAAAACTGATGGAATTTTTAGGTCGCCGTAGAATTATCAACGACAGAGAAGATGATGAGCCATATCTGGAGAGATATTATGTGTTTCTTAAGGATAGGAAGTGTTTCCCATTCAATATATTTATCCATAAATTTCTAAAATCAGACCCAGATGATTTACACGACCACCCTTGGGAATTCAGGACATTTATTTTAGCAGGCGGGTATTGGGAGCATACGGACGATGGAGTGTTTTGGCGTTCGCCTGGGACATATCGCTACGCACCAGCACGCACATATCACCGTGTAGAATTAGATAAGGACATTCCATATTGCTGGACGCTGTTTATTCCAAGTGTCGCACGAACGGATTGGGGTTTTAGAACCCTGAAAGGCTGGGTTCAAAACGAGGAATATTTTAAGATGAAGAGAGCAGCAAAAGCGGCAAAGAATAATGCGTGATATGTTATATGTATAGTGTTGTAGAATTTGTTTTTTTTATTTTATTATGGGTTTATATTTTTGTAACAGAGAGATTGTAATTATATATTCTACATTTTAATATTAAAATTATACTAATAAATCATATTAAAATGGGAGCAAGTCAAAGTATATTTAAATTAAATTTTGAGGGAATGCAAAATGTTGTAAGGAATGATACTAACAGCAAATTTATAATAATTAGCACATTAGGCAGTGATAATCAAAGTTGTTTGATAAAAAACACATTATCACCCGAAAAAGAGATAGAAAAGATAAGTGATTATCTTAAGACCGATAAAACCATCAATATTGTAATTTATGGAGAGAATAGTGTTGATAATAAGACGTTGGAGAAATACGAGCAATTAACCAAATTAGGATTTACTAATGTGTATCTTTACATTGGTGGTTTATTTGAATGGCTATTACTACAAGATTATTATAGTGCCGACGAATTCCCAACTACAAGTGAAAATATTGATTTATTGAAATACAAAGGCAAAAATATCATATAGAATTATATGTATTTTTAGAATAATTTTTTTATATATTTTATATAATAAAATGATTGAAAAAAAACAACCTATTATTATCTCATTAGACGGTAATATTGGTTCTGGTAAATCATCGGTTTTAAAATATTTTCAAAATAATTTTCAAAATTTCTGTAATCTTAAAACGGACCGTCCTAAAATATGTTTTCTTGAAGAACCTGTCAGTATATGGGAATCTATTGTTGATAAAAATGATGGAGAGAATATAATAGAAAAGTTTTATAATAATAATGAAAAATATGGTTTCGCATTTCAAATGATGGCGTATATTAGTCGTCTTACATTACTCAAAGATGCTCTAACCAAAGATTATGATATTATAATAACTGAAAGGTCTATATTTACAGACAAAAATGTATTTGCTACGATGTTATATAAAGCGAATAAAATCAACGACATAGAATATCAAATATACAACAAATGGTTTGATGAATTCTCTATTTGTATTCAAAAATTGAAAACTGTTTATATTAGAACTTCCCCTGAAATATGTGAAAAAAGAGTATTAAAACGCTCGAGAACAGGCGAAGCAATCCCGCTATCTTATCTCCAAAATTGTCATCTCCATCACGATTTATGGCTTTATTCTCCAGACCAAATTGAAAAAGGTATGGTATTAACTATTGATGGAAATCATGATACCGACACTAATATATTTACTAATAACGAATATTATGACGGTATTATGGATAGAGTATATAATTTCACCAGCAACTAACTATTAACAACAATCATATAGAATTATATGAGAGATATGAGGCAAACGACAACCACGCCAATAGTGGTATTAATAAATTGGAAGACTTTTTTTTGAATTTGCTTAATATCAAATAAATAGTAATACCAATAGAGGTTAAAATATTTAAAAACGCTAAACTCCTATTATTAGCATAAAATATAGACCAACTTGCTAAAAGAGTTGTTAAAATTATATAATATTTTGATAAATCTGGAGCCAAAGTCCAAGATTTTCCAATTAATAATAACAATACAGGCCAAACAACAGCAAACACCCAGCCAGGAGGGCGATACGCTACTTCCTTTCCTGCGTCTTTTTCTATTGGGTAAAATGTACCAACAGAATATACACTCAAAATTGGTAATAATAGATACAAATAATTCATTATATAATTGGCTAATAATTTAATTATTATCATAATATGCTACTTGAACGAGATTTAGGAATTAATTTAAAATATATGCGTATATATATAAAATGCACGAAATCCCCGAACCCGATGTCGAGCCCGAAGTTGATGTCCCAGTTGAGCCCGCTGCTGATGCCGCTGATGATGTTGAGGCCGCTGGCGATGGTGATGCTGCCGGTGCCATGCTAGGTGGTAAGAAGCGTCGCGGCACCAAGAAACGCAAGGGCGGAGCCAAGAAGGCACCTAAGAAATCCGCCAAGAAGTCTGCCAAGAAATCTGGCAAGAAGGTCGCTAAGAAGTCAGCCAAGAAGGTCGCTAAGAAGTCGTCCAAGAAGACAAAGAAGGCTCCCAGCAAATGGATTATGCACGTAAAAAGTTTCGCCAAGTCCAAAAACATTAATTTCGGTGCGGCTATGAAGCATCCCGATTGCAAAAAGACCTACAAGTCTATGTAAATATATAACAACATACTGAAAATATCATATATAAATCAAAAATATATATGATAAATAAAATTTATTGAATTCTAATCAAATTCACTTTTTGCTTCTTCTTTTAGATTTCCCTTTGGTTTTATTTCTTTTGGGCTTTATGTTTTTGCCCTTAGTATCAAGGGGCTTCTTTTTAGTCCTGGGCTTCTTTTTACGACCAGCCGCACGAACTTCAAACCCCTTTGTTACGTGGGTAGGTGTCTTATTATTATGTGGTTTGGGTTTATTTTTTAAACTATTTAGTTCGGCAATCAACTGTTTTTTTAAAATCATCGCAGAAATATCATCCTGATTAACAGTTTCACGGCTATGTGTATTTATCGTATCAAGAATTTCAAGCGTATCATAAATTTTACGCATTCGGTTCTCTGTCATAGTTGGTTTTAAAGTAACAAAAACACGATTTATATCAGCCATACCTGGGTTGTATGCTGGGCTTAGTCTAACCGACATATATTTATATTATACCTATAGACTTTTAAATTTTCTGGTGGTTTGTTTTGTTTTAGGGCGATTTAAAGACATAGATTTAGCCTTATTTTTACTTGTTTTAGGCACATTATTGACTGCGGCGGCATAGCGAATATGAGCACAGCGGGTATATAGCATATATTCTTGAATGAGAGACTTCTTCAGTAATTTAAGTTTCTGTTGATTTTTAACAGTATCCGAATTAGTTTTTAGTTCGTGTAATTCCTCCTCTAAATCCTTTATACTATCCATAAATTTAGCGAGTTTTTCCTTCATCTCTGCCACTTCAGCCTTATATTTTTTAATACACTCATCCTTCTCGGCTTTTAGTAAATTTTTACATTCTTCAGGTGTCCTTCCAATTTTGTAAAACGCAGCAAACTTTACTTTGTCCGCTTTATATGACTGTTTCATTTTTGCGATAGTTGCCTTTAATGAAGCGATTTCCGCATTAACCTTCACATCTAAATTACTCATTTTTTTACCCAAAAATATAGCATCCCTCAATTCGGCATCAACGGTAGTCATCAATACAGGGACATTAATCATAATTGGCTGTGCGAACTGCGAGGCATCCTTCTCTCTATTTAAATAACTGATATAACCAGATAGTTTATTGGCTATATTTTTAGAGCCAGATTCAGTTAATACATTACCATTATTCATATATTCCTTGATGAATTCCTGCTTATTGGTAGTGATTTTTTCGGCTTCAGTTTCCATAAATAAATTTGTTAAACTGAATAATTCAAGTGGGCTATTGGTAAATGGTGTCGCTGTCATAATTAATAATTTACAAGAATCAGCCTTGGATTTTTTATAACTATTCATTATTAATTTCTCCATAATGTCGGTGTCGGGTTTTTCGGTATGCTTAAGATCGCCGCCGTATAATTTGTGTGCTTCATCAATAATGATAAGTGTTTTATTGAGAATATCAACACTACCATTCCTGGACTTTAATATATCGTAATTTTTATTCTTACCAACTAATAGATTACTGAACTGCTTATACGACATGGGCTCTAACCAATTACGACTCAGCAGTTTTTTACGCTGTGCGATTTTATCGGGCAACACAAGACCATTATCTACCTCGTGCTTGATTATGGAGTGGCAAATCTGGTCGAATATATTTTTCCATACATCACTTTTTAATGTATTTCTGGTGACCCACAATATACTATATCCCGCCCTCTCAAATGTAGTGGAAGCAATAGACACTCCCGAACAAGTCTTGCCTGTTCCTACGGAGTGCCATAACAACATACCTTTGTATGGAGACTCGGGAGCAAAGAACTTGGATACGAATTTCTGGGTGGGATTTAGAGTAACCTCATTAGCGGGCTTGGGTTTCGCGCCAGGAGCAGGCACACAGTTATTTTCAATTACCATAGGCTCCCACTTGTAATCCTTACCTTTGTAATTGGATTTAATGAAATCTCTCATTCTTACAAATGGTAATTTATCTTTTGGGAACGAACCCGACGGCAGGTTGGTTTTACCGACATATTCAACTATGGCGTAATTGGTATTAACAGCCTCTGCTTCAGCATCTTGACCCGCATCTAACTCAATCTCTCCAAGGTCAGATTTAATATTATTTATTTTCTTATTTTTTTCAACAATACCAGGGATATACGCATAACGAGCAGACCATTCTTTATTTAACTGTGCGCAGAATATATCGCCGTTATTATGAGTAGTTAAATAATTACAGAAATATTGGCGCTGATTTGTTCTTGGTATATTTTTTCTGGGATGGCTATATTTAAGATAGACTTGTTTTAAGAACTCAACCCCCACAGGTATGTCATTTGTGGTTTTTTTACCACATTTTCCCTTACAATAGATAAAATCAAGTTTGTAGTAACCGGATTTGGTATTGGTTTTTTTATGGATATTATTTTTACTACCGCCCATCATATATAAATCTCTATCCATCAATTCAAAATTTAGGTCATCAACATTATGTAAATTTTTAGTTAATTCATAATCAACAGCAAACGCAGGTGCTAATTCGTATAATTGTTTGGATAAAGTATCCATAGTAGCATCAAATTCACTGAATAATCTGGTTGTGTCGTTGAACTTTTCAACATCCTTGAATATAAGTATATCTTTATCAAGCTCGTCTTTTTTGGGCTCGGTGATATTATTGGTTAAGAAATTACTCGCATATAAGGAGTTCTGGCTCATAGTGGATACAGTCAAATAATAATTATAGACATATAGCGGCCACCCCTTACCAGGCTGAAATTCAAGCCCTTTTTGTCCGCAAGTTCTGGTTGCCCTTCCTACAATTTGTTTTAAATCAGATACAGTCATAGATGGCTCAAAAATATGTACGTATTTCACATCAAACAAATCAATACCCTCTTTGAAGCCGCTGTCTAAAACAATCAACCTTAATTTATTACCATTAATATTTTCGGGTCTTGAATTGAATATATTTAAGAGTGTTTTCTTAATTTTTTCATTAAATGTAGTTCCATATACGCTATTGGAACATAATAGACCGAAATTAGATTGCCCCGAAGCGATATCTATGTATAATTGTTTGTTTTTCTTCTTGGGAACTTTGCGTGCTTTGACTACATTATTATAACCATTCGCCATCAATACAGATGTTATTATCTTCGCACCATAACCACCATCTTTGACGTCTGAAAATATAAAATGTTTGAACTTTTTACCGTGATTACGCTGGTCTTCTTCGTCTATTTTTTTGATATTATTTAATAACTGAACTATTTTAGGCGATGCCTCAAGTATATCTTTATTTACCTCATCAACACTAAAACCTGGCTTGTCGAATCTGTGAGATACTTTAATTTTCCCGAAATTGGCGGTTTTACGCATACAAGTATACATTTTTGTTCTGGCTTTCTTTGTAGCCCTGATAGATGCTGCTGTAGGTGCACCAGTAGCCTTTCCTTTCGCACCGCAATATTTTTTAGCAACAATACATTCTAAAACCTGTTTAAATTCGTCTTGTGGAAAATCAGAATTTTTATCAGGATGATTTTTCAATAGAAACTTTTTTGTATCCGCTCTGGTATTCAAGTTGTGTTTACACATGATTGGCTTACACGAACTCATATTATTATTATATATGCTAAATATTAAAAAAATAATAGAATTATAGTCTATTATTTTCAGGTTTTATATGCGTATATATATATATATATGAAGGCGTTCGATCCTATAATATACGAGGATATTAATATAAATGAATGGTTAAATTTGGAAGACGATAATATAATTGTGATTTTAAATTATAAGCAGGAAGATAAGAATATATATCTGGCTTTAAAAAAATCATATTTATTTGCAACAACATTAAATGAAACATATGTAAATTGTAAATTTACTTCCGACAGTGCTTTTTTACCAAAAGAATCATATACAAACAAGAAAACTTATTTCAATTTAGGATATTATATAAATAAAAAAATTTTAATTGAAAATAAAAAGACAGCAGGTTTATTAGATAAAAACAAGTTCTTTTATGTGATATTAGATGATGAAAAAGAACCTTTCATTAAAAAAGAATATATAGCATTATCATTTATAGGGTTATACGATGAAATTAAATCTCTAAAAAAAAGAGACATGTCAATAAATACCAAAAAAATAAATGTGGAAAACGCAACTAAAATAAATAAAAAGAATATTCCACACAAAATAGATGTGTATTTTGAAAAGATTTTAGCACAAGCGTTACTAAATTATTCTTATCATTGGGATGTTCCAATAAATACTTATTTGAGGATAGGCGAGCAATATTTTACAGAGCCAAGATATAAATTTCAACACTATATGTGGCGATTTGGTAAGACGAAAGAACTTGCTGCGGAAGCAATAAAAAATAAAATTGCGGATTTAGACAGAGCATTTTTGGAAGCAGGGACAATACATGAAGATACTAAACAAATTTATTGGAGAGGAATGAAACAACCAATAGCCATATCTGAAGTCGGGCAAAGAATAACAATACCCAATTTCTTTTCAATTTCGGAGAACCCCAGAATTGCGTATCAATTTAGTGATATGGCGAGGAAAAGATGTTGTATATATAAATTGATAATTGATAAAGGTGTTCCAGTTATTAATATGGTAAATACAACAAAATTTAAAAGAGAAAAAGAAATATTATTACCAAGAAATTTGAATTATACTATTAGAGCTATTGATCCAATCCCATACGGTAAATGGGATAAAATCCAAACAGCGAGTTATATTATAACTTTACAAGTAAGCTTAGCAAGAAGCGATCAATTCAAACTACAATCAAACTGCAAAGATTATAATTACGGCATAATCAAAGCATTAACCGATAAAACGTTAATAAAAGAATTATTAGAAAACAAAGATGAAAAAAAGCAATCCGAACCAAAACAAACGAAAAAAGTTGAACCAAAACAAACGAAGAAAGTTGAACCAAAACAAACGAAGAAAGTTGAACCAAAACAAACGAAGAAAGTTGAACCAAAACAAACGAAAACAAAGAAGGTTGAACCAAAACAAACGACAACAAAAAAGCCAAGATGCCCGAATGGAACTCGTAGAAATTTAACTACTGGTAATTGTGAAAAAAAAACAGTAGAAAAATTTTATACTGCGACCGAGTAGTAATTAATAATAAATAAAGGGTTTTTTCTTTTATTAATATTTTGAATATTAATAAAATTGATACAAATATAGTGTAGTATTAACAAGTATAAGTATATATATATATGATACAAAATTTTAAAAAAGCAAGTCGTTGCCAATGTAGAAATACAACAAATAACAAAATATGCTTGAATAAATGTAAAACTCTCTATTTTATAGATGATAATTTATATTGTCTCAACCATACACGACACTACCGAGATAGTTATGCTGCGAAGATACAATCTGTATATAGAGGCAAGCGAGGACGAGAGATATTAACCAATATTTATAACCGACTTCCAGATGATATACAATCAATTATTTCATTACGCATAAGAAGTGAAGCAAATTATAAGAAATATTTACGCACTATTAAAAGTATTATTGAAAAAAAGATATTCAGTTTGGAAGATGATATGTTTAACTTTTGCGTGTTGGTTAGTAGAGATATGAAAGGTTATATATATGCTAACCGAGAAAGAGTATATGATCTATGTGACCTATATAATAAATATGAGATGGTATTTGCGTATGAGAACCCGCATAAAAAAATTATGCGTAAAATAGTAATTAATTTACTTGAAACAGTAATTGACGCTGATACAAATAATCACAATAATCTATTATTACTCTGATACAAATTCTACTATCTTATTCATAAGAATATCGTAAAAGTTGTTTTCAACAAATAAACTTTTGTTTGTTTCATTATTACCATCAATAACAATAACTAATTTTTTTTCAATCATATCAGTTGTATTAAGCCAAATATCATAATAATGATGGTAGTTTTGGATATAATACAGCATATAATAATCGCCCAGTCTATCCCGTTTATTAATTCTATGAAGACAGGCATCTGGAGTGGTTCTAATATATATGGATTTCATATTATCAAGATAAGGTGAATATTCAGCATACAGTTTATTATATACTTCGTAATATGCGTTTTCTTCAATATCTATTTCACCATATTCTTCGTATAGCATTTTACCAAAGACTTTTTTATCACTCAACATAGAGCGTTCCGTAAATATAATATCGTAATTTTTATCAATAGCGTCCTTAATTCTGTATATTCTGCTGATATACGCTTTCATTTGATACGATAAATCATAATAATCAACAATAGACAATATAACATTCTTTGGTTCAGGTATAAAACATATTTTTAATTCTTTTGAAAATATAGTATCGCAATTGTGCTGAACATATTTGAAAATAGACGATTTCCCCGAACCAATATTACCTTCAAATGAAATAATAAGTGGCTGTTTATCGGTAGTCATTTTCTATTGTATATACTATATTATTATACTAATTTTATTTATTCAATTTTAATTAAATATAATAAAAAATTGATTACATATTTATAGAGTTATTAAAGAGTATAATGGACGACGATAATACAGCAGAACGATGGAAGAAAACTGATGGTTATGATTACTTTGTTTCTACTTGTGGTAGAGTTAAAAATAAGAAAGATTATATTATGAAACAGCAAACCGATAAAGATGGTTATTATAGGGTTGGTTTATACAACAAAAAACATAAAACCTTTTTAGTTAGTATATTAGTTGCCGAAGCATTTGTTCCAAATCTCCATAATTTACCACAAGTTCATCATATAAATAAAGACCCTACGGATAATAGGGCAAGCAATTTAAGGTGGGTTACTGCTATGGAAAACTCACAATCGGTTAATAAAAATGTTAATATCGGGGGTGTTGAAAAAAGAGGAAAAAGTTCATTTCAATCGTGGGTTACGATTAACGGCACCAAATATACTTTCTGTAATTTAAAGGAAGACAAATGTTGGGACTGGATATATGCTCGCAGAGTTGAACTTGAAAACCGTCTTGAATTAACTGAATTAGATATTAAACAATATAGAAAACGAGGGACAGGCACTATAACAACAACACGGCACGGAAGATTTAGTGCGACAAGAAAAAAAGATAATATTAATCACGGTAAAACTTTTGATACATATGAAGATGCCGAAAAATGGATTGAAAGTTTTATGTAAGTTTCTTATGAATTGTTAATAAAATTAAGATATAAAGATTAATCATAAATATATGTAATAGTGTATTGGTGCCCGAGTGGTTAAGGGGTATATTTCAAGCATATATGGCTTCGGCCTCGTGGGTTCGAATCCCGCCCAATACAAAATATACTATTCAACAATATACCTTTATTTTTATAATAAACTTATATTCAAAAAATAAATTTTTTTCACAACATATATATAGTTAAAATGGATGGTATAATAGATGAAAATTGGCGTGGATTTCAATTTACAGGTTGTAATTATTATAGTGATAAAATTTCAGCTACTGAAGCAGACTTGGATAGTGTAATATTGGAATATTCAGGACGGGATATAATAGTTATTTCGCATCCTATATATTTTTGCCCCGATAAATATGACGCCGGAGATGAATATCCATTTTCAAAGAAATTATACTATTATATCAAGGTCCCACATAGTGGATTGACTATTTATAATTTATTTACTCAAATAAATACGCAGAGCCAAGAATATACCAATGATTTCATAAAGGATTTAGATATTTATACAGCAACAAGTTACTTTATAGATGATATATGTGAAATCACAAAAACGGAATATAGATTATTGTGTAGAGTTTGGATGATTGATACAGATTGATAAAAAAAACAAATTTTGTTTTAATTAGAAGGTGTTATGTGTAATATTTAATCAAACTGAAAATTCAGCTGACGCATAAGGCGAGGTGGTCCGACATCAACTCCAAGTGGCGGCGGTCCGATGATGGTATTATCAACTGGTGTATGGCTAATATGATGACTGGAACGAGTTGGCGCGGGGGGCATACGAAGAGCCGGTGCTGGTGGAGGCGTGCAGCAGGACTGCGATGCGCTGCGTTCGGTCTGTAGAAACTCAAATGGGTCGCTGGTGCGATGACGCTTTACCATAGAAGCAGCACCACGATAAACTGCCTCCATTTCCGCACTTGTCTCTGAATAATTGATAGCCTGTCCCTCGCCAATTCCGAGATTACTTGCCTCACGAATTGCGTCCTGATTAGCTGCGAGATAAATCACCTTGATATTATACTTATCATCTGCAGCCTGAACCAGTTTCTTAATCGCGGATTGTGTGTATGAACGGCTACAGTTTTCAAGCCCATCGGTTACAACATAAATAGTGCAACAATCATAAGCAGCGGGGTTCATCAGCTTCTTTTCCATGAAGTGTGTGACTGTATTTCCGATTGCGTCAAGTAGCGCCGTCTGTCCGCGAGGAACAAATTGCCGAACTTCAAGAGGGCGAACCTCCTCAAGAGGAAGCGAGCTAAACAGAATGATTTCCTCATTATCAAACAGCTTTACCGAGACATTAATCTTAGTATTCTCTTCTTGTTCCTCGCGCAGAACCTCAAGAGTAGTATTAAATCCGCCAACCGAATCATCCACCTTTCCACGCATAGAGCCCGAGCGGTCCATAATAGCGACAACTTCCTGAATCATAGTAGCAGACATTATTTTATTTTGATACATAATAATATATTTATGATATGCTATTCAATTTTTTTTTCACTAATATTTTTATTTGCTTTAAAAATATTAATATTCCAGTATCATTCTTTTATTATTGGTTTATTCTTATCGTCTATTTTTTTAAGAAATATATCTAAATTTTGAGAGATAGTTAATTTGTTATTACACGACATCTTGATAGTTACTCTATTCTCTCCTCTCTTTTTATCATAAACAAAAAAATATTTAGTATCTGTCTTTTTCAATGATATATATTTGGGTAGTAAGACCTCCTGAACTTTTGGTTCGGAATCATCACTCGGTGTATCGGATTCAATTTCGGGGTTTTGAATAGCCAATAATATAGTTTTAATCTGGTCTAACTTTTCTAATATCGTCACTTTATTAGATTTGCTTGATGTATATACTTTATTGGTTTCTATGCTTGGTATTTTCTCAATCTTAAAGAATTCTCTATATAATTTCTTCTCTTTATTATAGCATTCTTTATAATAAACCACATATTTCGGTATCATATTTTCAGTAATAGCATCTGGTAATTTAACCGCGTTGGATTTTCTATTACGCTTTGAGCCATCTTTAACGATTAACAAATTAGTAGATAAGTCCATTGTATTTATATAATAAGTTATTTTTTACTAAAAGCAATTCATATTTATATTAAATATAATAAATATAAATTTTAATCAACATTCACCACATAAAAAAAGATGAGAACTATAAAATTTATTAATTGGTGGTATAAATAGTGCTGTTGTTCCGCCTCCTTGTGCTTGCTCCAGCACTTCAACCTCCCCTTGCGCCTACGCTGCTTCCTAACCCCTGCTTCCTAACCCCTGCGCCTACGCCGCCACCATCCCTGGGACAACCAGCATCTATTTATGATTTGTGATAATATATTTTTCTGCTTAATATTACGAATGTGTATTATTAAGGTAAGCATTCATTATTATCAACGACAAGAATGTCTATGAGGCAAATAATTAGGGCGTATATTATAACTTATAATATGGATTTTTATTTATATCGTTTTACTTATTAATCAAATTTATTTGCCGGTTATTAATCTATAAAATGTGTATAAACCAAACAAAATAATTATACAATGACTTATCATAAATATTTTATTAACGATTAAATAGTCATTAGCAGATGTCAAAGAATTATCAATTCTTGTGTGATGTTCCATCAAATTATATAAATTGATGTTTAAAATACAAGAGGCGGCAATAATTAATAAAGAAACTAAAGTTAGTCCTGATGAATAAATACTACTTTTACCTCTATAAAATCTGGAATATCCTAATGCTGCGAATGAAACGGCAGTTGTTAATGCTACATTTCTAATACTGGTTTGGTAATACATTAGAATATCTTTATTGGATTGTAATTCCAAATCTTTTTTTTGTAATTTATCGGTTTCCATTATATATATATATAATCTATATTTAAAGTTATTCATATTATTATTTTGTTATAATATGAATTTTTATAATTTTTTTATTTTTTTTAGAGAGCATTATGCTTTCTAATTGGAGTAAGCGAGACCACCCATGCCCGACATAATGCGCAGAACATTGTAATTGACGGCATAGACACGGACCTTGGCGGTATTTACGCCCTGGACGGTCGCGTTAGACAGGACAAGCTGCAGAGTAGCATTGTCAATACGCGAGAAATTGCAGGTGCCCGATGGCTGGTGCTCCTCTGGGCGTAGCGCGAAAGAGTAGACATTAATGCCCGAATCGGGGGCACGGGTGTGGTGCTGGAAGGGCTGGACCAGGTCGAAGTAGGTGCCCTCACGCTCCGAGAAGCGGTCCTGACCATTGAGCTGCAGCTTGGCGACAATGACGGGATTCTCACCCCAGCAGTGCATGTCAAGGGCAGTCTCGGCAAGGACGAAGGTGCCAGCATCCGATACACCCGAATCAGCAAGGCCGCTAGCGGGGTCAGCAGAGACAGCGGCACCGTCATTGGCGAAGGGATCCTCGAAGTAGCCCGATGTGTTAATAACACCGTTCGCGCCCGAGACGGACTGTGTACCACCGAAGGCGTGGACCGCGTTGGGTAGAGCGTCATACGCATCGGTGTAATTGAAAGGCTGCGCACCCAGGAGGTTGTTAAGGTGCGAGTTCTGGGTGAGCGACGAGCAATAGTCAACATTGGCGTCGGGCTGGACAACCCAAACCAGCTCCTTGCAGGGATGATTTAAATTGAGCTTGATCTTGTTGGACGACGAACCAACCGACTCATCACCGGTGAACTGAAGCTGCTCAATCAGGTACTCGTGGGGGTTCTGCGCCATGCGGCGACGCTCATCGGTGTCCAGGAAGATGTAGTCAACGAACAGCGAGGCGGCGGCCAGCGACTGCTTGTAGGCATCGCCGATCTTGAGACCGGTGCCGTCAATCGCGCTGACGGCCCACAGGCACTCCTCAATATTGCGGATGTCAAGGTTAATCTTGACCTCGTGGTACTGGAGGGCGATGAGGGGAAGGGCAAGGCCGGGATTGCGGCAATACCAGAACTGCAGGGGAACATACAGAGTGGTCTCGGGGAGGGCATTACGTGGGGCGCATACCTGGCGGACACCGTTGGCCGAGCAGGGACCATCAATGGCGGCGAAGGTTGGGTCGCATACGTATGTAAGCTGGGTGGTGTTACCAACCATCTTGAAGTAGCCACGCTCCTGCTCCTTGGAGAGGGTCAGCTGATTCCAGATGTGCATCCAGTCACCGTACTGGCGATCAATGCGCTGGCCACCAATCTCAACCTCAACCTGCGAGATGAGCTGCTCACCGGGGAAGTCTAACCAGCGAGCGTAGACAGGGCCGGTAGATAGCGTCTGACCAATCTCTGGGAGAGTGATCTGAAGGTATGTGCGGTAGGCAAGGTCACCATTGCGCGAGATTGTGCAGGTTACACGGCGACCGAAATCGGCCTGACCGTTGAAAGTCTGCTCAATAGACTCCATCGCGAAGTTGGTGTGGCGACGGTAAGTCACTTTCCAGAATGTAATCTGGGGATTACCAGTCAGGTAAACATCTTGGGCCCCGTAGGCAACTAATTGCATAAGTCCTCCAGCCATTTTTTTATAATATGGCTGGAGAAAAAAAATTTGAAATGTTCTAATTAATTGTTATTTAATTAAATTATTTATATTTTTCATTAAATATTACATAAATTTAATTTGTATAAGAATACTATTATCAGGTAATGAATAAAATAACTGGAAAAAATGTGACTTTGGATAAAAAACACACCGAAATGTTAGAAGAATTCAAGCATAATCAAGAAATATTAATCCCTAAATATAATAGTGAAATAGACAGGTTAAATAAATTCCTAAAGAATACAAAGAATAAAACCAAACATGAAAAAGTTGAAATCACAGAAAATAGGATAAAAGAGCTGAAAAATACAATATATAAGCTGGAAAAGAGGAAAAAAGACTATATGTTAAACAACTCTAAATATATTTTCAATTATTTTGAGGATAAAAAAAACATCACCTGCAATGAGACAAAGGTAGAAATTAATAACACCAAGATTAATCAGTTCTTTTATTTAGATGAAAAAGTTGAAAAAACAGCACCTGTAAATGATGACCGTTCAAATATTATTGATAAGTATTTTTATAATATCAACAATGCCCACATAAATTATGATAATTACTGTTATCAATCTGATATATGCACTTTCTGTAATAAAGGTGAGATGGTATATGCTGAAACAGAGGGGACTTGTATATGTAATAACTGTTCTCGCTCTGTTAAATATTTGATTGAAAATGAAAAACCATCATACAAAGAGCCACCCAAAGAGGTCTGCTTTTATGCCTACAAAAGAATTAACCATTTAAGAGAGATATTAGCACAATTTCAAGCAAAAGAAAGCACTCATATACCGACTGAAGTATTTGAAAATATAAAGACACAAATTAAAAAGGAGAGATTAGAAATTAAGGACTTAACAAACAAAAAAACAAAAGAGATTTTAAAAAATCTGGGATACAATAAGTATTATGAGCATATACCATACATCAAAGATAAATTAGGTATAAAACCACCTGTAATGTCTCAAGAATTAGAGGAGACACTCTGTAATCTATTTATGGAAATACAAAAACCATACTCTAAATATTGTCCTGCTGATAGGGTTAATTTCTTAAATTATTATTACACTCTATATAAATTATGTGAATTATTAGGAGAGACTAAATTCATGGCATATTTCCCAATGCTTAAGGACAGACAAAAGAAAATCGATCAAGACGCCATTTGGAAATTAATATGTGGTGATTTAGGTTGGGAATACATTCAAACCGTTTAACCATTTACCTGTTAAATTTTTTATTCAGTAAAAAATTTAAAACATAATATCTAATACGCAATTCTTATATAATAATATCAAACACTTACCAAATTTAGTGTTCTTGCCTCAATCCGATTAACTTTAATTGCTTCAACAAGAAGCCATTGTGCGTCTTGACGGTCAAGTTTTCTCATATTTACAGCATGGTTCATATCATCAACGATCCATCCCTTATCTTTTCTCTCTCGTCGTGCATGTTTCTCCAGCATAACCGCACGCCGTGCCTCTTGTCTCGCTTCTTGTTGCATCATATCCGCCCACGAAGCCCGCGCCATAGCCATAGCAATCATCACTTTTCGCACCCCAGAACCCATCACCAAATCTCCTGCAGCACGACCCACCATATCAAGTTCTTTATTTACTTTCTCTCTGCGAGCATATAACTTACTAAATATTTTTATAAAAGGTATCAGGTTAAAGCATATTTTTGATTTATGTGCCGATTCTTCTGTATAATGATAACCAACATCAGCCATCAAATTGCGGACAACATTATACATATATATTTCAGCGAGCGAACCAACACACATACGACGAAATGTTTCAACTGTTTGTGCTACCCATTCAGCATACGGCTCTTCATTATTTTCATAACCCAACCAACAATTCTCGTTTAGTGGTTCTCTCATATAATCACTACCCATAATTGCCGATGTAATCCTGGCATATCCAATAATGTTTAGTGTTTGCTTGAAACTAACTTTGTGTTTCTCCAACATAATCATATCAATAATATCATCTGGTAAATCGTAGAAATAATTCTGTCCCATAGTTGTTTTGATTTATTGCTATATTGATTATTTGATAATATATTGTGTAATTATTTAAATTCAAATCAATTTTTTATTCACATCAATAAAAAAACAAATTATAATACTTCAAATATTGTCTTGATTATTAGTATAACATAATATCATCCTTCGTGATAAAATACGCCGACAGCACAGAACAGATTACCATAAATACGATTAGAGCCTCTACTGTAATAGTACAAATAATAGTAGATGAGTGAGGCCAAGATGTTGCATGAAATCGCCGGGGTGCTGGTGCTGGTGGGGGATACATAACTTCATTATTCATTGACGCATCTACTTCTACCCTTAGATTAGAATACCGAACCGTTTCATCGTCTATTTCCTTTAGTTTTTGAGTTAGTTCTTCGTGACGTTTTACAATAGTTAAATGATATTGCATAAATCGTTGCATCATACCCAATTCAAATGTAAATCCACATACTTCTTTGCCGACTAACCCAGCAAAATAGTGTTCTAGATTAACGATGCGTTCCTTAAGTGCGGTGATATCGCCTAACTTACTCAACTCAAGTTCCATTTCGTGCCTCGTCTTTAATGTAGGCATTTCATATACCATTTCAATCAAGTTATTGGTGGAATACATTATATTTTGTATTTGATATGGATTGATATAAAATAAATAATAACAATCAATTTTTTTATATATATGAAATTTCAAAAAAAATAAAATTATTTTAAATATTTGAATAGATGAAAGTGATTATCAGCCCGAAATTAACCATTGTAAAATAATAATAGCCAGCATAGGTGCGACTGCCCCAAATAACGCCTCTATGAAAGTCTCTTTCTTTGTTTCCCTTGCGATTTTATCAATTGCCGCCTGACGGTTAATAGCATAAATGCGGTCCATTTCCACCATATACTTTAATTCCTCTTCGGTTCGTAGGCGACGCATCTCAACATATTGCTTGCCTTCATCATTCATATCAAATACGGTCATGTTAATACATATGTAGATTTATGTTATAGCATTCAATTTTTTTACATAATGCCTGTTAAAAAATTAAATATTTTTACTAATATATGCTTTTATAATTACTGTTAAAAGATAGTATATTTTAGACGAGACCAGATATTATGTCGTTCGTTGATTTTAGCCGTCTTCAGTTCCAGTCGTTCCCTCGCCGCCTGTCGTTGTTTATCGGTTGCTTTCGCTTTTTCTTGCATTATATACATTTCGTTTGTTACACTATTCCTTGCTTTTGAAGATGCCGAAACACGTTCCCAACGTAGGTCCTCTTGTTGCTGTTGCGCTCTTATTACTTCCACCGCAGCAGCGATCCTTTCCCTTGAGATAGACGACCTCTTTGATGTCGTCCAATGAACTGGTTCTATGCCGCCCGAATTTTCACTATTATATTCTTGCGTAAGCATTATATTTATTGATACATATATATTATACTTTATTTTTCCAATTCATTTTTTTTACAAATAACAAAAAAATTATATAGGCAATATGAATAGTTTTATATGAATAGTGAAATATTAATTAGCAGGGTAATAAATAACTTTGTTGTCCTCGTCCTTCCCATAAAACAGTTGCTTTACATAATTCCATGCACTCCACATATAACCAACTTCAACCGTTCCAAATTCTTTTTTTTCGGCTTCTCTCATCAGTTCCTCGTATCTTCCCTTGGTCTGTAAAATGCTAATCGCTTCAGAAACTCTCATCCTTGATGCTGCCCTGCGTGACCGAGGCCAAATTACAGCCGAATAGATTTCGTTCTCGGTGTCGTCTGTGTGCGAAGCCATATTATAGTTATTATTTATATATACAAGTATAATTTTAAATTTCAATTCAATTTTTTTCTTATGTATAAAAAAATTGAATGGAGATTATTAAATCTCTCCAACTGATAAATAAAACAGAAATAATGTTTAACAAACCCCACACAGAAGAGGATGTTATTACATATTGTTTTAATGTATGGAGCGAATCAATGGTTAAGTATAGCCAACTACACACTCTGGAGGATGAGATAATTTGGTTGAAGGAAAATTGTAGTGATATCAATTTGGTAAAAAAAATATTTGACGGATGTTATCAAGAACAAGAATTTACTTACGATATTGATAATGATAATATTGATATTCCCGAGGAAGATGATGATGATTATATTTCCAACGATAGTGAGGAGGATGAAATTTCAGTTGATAATGAACCACGAGAGAACACAGAGCCGTTGTATGCTCGCATAGCCGAACTTGAGAAAAAAAACGAAAATTTGAAGTTAGAGAATGAAAAGTTAAAGAAAGAACATAAGGACCTTTGGGATTTGGTCTATCTATCAAAGTGGTAAATATGCGGGTATTATATATGTATTAAGTAATAAAAATTTTCTATTGATTTTTTTTATAAATATATTTTTAAAAAAATATAAAAAAAATAAAAATCTACTTCACTAATCTCAAATCTCTCAAATTCATTATTAATTTTACTAATTTATATTTATATATATATATGAACATCGTTGCAAAAAAAACAATTCGTAAAAAAACAAAGATAAGTAAAACAAAGATAAGTAAACCAAAGATAAGTAAACCAAAGAGACGCACATTTAGAAAAGACAAGAAAAAAAAAAAATTTACAATAAAAAAATCTCATAGAGTATCTCGCGGAGGAGACCGAAAACGTCGAACTAAAAAGGATAAGGCTGGCGGTGGCAATGATGACGATCAGATACAGAATGAACAATTAAAGAAACTAAACGAGATCGAGGCTGAATCCATTAATTCGGTATCTTTCGTTCCCACCGATGATGAAATAAACTATTTATATAAAGTATCAACTGATGCATTAGAATATTTGGTGCAAAAAAAGAGAGGTCCTACACTCTCCAAGGCATATAAACTGCCTGGAAAAATCGGACTTCTTCCAGATTCATTTGATCCGGATGATACTATATTATCGAAGGGAGGTAGAGGACAATTAACTGGTCATCCACATTTTATAACGCCACTAAAAATTAACGCCGAAATCAGTGTAATTAAAGATCCGGTGATGCCTTTAGGTGGAACCTCTAATGGACCAAACGGCGTTTTGACTGATTGTCAAAGTAAGTATGGAAAAAATAGAATAAATCTGTTTCAGAAAGATAAAGAAACAACGAAAAAACTGTTGGATGATTATTTGAGACTTAGAGATAAAAATATTAATGATATTTTCGGTTTATTTGTCGGTTCACTTGAAAAAGGTAAAACAGATAACTATATGCGCAATGATGCTACTAAGACACAATTAGAAAAAAATTTGCATGGTGATTATGATAATGTTACTAAAATGATGTCTCTAATAAATGATAAGTTACAGAAAAACAAAACATTAAAATTAGACGATATGGGAATAGGAGTCGTATCTTATTGTCAAACATGGTTAAGCAAAGGAATTGACAATACGACTGGTAGGCAATATATGAAGAACGGTGAAGCACATTTTAGTGTTATGTCACCACATTTTCAAACTCGTTTTTATGTTAAAGATTTAAAAAAGTTGAGAAAGTCGATAAACGTTGAAGTTGACCATATCCCATCATATATTAATCTGATAGAACATTTCACGTCTATAATGCAAAAGGACTATAAAGGATCATTCATTCATTTGGATCGATTACAAAAACATTTAAATGGTGCTGATGTAGCAGTAACGCCTGAAGAAAAAACCGAAAAGGATAAAGAAAAAATAACTTGTATATGTGATTGTTCTATCAATCAGTAAAATAAATGAAGCAAGACATCTTGATAGTCCAAAACATAAGGCATTTCTAAAAAATAATCCAGAATAAGCATATAATAAAAAAAATTGAATTGTAATGTGATATTATTATGTAATAGTATCACATCATAATATGGTAAGTGAAGATATGAAACAAGCCAAATATAATGATGAATATAATGAAGTATACCGAGACATATTTTATTTATACGCACACGGTTTAATTAATTCTTATAACGAATGGCTAAGTATGGATATGTTAGACAGCCCAACAGATGGGGAACTAATTTATAAGGCACAAGATATGAGATATTACCATGATATTTATAAGCATATTGGTAAATATTTTGAGATAAAAGGAAACCATTCGGCGACACAAGAACATTTTATGGATAATGAAGTCAAAACACACAAAGAGTTAATCAAATATGTTATGATGGATGAGTATGGTAATATTGAGGTTCAAGAAGTTATAGATAGAATTGCTGAACTCGGTGATATTTTATATTATGATAGTCCTGATAAAAAAACTATATCGCTGGCGTGTCTATGTGGCGTGGATGGTTATAATAATAATCGTGAAAATTATGAAAACGATGATTATGAAAATTATGATTATACTACAGAGCAAGGATATTATGAAAATTACTATGAAAATGAAGAGCGTTCAACAAATAACACTCTACGAAATATTTAGTGTTAATTGATTTACAACTTTGATTAAAATATAGAAAATTGCTGCGAACAAAAAACTATTAAACGTGTATCCTTGTAGGTTAGGGTTTGCGTCGCTACCGTAAAGCGATGGTAAAATATTTTTTACTGTTTTTCTAAATATAGGCAACTGGAATAAGAAATATAGCACGCCGATTAATAATGGTAATTGAAATTCATTATAAAATGAATCAAGACTATCAACATTCTGCTGTGTGGCGGCACATTGATTTACAAGGTCTTGCTGGGATTGATAATTTCTAATATAATCTGTGTTATCGGCTTCAGGTATAAAATTTGGCTTAATTTGGACGTCTGCGTGGATTTCGTTGGTATTAGTGGGTATATCTCTGCTGGGTAGTCCAGTAGCACCGGCTTGATTGGCTTGCTGTAATTGTTTAATCATTTCATTGTAATCTACTTTATTTTCCTGCGAAGGTACTCCCATTTGTTGCATCATTGGATTTTGCATTTGTCCCGTTGACTCCGAAACAACCTCGTTTTTTGTTAATACTACATTATTGGTGTTAGATTGTACCTGTAAAGGCTGTTCGGAACCAGATGGAACCATATTATTACCAGGTAATTGCGAAATAGACGTTGTATTAGTTTGTGGATTTTCCATTATAAATATTTATTATACTAAATTAAATATTTATCCTCATAATTACGCAAATTCAACCGCTTTAGATTTATTTCTACATTTGACGGCCTTTTCTCTCATTATATAGCATTCGCTATTGGTAGAATCAAAAGAAAATATTTGGTCTTTTACTTCAGTCTGTTTGGGTCCAATAAAATTGTAGCAATTTTTCCCCTCACAGAATTTTCTAAAAAAAGTGGCTAATCCTAAACCCAAAATAATAGATAATATAAATCTGCCACGCTCAGTATATATAATATTCTTAATTGCGGTGCTTAATCCTTTACCAATCATTATTATATATATAATAGGATATATTTATTGGATAGGTATATTCTTTATTTTTGATTTATCAGGGCATTTAACCTTTTCCATAGTGTATTCAAAACAATTTCCTGCCTTATCTTTATATTCCACGCTACCAATATTAGATGGAGTGGGATATACTGATATATTTTTTTTGCTATCATCAAAATACATAAAGATTAGTCCGGCAATCAAACTAATTAAAAAAACCTTAATATTTATTATCTTCAACATATTTCCTATCATTTATATATTGATATAAAATAATTTAATTGGGTTTTTTTATTACTTCTAAATCTGTTAATACATATTTATCTTGGTGTAAATATTTCATATCATCATCAAACTCAATTGAGTTATGGGGGTATTTCAAATTCAATATAAATTCGTCTAATTGTTTCAACTCATTCGTATATACCAATACAGCATCTTTTAAATATCCGGTTTCATTGGTTTGATTATAAACTTTCATAAATCGTTTATGTTTGTTCACTAATTCAGTATGCTCTTCTAATTTTTCATTAATTAACTTTTCGGTATTGGGGTTATCGACAATAGAGTTATACATTGATAGTAAATTGTTGTAATTCTCTTGAATAGCAGCCCTATCGTTATTATGTTGTTCGAATAACTCAACCGCTTTATCCTCCGCAATATATTTGAATAAATAATCCAACTTTGTTAAAACAATATCCTTCTTTTTATTATTCAATAATAAATTAGCCTTTTCAAGGTCTTTATTTATCAAACTCGCATTCATTTTAACAATAGCAATATTTAAATCACATGCAGTTGAGGTATTACCACAAGTAGCACGCAACATTTTACTGGATTCAGTAAAAACAGTACCTCCTAATTTACCACAATTAACGCACTTGGGTTTGTATGTAGAAGCCATCTTTTTTTTAGTATCAATCGAGGAGTCTTTGGAATTAATCAGTTTATTGATAAATGTTTGTTTGTGGGCGGTATATTTTTTTTTCAAACTATAATATTCTTTCAGTTCTTCTAAATATTTAGTGTAATCACTATCTTGGACGATATCTTTTTGAAACGAATCACTCATATTATAAATTAAAAATATATTTTTTTATGAAGTATCGACGCTTCTGGGTGGTTGCTATAATCTGGTAAATTAGTAATCATATTATTTTGAACTCTCTGTTTATTTTCCATATCAGCACGATTATAATACATCAATTTAGACATTATATAGTTTTTATTATCAAGATGTTTTTTATTTATTTCTTGTTGCGAGAGATTACCTTTGTATCTATACATAAGAATTATTCCTAAAATAGAACAAAATAAAACGAACATAGATACATTATAAATGAATGTATAATTTCGCTGTTTATAGTTGTTGCATTCTTTTAATACGCCACCGAAAAAATATTTGACGCCTGGTTCAATCAGTTTAGGTCTAATCATATTATCTAATTTTTCGCTTGCTGAATTAAAATTTAAAAAATTATTTAAATTATTTATATTTTTAAAATCCATAATATAATATCTTAATAATTATACTTATTTTATAAAAATATATTATACATATAGATATAATTAACTATGGATTCTACTGTCGCTAGTGCGGTTGCGAAAGATCAATTTAATAAACTACAAGATGAATTAGTATTACCAAGTGCCGCTACATCTATGATATATTTTTTGTTTTTAACAATTATATATGGATTTTTAATGATATTTGCTACATTATCGTCATCAAGTCTATCAGCTGTAATATCTAACTCAAATAGCCCTATTTTCACACTTATTTATATCATATTCTTAATTTCGGGCACATATTTCATAAATGTAAATATATCAAAAAATATATGTATGGATAATACCATACAGTGGTTTTCTATACTTGCTATAACCATTTTGCCGTGGTTAATAATATTTGGTATGTTATTCATGTTACTTGAATTATTTCCAGGTTGGATAAATCCATTTTCCAATACGATTGGTTATATGGTAGTAAATGCTTTGGGAGCTACGCAAGCAGTTAAGCAGATGCTAAAACCATCGGGCGAGGACGGAGATTCTACTCTTAAAAAGGCTTTAGAAAATGTTGAAAATAATTACTCCCGATTCATAAATGAAATAGATTCCGACCAGGATAATTATACCAAGTTCGTTAAGCAATTATATCGTGAAAATTTTATAAAAGGAAACAGTAGTGATGATGGTAAATTTGAAGTGTTTTTAAATGGATCTACATCAGTGAATTTATTTGCTTTGATAAATGTGAAAAAATTAATAGGCAAACTATTCTGGTATATTCTTGCGGGAACACTAATAGCGTCTATCAGTTATAATTATATCATAAATATGTCTTGTGAAAAATCGGCTGACCAGTCAGCAAAAGACTACGAAGAATTATATCAAAATAGTACTGCTCCCGTATATGGAAAGAAATGGCAGAGATTACCCGAAGAACCGCCTACAAGTAGTAATCAAGATTATACGACGCAGTTATCGGTATTTATTAGTAATCACTCAAAGGATTTTTTATCGGATGATGGAATCACTGCTCTAACGGAAGCCAAATTCACAAAACATCAGCTAAACCTTGCTGGTATGTCTTACGACGAACTGCCCGCTAACTCATATATACAAATTGTAAATAATAACGGAGACGAAAGCTATTTCAGACCAATAGCGTAAATAAATCAAATAATAATATAAATAATTTTAAATATTTATATTATGGTAGAGAGATAGGCTAATACATAAGCCTTTTGTAGTTCGCAAAAGTTAATACCGCTAAATAACAGACTATTCCAGAGACTATAACCGCCAACCAAAGGGGACACACCGTTTTGTTTTTATAACCAAGTCCAAACTGACGAGGCTTTCCGTTTTTATCAAACATTAGAGATGGTTTTGTTAGTATAATAAACATAAAAATAGCCGAAAGTAAAATGATTGACACTAATGGAATATTATTTTTTACAAATGAATTGAACATTAATATTAATGAATATAATAAATAGTTGATAAAATTATATTTTTTTTAAAATTGATTATTAAAATATAACTTTTGATATTAAAGTATAAAATGCCCCCAGATTATTCAAACACAGTTATATATAGATTTTATTGTATTGACCCAAATATTAAAGATGATTATATAGGTCATTCAAATGATTTTTATAAGAGACAATCAAAACATAAGAGTTGTTGTAATAATAATAAGAATAGTAGCAAAAAAGAATTTCATCGCAAGGTTTATAAATTTATTAGAGAGAACGGGGGATTTGATAATTGGCAATTTGAAATATTAGAATATGCTGATTTAAAAGATAAAGATGAAGCGGAAAAACTGGAAGGACATTATATAGAAATATTTAAGCCAACACTAAATAAGAATGATGTAGGACTAACGCCTGAAGAAATAAAAGAAAATCAAAGAAAACAGGATAAAAAATGTAAGGATAAGAAAAGAGAAGACCCAGAATATAAAAAGAAAGAAGCAGAGACTAATAAAAAATGGGCGGAAGACAATCCTGAAAAATTGGCGGCAAAAAATGCGAAGAGGCTTGAAAGTTATATTTGTGTTTGTGGTTGTTCTACCAGTAAAATGAATGAAGCAAGACATTTTGATACTATAAAACATAAGGCATTTCTAAAAAATAATCCAGAATAAGCATATAAATTCAATATAATTTTATTTACAATTAATATTATATTGATTTTTTGAAGTATATTGTATAAATCTCTCTAATAATCGCCATCCTCCTCGTCGCTATTGAAATCATCGTCGTCAGGAATATTATTCATATTATACTCCTCAGCGTCTATTTCAGCCGACGTTTGCTCCTCTTCTTCTAAATCAAGTTTGTAAATTTCTTTATTCATATCGGTTACATTATCAGTTTGATTTAATTTTCGTTCCTTCATTGCCTGAGCTTCCATCTTCATTCTTTCTACATCATAATTTTCTTTTACGTATTTGGTCACTCCTTTTTGTAAGCCAACCCCCCACTCTCCTAATTTTCCGCTTTTGAATAAATTATTTACTTCTCTTTCCTCGTCTGTTAAATCTTTCAAATGATCTGTAAGTGAATTTTTTTCTTTCGCCTTTGTCTGCAAGATTTTATCCTTAATTTTCGCATATGAATTGCTAATTAAGGTAGAGTGATTATTCATTATATTTAAAAACTCAAATATGTAATTTATGATATTTTTATTAACCTCCTCTTCATCATAATCAGGCGTCTCCTGTATCTGCGATTTAAACTCATCGTCTTTTGTAATTTGAATGTATTCATTAATAATACTGTAGAAAAAGTAGGAATAGATATATGTGATGAATTCCTTATCAAAGATGCTTGGTATTTCACTATAATCGGTTCCATTACTTACCTTTACAGGCGAATTATATTTGATGATTTTAATCAATTTCAAGAATATTGCGTATTTGTTTTTAATTAATTTGAACGCTAACTCTAAACCAGGTTTGTTAGAAAACGAATTAAGGTTTTTGTAGTATTTATCTAATATATTAACTATATCCGTGCTGTGTACATCAGATAATAACCAATGAGCAGGGATTTTTTTAACATTCATATTTTTATTCAAAATGATATTTGGGAATATATTAAGCAGATTGTATAGATAATTCTCATAAAACTCGCTTGTATTAGTGTTTATTTCAAAATTCAATATTTTTTCCATGTTATCACGGAAAGATTTGTTTATGTCGGGCGACTTTCTCACAAATTCCATAACATTCTTCTTCATTATGTTGTTCGCACGAGACAGATAATTTTTAATATCATCAAGCTCTTCGGTATCTTCCTTCTTAATATCAAATGTGTCTAATAATGTCTCTAATTTTTGAAATAGATTATCGTCAACACTATCGACGGTATTATATTTTTTAACTACGTTTCTTAATTTTTCCACATAATTTATTATTGGGTAATTGGCGTCAACAATAACAATATTTCGTTTATTAATAATGTGTAGTAAATCATCAAGCATGGCCTTGGTGTATATTTTACCATCTTGTTTCAGTAGTTCAATAATATCAGCGGTGTCTTTTGTACCATCATATTCAATTGGTTTATACGCACATACGTTTTTCAATTCATCGTCCATAGGTAATTGATTATTGAAATTACAATAATATATGAAAGCCTTGTAAATGGTTTCGTCGTTGTACCCAGATTTTATTTTAGGCAATATAATTTTTGTGTTCTCTGCGTGATACAAAATAGACGGTGAGTTTAAGTTATTGATTTTTTCAATAACGTTGTTATAATTCTTGATTAAGTTATTATTTTCAGCAATAGTTTTATCTTTACCCATAAAGTATTCAATCGCATTTATGCTTTCATCGCAACAAGCACTTTCCAAAAAAGGTTCACCTGCCGAATTTGTTAACAAGGCCGCTTTAGTATTTACTACAGCTTGAATGCTTTCAATAATAGAATTACTCAAATAAATATTTTTGCCTAATAATGTTTCTAACATATTATTCTTTTTGCCTTTCTTGTATGCGTCGGTTAAATCATTCTCAAATGTCTCTCCTAATGGCATACTGTTAGTTTTAGAAATTTTAATATCATTTAATGGTGGTAAAAATTGATGCCATTTTCCAACTGATACAGCCTCTGGTATAGGTTCATCTTTATTCAGTAGTAAATATTCCTTCTTTGCAGCGATTAAATCAATCACCGCACTATCTTTCAAGACATGCATATCAATGTATGATTCTAAATTTTTGGCTATTTTATCGGCTGACAGTTTCATTATGGCGTCCCATGGTTTAATATTGTCTGCTGTTTTCTTTGTTACACAGGCAATATATACAACTGTCGTTTTATCTTGGTCACCATCCATAGGATATCCTGAAAATGACTTAATACAACTTGGAAATACCTTTCTTGTAGACACGCTTGGAATGTTAATTTGAATAGAAACAATTAAATACGATAATGTTAAATATACAAGTATTTGATTATGCATATCCTCGTATGAAACAACTTTTTTAGATTTGCCGTCCTTTTTATTCGCTGCTTTGAGTTGAGCCTTTTCATACTCTTCCTTAGATTTCATATTTGTTTTTAGTTTATTAATAACAGAATTAATTATAAATTCGTATTGTGGTTCTATATCAATTTCCATTTGACTGCACATATTGTGAATTACCCTTGTAATCATACCTTTGGTCGTATCTTCGTATGTCTTATCTTTGGGTGCGTTAGTTTCATCAAATTTAATATTATACTCATTACCCATTACTGCGTTGGTATTTAATTTGAATCCTGCCTCATCGTAACCCTCGTCGCTGGAAAAATCAATGTTCTTGATAATATAACCACTATGTTTATCAACCCAATTATTATTATCATCACTAATAGTGCCTTGCTCCGCACAGATAGTATCAAGTGCCCTGATATAATTTTGTTTGCTTGTGAATGCGTTTGCTAATTTTAATAAGAATGTCGGCATCAATTTAACTCCTGTCGCATTACAATATAACCAATATACATTCTCGTCGCGTATGGCGTCTCTTGTAAATTTAAGGCAGAATTTCTTAATATATTCCTGACGCTTTATAAAATCGGGAATACCTAATACCTTATCTTTCAACCCCATATATGGAGACTCAACAATATCATATGATAGTTCCACATAATTACTGCGGATAATATTATTGATATACCTATCCTTCTCATTTTTAATTTTATTAACATTAAGCAGGTAATTTTTGGCGTTCTCGTAGTTGAGATTGAGTTTGCCTTTGATTTCTTCAATACTTAAATTATATTTTGCCTGGAAACTATCAAGTATTTTTTCAACATCCTCTTTCATATTTTTCCTGTCTAATTTATCACCATTCATACACTTGTCGCCAATTGATATACAATCTTTATTAACATCGCATAAGATTTTATTGGAGTCAATATGGAAATCATTCTTGAATTTTTCATCAAGAACCCACGCTGAATTGGTGCGAACATAAATGTAATTTTTTTTAGTCTCGTTGTCTAAAAATATGGCGTAATCACCATCAATTACTTCTCTCTTCTCTTCAACTATCGCCTTTGCTTCCCTGAGAGCATTCTGTTTTGTTAAATTCATAATATCCATAATTTTCTCGGTTAAAAACAGGAAGAATGTGTTGGTGTCCATGGTGGCTTTTTCATTTGGGTATTCATTTACCAGACTATATAATGTATTATCATATATGGCATCAACGAATAATTCCTTATTGTTATCATCCATCATATCTTCCATTAATGTATATTTCTTAGACAGGTAGTATTTTTCACAAGTATCATCATTATCCTCTGCTGGAATAGGCTCTTTTGATTTGTTCGCCTGTGTAATGAAATTATCCAGTAAATTAGATACGATTAAATCCATAATGGTCTTATTCAGCGTAGCAGTAAAGAATTTACCACTATCAATTTCTATGAAGTCATTCAGTAACTCGGATTTATCATTATATAATTTGGGGTCTATGGCGTAAGTATCGTATAACGCCTGTTTGAGGTCTTTATTAATAATATCAAAGTCAAAATTATACTTGGACTTGATTTTCTTTGGCTCTTTATTAACAATATTTATCAGTTCACCGAGTAGGTCTTTATTGGTATTATATTCTTTTTTGTAGTCCGCAATATTTTCGTTGAATAATTTGTTGATGAGTTGGTGGTCTTTGTTGTTTAAGGAATACATATCAATATTTAAGGCTTGTGTATCAAGAATTAATGCCTTGAAATTAACATATTTATTCGCATCCGATAAATATTTGATCGCCGAACTATTAGTTGGTATAAACGATTCCATTAAAAGGTTCAATTTCTCTTCGGCAGTTTTATTATTGGTGTCTTCAATTGAAAAACTGTTAATATTATCAAATAATTTATTGCCGTGAATAGTATCATGTGTATTTACAAATTTTTCGGTATGGGGCTCCTCTAATATATTTTTGTTGATAACAGTATCATTATTTAGTGTTTGGTAATAATTGAAGAAGTCAGTATTCAGATTGGATCTGGTATAAATACTGGTGTATCCTAAATTGATTTTAGAGAAATTAAAAACGGGTAGTGGTAATGTAATAAAGGATATTACGGTAATTTTCTCATTTGGAGTTAAATCCTTGAAATTATACGCCCGTTTGTTATTTACATAATCAGATTGTAACATTTTCATACCCTGGTTATAAACTTCTACCGAGAACCTATTTTTATCAATTGAACGGTCCTTAACAACAAAACTATAGAAGTCATCATATATATCGCTGATGGCGTGCATCTGCGTATTAACATCTAATTTATTGCGAGTAATACTATCGTCATTTGCCCCGGGCAAGTGAATATTTGTAGTATTATCAATTATAGATAAAAGGTTGTTGATATATGTTTTGTAGTCATTTAATTGTTCTTTGGTGCTCGTTTTGGACCATTTGTTAATTACTGAATTAATTTGATGAATGAATTCACCCATCTTAAGTGTATTAGTATGCTCCTCATCAATATCTTCAACATCTTCGGTCTCTTCATTGTAAATTAACGATTTGGCGTTATAAACAACTGGAACAAGCCAGTATAATTTTTTATTTAAATTGTATAATGTTTCCTTCAATGGTTTATAGAACTCACCTTTGGTCGCTGGCAGACGGGGATTATTGTTATCATCAAAAACCGAATACAATTCCCTCAGTTCCTTATATCTGTTTAATTCTAAATTGACATCTGCTATTAGTGCTTCATTTCTTTCGGATGGCTTATATTTATTTAACCGAGCATCCATATAATCATTTAACTGTGTATCTAAAGTATATCTTTTTTCATTATCGGGAACATTTACATTATGGTAAAATTCTTCATAATCCTCTTCTAATTCAAAGTCATCTAATAATATTTCATTAAATTCACGGTCATCAATGGGGTTATTGAGATCGTAATCTAAATCATCATTATTATCTAAATTAAGAAATTGAGAAGGTTCATCTTCTCCAGCGGGCATTTCGGGCGTTTCGCCTGATAATATATCATTCATATCTTTTACGACAATCTTCTCAATATTGTATTTTTCGGGGATGCCAGAATAAGCAAAATCAATATATATAATGTTCGGTGGGTCGGAGACGGGTAGAATAGATATTTCAATCATATCTTCTTCTGTGTTGGTGATTACACCATTTATAATTTTTGGTAAAGCACCTCCAAAAGTAATGGATATATTTTTACCGATAGTAATGTTATTTTGAATAACAAAACTGGGGCTTTCCTCCCTGTATAATAATACTATGTTATCTATCGTATCATCCATTAATTTTCCATTTTCATCATCAATATCAAGAGTAGTTGTTAAATCGTCGTTCAACAAAATAATTTTTGTGAGGTCAATAAATTTGATGAAAAAGATTTTCTCGTTCAAAGAATTATTGGTAGGAGAAATAATGCGGACAATATCACCATATTGTAAAATAAAATTTGTATTTTCCATTATAATTATAATTATATTATATTATATTATATTTATAATAGAAAATTTGTGAAATATCTTTATTTTTATTTATTTTTATATTTTTTTAAACAAGTTAAAGATATATTTATAATTATAGTAATAACCCGTAATGACGAGTGCTAATAATATTGAAATCACAAAAGAACTGGACCTAACAGGTATTCTAAATGAAGACAACACCGCTTTTAACCAAAAAAATTATACATACAATGACAATGTATACACAGTAATCAAATACAAAAAGGATAATCTAAAAATGTTGGCAGATGGTGAGGGTTTTGAAACCGTATCTAAATTTAGGTCGGTAATTGTGCGTGGTAATAAGGTTGTTGTGTATAGTCCTGAAAAATCGCTTTCGTTTGATAAATTTACGACAAAGTATCCCGATACAAATGACTGCTGGGCTGAAGATTTTGTAGATGGCACGATGATTAATGTATTTTATGATAATGTGAATGAAACGTGGGAGATTGCGACAAAATCTACTGTCGGTGGTAATATGGTGTTTTTCAACGATATTAAAAATTATGACCTATTCAATAACGAAACGAACGAGCAGCAAACTGGAAATATTACATTTAGGACTATGTTTTTTGAAAGTTGTAAATTCAGCAACTTTGATTTAAACAGTCTTGATAAGCAATACTCTTATTCGTTTGTAATGCAGCATCCATTCAACCGTATTGTTACACCAGTCCAAACTCCACTTCTATATCTTGTCAAGGTATATGATATTGATAACACTAATTTCCCAGTTGTTTCTATTGTTGAAAAGAGCATCCACAAGTTTGTTATCAAGCCTCCGTGTGTATTTGCTGATACAACTATCCAGTTCATTAACAAATATCCAATCGCCACTCCATACCAAGATATTTACGACCATTTCAACAACCGCAGGGCACCATTTCACTGTGTTGGAACTATTATTTATAATGTTGATGGTACAAGGACTAAAATTAGAAACATTAATTATGAGGATGTTCGTAAGCTGCGTGGTAATCAGCCAAAGCTACAGTTTAATTACTATTCTCTAAAGAAGGAAGGAAAAATCAAGGAGTTCCTGCATTACTACCCCGAACATATGATTCTTTTCAATAAATTCAAACTTGCTATGTTTGAATACACTCATCTACTACATACCAATTATGTAAATTGCTTTATTAAGAAGGAGAAGCCTCTCAAAGAGTATGAGTTCCAATACAAAAACCATATGTATGCTCTACATCAACTATACAAAAACGAACTTAAGGCTGATGGTAAGGTAGTTGATAAGAAAGTGGTTATTAATTATGTTAATGCTCTACATCCCGCACAGCAAATGCACGCCGTAAATTATAAATTCAATTCCACCGAGAAAGATGCTGTTGCCGAAGACACCGATGTTGTTATGTAAGTTGTATTAACTATCCAAAAAATTCATTTTTCTATATAAAAAAAATGAATTTTCATAAATTATTATCATCGCCATAATAATTTTCTATTATACGTGGTATTGATGTATCAATATTTTTCGTTAGAGAGTTATAATTAATAATAAAGGCAGGAGTTATTATTTGATTACTATTATTTTCTTCTTCTTCATGAAGAAAGCAGATTGTATATATATTACCCATAATAGTTTATACAGTTGCGAAATATTTTTTGATTACGATAATTAACTCGATGCTCGTATTTACACAATCTTCAACCATACTAATAATTTCATCTTTGGATAGGATATTTTTAGCACCAATTTTGATGAAACTATCCTTGTCGTGTGGATGCTTTTTGAGGAATCCAACATAATTCAGTTCCTTCTTCTCCTGAAAGTATTTACTGAATAGAATATATTCAATAATCTTACCGACTGTATAATCCTCATTCTGTAATACAATAATATATGAGTTTTCCAGAGTATCAACCGCATCACTAATTAACTCTGGCTCATTCTTAAGAGATTCCAGCGTAGTGTATAACTTTTGAATAAGAATACCAGTAGCACTATCCATAAGTTCAAAGTTACTGTAAATACCAACTGTCTCAATTACAAAATCATAACTATCACTTTTGAATAGACGCTTGGCGTCTAATAGCATCCAATCCTTCTTAGCAAACTCAATCTCTTCGGTTGTAGCCGACTTGGCTTTAAGAGCGAGTTCCTTTGCCTCCCAAGCATCTTTAATCTTTACTGGGTCTAATGTATTACCATAAGCACAAGTGCTTACAACGTTAAATGTGCTGTCTTCGCCTGCTGTAGCAATCTTTAGAGTGGCTTCAAACTTAATTTGCTCCCGCTCACTTGTATCAGTCAGCCTTGGTCGTAGGCGGAGAATGTTAATATAGTCACCCGTAATAGGGTCTGGTGGGAATAGTTTCTTTACTTCGTCGCTCTCCAGATAATTATTGGTTTCTGTGTTTTTTACCTTGAAATCACCAGTGGTCGCATAAATGTTGGCGTTAGTGTCGTTAATAACATCTAATTCTACAACATAATTTTGATACGGGAAATCATATACATTGGTAATATGAATTGGAATACAACTTACACGCTGTTTAATCAGTTCATTATTTAGGCGAGACTTATTAACCTTAATATCAACCCGGTTTTCCTTGTATGGGGTAGTCTTAAATACGACACTTGGGATCTCCGAAAGTAGCACCCTCCTAACACCATTAGCAATACTAATATTTGTATTGCTTAATGTGAATTTCAGCACATCATTAGTTTCCTCTACGTTGCTTAGTTTTGGCTCGCCGCTCATTATATTTATACTATGTAAATTATTTATTATTTATAATATTCTTTTCAATTTTATTTAAAATACAAATTTATTTTATTGATTTATATTTTAAATAAATATTAACATAAATAAATCAGCAAAAAGATATTAATATATGGGCACCGTTTTATATTATAGCAACTTTTGTGAAAACTGTAAAAAAATAATAGGTCATTTATCTAAATCATCCATTAAAAATGATTTACATTATGTATGTATTGATAAGCGAGTCAATAAAAATAACGCAACGTATGTCGTATTAGAAAACAGTCAGGAATTATTATTACCAGACACCGTTAATAGGGTTCCAGCACTTATGATATTAAATGGCGAGTTTAAAGTTCTATTTGGTGATGATATTCTTAATTATTTAAAACCAGTAGAACAAGTTAATGTCGCCGTGGCAACAAACTTCAACGGCGAACCATCTGCGTTTAATATGAATGCTGGTATGGCGGACGTACATTCGGATAATTTTAGTTTTTTAGACCAAAATGATGATGAACTTTCAGCTAAAGGAGACGGTGGTATGCGACAATTGTATAATTATTCATCTATTAATAATAATGATAAAATAGAAACACCAGAAGAGAATTACGCACCTGATAAAGTAAATGAGGACAGTCTTAAAAACTACGAGGAAGCACGAAATAACCTAAAATAAATTTTTAAACTTGTTTTTTGTTCTAATTTATCTATATAATTCAATAAAGTAATATTCATAAAATGTTTTATTTAATGTTATTTTTAAAAATAACAAATATATAAAAAATATAAATAAACTAATGAAAATAGTATCTATATTTATAAATTTTTTTTTATCAATAAAAAAATGTTTTCTAATAACCATTAACGTAATAAAAAGTTCAAAAATTAATACAAATATTTTCATAAAAAAACCATGATACTTATTATTAAGAGCAATTTCTCTAAAACTAGTAAAAATAAACGCCGAAACGACCAAATATAGAGGCGAGAATTTAATATAATTAAAATAATATAAGAAGGATATTATCCATAACCATAAACAAAATATGAATAAATTCTTATACTCAAGCGGCAAAATCATTATTTTATTTTATTACAATATAATAAAATAATTTAACGTATTATAATTAAATCAATCAAAATGAAAGAAAATTTTTAATATGAATACATAATAGTAATGAATAACCCAACCAACGTTATAAACATTCCAGCAAAACTTTGATAATTAATTTGTTCATTAAATAAAAAATAGCTTGCGATTAATGTTATAATTATATTAGTATTTATAATCAAATGTGTATAACCAATATTTGGAGAAACTTTAAAAGTATATGTTATTAAAAATCTTGAAATAATTAATAAAACAGTGAATAAAAAAACTAATAACAAATCTTTCATAGTAAAATTCTTGTTAATATCTGTAATAAAATTTTTATCAAATGGAATATATAATAATATCATAAATGTGGCTAAAAAAAAAGTCAGAAAAATGATATTTTTAATTTTGCATTTAGTCTCTGATAAATACTTCATAGTAATAAAAGAAATAGCTGTGATTAAGCAACAAAACATAGATAATACTACCCAATCATTATACATTTTTTATATATAATGATTTATTATTAAATTGAATAATGAATTTGAGAGATTTGAGATTAGTGAAGTAGATTTTTACTTCTTTTTATATTTTTTTAAAAATTGATAATAAAAATAAAAATTTATTATTAATCATAAAGTATTAAATGACAGTTGATTGGTCTAACACAGTTTTATATTTATTGCGTTCTAACAACCCACTAATTAACGACGAATATGTAGGTAAGTCAGGCGATTTTGGTAAGAGAAAATCAAACCATAAGAGCGATTGTAATAATGAAAAGAGTCCAGGGTATAATTACGAGGTTTATATATGTATTAGAGAGAATGGCGGGTTTGATGATTGGCATTTTGAAATATTAGAAACGGCAAATTTAGAAGATGAAAAAGAAGCAGCAATTCTGGAGAGATATTGGATTGAAAAACTTGAGACAACACTAAACATACAATTACCAGCACGAACCCCTGAAGAAAAAGTCGTATATTATAGAGAATTTTACCGCATCAGGCACAGACAAATGAAAGATGACCCAGAATATAGAAAGAAAAACGCAGAGCATCTTAAAAAACGGAGAGAAGACCCAGAACTTAAAAAGAAAGACGCAGCGAAGCAAAAAGAAAAAATAACTTGTATATGTGGTGCTATTCATACTAGGAACGGTAAAAGCCAGCATCTTGATAGTAAAAAGCATAAGAAATTTTTAGAAAATAATCCACAAGAAACATAATGATTTCTTGTTATTTATATTACATAAAATTTTTTAAATATATTGCGAAATTATGTATTAAAAATAAAAATTAAATCATATTCATAAGATAATGAATAATACCGAAAACATAGAGATATCAAACCTGGTT